TAACTTTTTTACATGGTTCGCACTTATTAACTTTTTTACATGGTTCGCACTTATTAACTTTTTTACATGGTTCGCACTTATTAACTTTTTTACATGGTTCGCACTTATTAACTTTTTTACATGGTTCACACTTATTAACTTTTTTACATGGTTCACACTTATTAACTTTTTTACATGGTTCACACTTATTAATTTGTTTATATGGTTTGGGTTTGTACGCATTAAAAGTTGCATTACCTATATTCGGAAGTATTACTTTTGTAGCAACTATTGGTTTAATAATTTCGGCAGTTAAATTAGTGTGTTCTTTTACACCTGAAGTAATTTGAAATCTAACTCCATAATTACCAACAGTAGAACCATTAGTTAACGAAAAATTATTCGTATTAATTTTATAACCTAGTTGACCAACAGGTAATCCTTTTAATTGGTTTTTCGGTACAAACACTGTATGTCCAAAAAAACGTAAGAATTTTGTGTTATTAATATTTGATATATATTTATAACTATCGATTGTTTTTATCACAAACCGTTGTGCGTCAGTTTTTGTTGAAGTTGTAGTCCAACCTACTGTCTTTCTTGTTTGACGATAGTCCTTCAAATACTTATTATCATAGCTATTTTTTATAACAAACATAGGTTGTTCTTCTATAAAATTTTCAATTATATTTCTGGAACCTTCAATATTTGATATTTTATTAGCTACTACTTTTGAACTTAATCTGTCCATATATAAATATATTTAGATTTAATTAAATTAAATTAAATTAAATTAGATTAGATTAGATTAAATTATTTGTGGTCACCCCAAATAATAATCGAAATACGACCATCCTTCTTAAACTCAGGCTCTTGGACAATTCCATGCTTCCAAATATCATTTACTTGGTTAGAGAATGTATATACTGATCCATCATTTAAAGGTACATCAACACGACTTCTTGTTTTCGCATGTTGAAAACTTACTGTACGTGTAGCACCGAATGATACCCCAACAGTGAATGTTTGTGCACTTTCTTTCTTTGTATCAACAACAGGTGCATCACGATGATATGGTTTCCATTCAGTATTATCTTTATACATATTCACTCTAGTTTGTTTAACTTCCATATCAAAATATTCTTTCATCTTTTCAATTACCATATTATAGGTTGGACACAACTTTTTCCAATCAATGTCATTTCCTTGGCGGTCATCTACGATAGAATGGGTATCACCATGCCATTGCTTCCAAATTTCTTCAGTTGGAATACCACTATCTTCCAGTTCTTTTAGGAGAGTATTGTATACTGTTTCATTGTTTATATCTTTGAAAAAATCAGGTACTACAATAACATCATTTTCTTTAATATCTCCTTCAAACTTTTCGCCTCGCGATTGAATTAGAAATCTAATATCAGGTTCTCTCAAGTCAGGTACAAATGAATGAGGATTTTTTTTGGTAGTTTTATTTGTAGAAATGTGCATTTGTTCAAAATCGTGATTTTTGTTACAATCTTTATCAAATTTACATCTTCTCTGGAAATGGTGTTTACATAGTGTATCATCGTGAGTAAAATCACATTCGGATCCTTTCTTACATTCACCAGTCATGAAGAATTTGCATAGTTTAGCTGTCATTATAGTATTTATAGTTTAGGACCAAATAGACTGTTTATCAATTTTTATTCCAAGTTACACTCTCCAATCGCACTGCGTGTTTTATATAAAATTAATTAAAAAACTATACAAATATATAATTAATAATTAACATATATGGAACCAACTGAACAAATTACCAATAGTAAATTACACCAGTTTAAATATTCTATAGAAGAATTAGAAAAAATATAGATAAGTTGAATATGAAAATAATAGTAAATGAAGATTTTGCACAATGTAATGAAGAAGATCAACAATATGAATAAAGTCACGCTTATATGTTCTGTAATTATAGGATATGTATAAAATTTATCTTTACCACCCTAACAAATCTATTATTGGTTTACGAAATTGTTGAATCAAATCCATATATACTAAATCATATATTTTATTGTATCAATATTTTCATAAAATCTTCTAAATAGATATGGTAACATTTTGTTATAAGGTCCATACGGAATATAAACATTTATTTTTTGATTTTTATTTAATAAATTTTTATATTTATTTTCCTTCATCCCCATAAGATGACCAAATTCAAAATTAGTGCTATTGCTATTTAATAAATAACCAAAATTGATTGATTCATTATTATGTGTTGCTAATATATTGAGTAATTTATTATCACTTTCATACAATGTCAAAATACCTTTATTATAATTATTATCTGTATCATATTTTGAAATATATAAATGTCCTAATTTATTTTCGCTATTCCAATAAGCACCACGTACTAATTTGGTACCTAAATATATATCTTTAAAATTAATCATATCATTATTTAAAGTATTTAATGAGTCTTTTCTATACATCTGATAAGTTTTTATTATATTAAAGTCATTTTTGTTATGTTTTTGGATTAATTTATTAGTTAAAGTATGATATTTATTATTTAATTCGTTACTTTCTGCATCAATCAAAATTTTAATTTCTTTTTCTTTATACATATCAATTATATCATCAATTATTACTTCATCAAAATTAAACGATGATAATTTTAATGCAATTCTATATCTATTATCAATTTTATTATTTAATTCTTTATATTCATTAAATGTATTTAAACTATTATATGACTCCTCAATTGCATAATTTATTACTGGTATTTTATTTATTTTCATTACTTCTTTTGAAATATTTAAAACACATTTAATACTATGACCTGCTATATATTTTTTAATCATAATATATATAATAATTTAAATATTTTTATATATCAAAACTCGATAAATTTCGTAGAAATCACGTAGTTAAATGATATTATTGCTACGCAAAAAGAGTTCATTTGCTACGCAAAAAGTATATAAGCTTCTGTCATTGCGTTTTACGCAGTAATAGCAAAAGACATAATAAAACTTTCATTGCGAAGCATATAGTATTGTTAGATTGCCATTACTGCGTAAAAAGCAATTTCGATTCGTCAAACCAATTTTTATGGTAAATTAAATTTTATTAAATCTGTTTTTAGCTTAATATCTAAAATATTTGCTTTTTAAAACCTATACCACATTAGTACATTCATTATTTTTTATATATTACAAAACCTTGGCCCGTCTATGTATTATATTGTCAGCCGTATTTAGATAAAATCGAATTAACAGATACATATTACAAATGTTAATTATATTTCAAATCAAGTACAACTGGATAATGGTCTGAATTATATTTACCACAAAACTCAGAATACTTGTGATATATATATACATAATCTATATATTTTTGTGAACTCTTTATTGCTTCACAAATAAAATAATATAAAATTGATTATAAAAACTATACAAATATATAATTAATACTTAATATATATGGAACCAATGGATCAAATTACCAATAGTAAATTACGACAGTTTAAATATTCGATAGAAGAATTAGAAAAGAATATAGATAATTTGAATATGAAAATAATAGTAAATACACAAAAATTATCAATTAATTTTTGTGTTAAATATATATTAAATGAAGATTATGCACAATGCAATGAAGAAGTTGATCTTCTAACTCTTCATTATGTATTATATTGTCAGCCGCATTTAAATGAAACTGAATTAACAGACGCATATTACAAATTTTAATTATATTTTAAATCAAGTACAATCGGATAATGATCTGAATTATATTTACCACAATACTCAGAATACTTGTGATATATATACATCATCTATATATTTTTATTTCAAGAAAATCTTTTTATTGCAAAGCAAAATAAACATTTAGATCTTTCACTGCATCAGTTACATAATCTATATGAATTGTTGCGTCTGTCATATTCTTCTATGTACAACAATTTCCATGACAATCCATATAATCATTCTACGTTATATTGCACAATTCTTAATTTATTTTTATTTGTCCGTCTATCGTCATGTGTTACAACAGTTGGACATTCTGTATCGCCAGTTACCATTGTAAATAGATTTACAGTAGTAAATAATAGTAGTAAATTCAATAATACTTGATACATTACATGTTATAATAATATTATTTTATATAGTAATATTAAGTATGAACGATAAAAATAAAAATTATAAAGAGATCTATATTAAATATAAACAAAAATATTTAAACTTGAAAGAACAAATTGGGGAAAATAATTTCTTTTCAAATACAGAATTTACAGATATTCTAAATTGTTGTACTATAATAATAGTAATAAATTTAATAGTACTTTATACATTATTTGATATGATAACATTATATGATATGAAAATATTGCTTATTATAATAATATTATTTTATATAGTAATATTAAGTATGAATGAAAAAAACTATAAAGAGTCTTACATTAAATATAAACAAAAATATTTAAACTTGAAAGAACAAATTGGAGGAAATCAACAGGCTTTGTGGATAGAGCATAATTTCTTTTCAGATACAGAATTTACTAATATTCTAAATTACTGTAATCAACTATCATTAAAAAATGATCCTAGAAGTTCAGAAAGAGTAGCACTATGTTTAAATCCAAGTAGTCATAAAAAGATATATGATTATATTTATAAAAATACAAAGTTTATAAATTATATTAATTCAATAAAAGACACTGATGTTTCAGCTAAATTTATACCATCATATCCAATTGAATATCGAAAATATTTTACAGGTTCAAAAGGTATGCCATGGCATACAGATACATCATTATTTGACCCAGATTGTTTTGAAGTTGTTTTAACATTAACTAATACATCTGATAGTACATTCGAATGGAAAGAAAATAATATTATCAAACAATTAAAACCTACCCCAAATACTTTAGTAATTGTTAGACCAAATAGTGTTGAACATCGTGTGACAGAATTAAACCAAGGTGATAGAACGATACTTAAGTATATAATTGAATTTGTTAAAAAAGGTGAACAAAATAATATTAGAAAGAATAATTTTGCATTAGAATTTAGTAAATGTCCTCAATAATATATACAACTTCTATAATAGGCGGCATCCACGGTTCCGCATCTATACATGAACCAACAATTAGACCTAATAGTACTAATATAAGTGTATTTGTTGATGAATTATCATGTAATACAGAGTCCCTTTTAACAACAAGTGTAGTTACAAAGATTATATGGGATAATCGTGAACATTTTAATTCTTTAGTAATTGACTTTGGTGTAAATATAAAAGAATCAAAAGTTCCTTCACAAGAGTGGGGGCAAGATTTAGTTAAACAAATTAGAATTAGTAATGAAGAATTTACATTTGAAATAGTTGCAAGAAACAAATTCAATCTTATCAATGAACTTAAAAGTATATTTACAGAATATATTTTTAATTTAATAACATTAAGTGATAATTCGAATGAGTATAATTTAACAAAAGGTGGTAACTTTATAAATTTACCAGAATATGTTAGTGATTCTAGTCGTGATAAAATGAAAAGTATTATTACATTAAAATCAAATAATCAACTAATAAGTATTACAGATATAACAAACAAATATAGTCCATATATATCTCTAAAAGTATATTTACCTAATTTTGAGATTGATACATATACTGGTACATGCGTATTTCATATCGATGAAATATTAACTTTGATTCCTACCGGATTAGGCAAAGATGACTATGACATTTGGTTTTATAATCCAATATGTTCGGAAAGTGAATCATTTCAAAAAGAACTTGTTACTATTCAACAATATAATTTACAAATTTTATATGAGTTTTTCCCACTATCTCGAATTAAATTATTTGACTTGAATTTTGATGAAAATGGTTATATAAAAGAACCACCACTTTTTAATCGAGTAATCTTAAGGAAAGATAATACATTTCGAATTATTTTTCCAGACCAAGAAAATACAGGGTTGAAACAACAAATTACTAATCAATTAGATGCATATAATATGAATCAGAGTATTCATATCGATTATCACTTTATAGATACAACTCAATTGCATCGAGAAAATGGTAATATTCATTGTGGATATAAAGCTATACCTGTCATACCAATATTATAAATCATGATTTAAATTAATTACGAATCCAAAACCGATTCCAGTCACTTTATACTACATTTAATAGATTTCATTTTTTATTTGTTTCACCTAATGTAAAATCGTTTTAAGAGATATTTTAATATTATAAATATATGGAATCCCAAGACAAAAAATCAATAAATATCGAGGATATGGATATTAAACAAAGTTTAGAAGCTATATGGAATATGATGAATAGAGCTGCAAGTAAAGGTGCTTTCACCATTGATGAATCTTATATACTAAAAGTATTATTTTCGAAAGTATCAAAAAGTATACCAGAAGAAAAATCATCAACTGATGTTTAATCTTTGGAAAATATAAATGGTCCAAATGTTGAAATTTTATTTCTAATAAATGTAGGATCACCATCTTCTAGTTTTTTCCTATATGATAATTTATATGCATATTGTAAAATACCAGCTTTTTCTCTGAAAAGTATATAATTATAACTTTCACTATCTATTTTTTTTCCAAAAACGTGAAAACTTCTATTTGTAGGTTCGTTAGACATCGTGCCCCTATATGTATAATTAAATACTACAGAAAATGGGATTGTTTTATGATAGTGGAAAGGACTTTTAAAATAATAACCTCTATTCCAATGTTTCTTATTTAGTCTAGCAAATTTATCTTTCAACATTACATATCTACTAGTGTTACTATTAGAATCTAAATCTAATAATGGATATTTAATTGTATTAAATTTAAAATAACCTACATGTTTTAATCGATTACTCTGCATGCATTTTGGATGAGAATTACCATATATAGCAGTGCATCTCTTATTTGGCATAGTAAATGCGTCATTTATACTTTGGAATTTTTCTTTATTTACACGATTGTTTCTATAAAACACACAAGTGTGATATATTACAAATATAATAATAATTATAAAGTAAATTTGATTCATATATTAATTACTAGAAAATAATTATATATTTTTGCAAAGATCTGGTATTATTTGGATACTATCAGAATAATTTGCAGGATCTAATTCTATTGTTACATTTAATTTATTTATATGAAATAATACCTTCTTTTTTTGAATTTTAATATATCCAACGTCTTCATCACTTTTCTTTATTCCTATTAAACTATCATCTACCTTGATAATAGTTAATGTATTAATAGAAGTAAATATATCAATTAGATTATTCAATACAGGAACTATTTTTGGATTATCTTTATGAATAGATAAAATATCTATATCGGGCACGGTATATTGAATATCAGTAATACTTTTATTCATAGTTGATTTAACCTTATCTATAATATCTTGAGCGGTATTATTAATCTCGTATTGATAATCCCGTAATTGAGTATAGAATAGATCCATTGAAGTTCTTATATTAGTACTCATTAAATAATAATTATCTCGTAGTTTATAATTCTTTTTTATAATTATATCAAGTTCATTTAAATTTTTATTAATATCATCGACAATCCATGGAAATGTACTCATATCACTAAAATTCTCTTCTAACTTTCTAATTATCTGTAACCCTAAATCTAACTTGATAATTTCATTGGCTAGATTCGAAATTACAATTATCATGTAAACTTCATTGTTGTGATTAAAGGTATGGATATCAATATCTTTTCTATTCTGAACAATTGAATTCCATGAAACAAATATACCAAATCGAATATGATTTGTTTTCATATCATTTTCCATTTTTTCTACTTCATCTTTATTAATTCTATATGTATAGTTTTTACTTTCTAGTATAATTATTTTCTTATTTGGTAAGTATAACCAAGCATCACCAGAATGTGGTGTTTTTGCTTTATTTTCATAAGTGATGTCTCCATATCTTTGATTAATAATTTCTTCAATCATATTTTCACCAACCTCACCTTTCTTACTTGAGTTATTACCTATTCCTGTTAATTTATGTATAGATTCTAATAATTCATTTAATCGAGTATCCATATTTAAACCTTTGGAATGTTTCATATCTTCAATACTTTGTAGAATTGTATAGTATTCAATTTCTTTCTTATTATCTTTGATATTTGGAAAATGAATATTATATCCGGTATTAAAAATATCTTTGAGCTTATCCGTGCGGTCTTTCTTATAAAGTTTATAGATCTCAGGATAATCCTCTTCATTAATATTTAAAGTGATTGACATAATTATAATATTATATTAATTGTATTATTATTATTTGTATCAATTTTTATTTCTACTTACGCAGTATATTGAACTAAGGGTTAAAAAGTGAAACGAAAAATTAATTTTTTTCGTTACACATTCCAATTTTTATTTTTATATAGCAAAAAGTATATAAGCTTAGTCTCTGGTTATTCTAACCTAGAAAAAATGTTTAAAAATATTATATATATCTCTATTTAATGAGTTTAAATGAAATAAATGTAGATACATATGTATACGAAGGACATAATAATCATTCGACAAAATATATTTCTGATGGTAATATAACTTTTGAACAACTAAAAGAATCGAGTACAATAACAATACCAGAAAAATTATTTATTGTAACATTATCAGAACAAAATATATCAACAAGATCAGCATTATCGGATATTATAACTATACTAGCATTTGATAAGAGTTTTGAAAAAGATACATATGACATATTTGAGTACGATCAAAGTACTAATAAATATAAAGTTAATATATTAAAAGTATTTTACTTGAAAATAAACATTTTATTAAATATTGTTAACAATTTATACAAGTTAAATATAAGAAAGATATCTAGTGGACAAAGTCAAAGTAGTTCTAAAATTATTAATTTATATAATAGTCCTTATATCATAGAATCTTTTATACAATTTGATAAGACAGACCATATTAATGAAAAACGTTTTGAAGAAATATTAGAATTAGCAAAACGTAAATTGTTGGATAATAAAATTTTTAGCCAACCAATATTAGATGAATCTTATTATAATTTAGATACTATGTACAAAGAGTATGGTAAACATTTTATATATTTATTTACTATTGTACTTAAATTAAACAATGACAGCGTTGATCTATTTGTCTATTTTATTATTGATAAATATATTAAACAAAAATATAGTAATAATGGAATTCATGATATTTATTATGAGGCACACAAAGGTATAATCAACCATGAAATATCAATATTAATATATTTATCTGATTTATTTATGAGTGCAGGTAGATTAGATATTCGATTTTATGCACCTGGCGATAAATGCCGAAATATATCTTTTAGTAAAAAACCACTTAATTTTTTTAAAAAAGAATTTATTTATTTTGAAAAAGAATGTGTAGAAATTTATAGTAGTAATGATAAATATATAGAAATCATAGAGTTTTATAAAAAAAATAAATACTACTATAAAAATGAAATTGTATATTACCAGGATAAGTCAAATGATATATATAGAGTTAAAGATGATAATAACATTCATATAATAAAATATTATAGTAATAATTCACCTATTTACAATACATATCGAGATTATATTTTTGATTATGATACACCCGTTGATCCATCTATGTACCAAGATGAAGATGGCGATTATTATGAAGATTTTGGACAATTGTATTATATTAGTTATGAAAAGTCTTATATATATGGTATTTTAAAGTTTAGTAATTATATTAATATGAAAAATGAGGATGAACCATTTACTATACCAAATCGAAAGGGTATAAATTTAATACCAAATAATTCTGAGAGTAAATTTAGTAAAGACAACAACTTATTATTTTCTGTCAATGACATTATTAAATTCGAAGACATGACAAGTAGAATACTATCAATTCCTAAAACTAAAGAAAATAAACTTTTAATTATAACAGGATGTGGTAATTATACATCACAATTAGACGATTATTTAAACTATATAAACGATAGAAGCCCATACAATGTTGTAACCGAATTCAGAAAATATATTAATAAATTAGGTCAAATTATAATATCATATGAATTTGAGGCAGCACTTCGAATAATGAATAGAATTAATATTGAAATATATGATGAAGAAATTAAACGTACTAAAATAAATGTTGACAACAATTATGACGTACATATAAAAGGTTCTGATAAGCGAATAAATGATCTTAAAAAACAAAAATATTATAATGAATATAATTTTTACAAATACAAGAATAAATATTATAATAAAAATTATTTTGAACTTTATATTAAATATAAAAATAAGTATATTAAACTTAAAAATACATAAATTTATTAATATTTAAATTAAATTAATCTAAATATTTAATTTAAATTTTAAATCTAGTTTTATTATATATGGATCCTTATTATTCAAAATATATAAAGTATAAAAGTAAATATGATGACCTTAAGTTAAAAAATGGTATTAATACATCAGAAAATAATTCCAAGTCACCTCGTGTTATAGAATCTAATAGTAAAAACTCTGATATAGTACCTACAAGTACTCCTATTCAACCTGTTCCTACTACCACCCCAAATGATAGTCAATCTAATAGCTTTTCAGATATATTCAAGAATATACTTCCTACAAGTACCCCTACTAGTCCTGTAACCACTCAACCTGTAACCACTCAACCTGTTGCAACTCAACCTGTTATCATTCAACCTGTTGCAACTCAACCTGTTATCATTCAACCTGTTGCAACTCAACCTGTTGCAACTCAACCTGTTGCAACTCAACCTGTTATCATTCAACCTGTTGCAACTCAACCTGTAACCACTCAACCTGTAACCACTCAACCTGTTGACAAGTCCATTGATAGTCAATCTAATAGCTTTTCAGATATATTCGATAATATACTTCCTACCAGTACTCCTGCAAGTCCTGTTGTCACTAAACCTATTGCCACTAGTCCCGTTGCCACTCAACCTGTTGCCACTAGTCCCGTTGCCACTAGTCCCGTTGCCACTCAACCTGTTACCACTAGTCCCGTTGCCACTCAACCTGTTGCCACTCAACCTGTTGCCACTCAACCTGTTGCCACTCAACCTGTTGCCACTCAACCTGTTGCCACTCAACCTATTGACAAGTCCATTGATAGTCAATCTAATAGCTTATCAGATATATTCGATAATATACTTCCTACCAGTACTCCTACAAGTCCTGTTGTCACTAAACCGATTGCTACTAGTCCAGTTACCACTAGTCCAGTTACCACTAGTCCTGTTACCACTAGTCCTGTTACCACTAGTCCTGTTGTCACTAAACCTGTTGTCACTAGTCCAGTTGCCACTAGTCCTGTTACCAATCCCATTGATATTAAATCTAATAACTTGTCAGATATATTCAATGATATACTTCCTAACAGTACACCTACAACCCCTGTTAATAATCAACCTATCGAAACAAATAGTAATAATAAAACTCTATATGTAGACCCCGCTGTTGTTAACCAGTCACCTAGTAAGAGAGAATATGATATTTCAAATAGCGATACTAGTTCAGAATTAAATAATGATACTAGTTCAGAATTAAATAATGATACTAGTTCTAATAATAATATGTATAAAATGATTAATGGTGTCAAATATTCAAATTTAGAAGAATATCAAGGTCGAGTCATGTGTTGGTTTGAGACATGTGATTTAACTTGGAATAATGCTACCTGGAGTAAATAATTTGGTAATATTATACTAAATTAGAAACTTTGAAAAACTGTTTATCTCTGATAATCACATCCCAGTGTCTTTTACGCAGTAATTGCAATATAAAAGATTTTACTAATATAATCAATAACAAAGATTTTGTCACATGTTAATGATTTTCTATTAAATAAAAATAACAAAATATTTATTGAATAAGTAAATTATTCAATAAATCCTCCAATAGACTAAAATTTAGTCCCCATTAAGTTTTTTAAGTTCATAAAATGTTAAATTAGATTGTCTACAATATGGACAATTTAAATCGCTAACACTTGCAGTTTGTTTATCTAAAAATATCTTTATACATTTTTTACAAAATTGATGATTACAACTTGTTAGTAAATCAGATTTATTAGTTAAACATATTGGACACTCTTCTATTATATCTAGTTGTTTTGTTCCTCCATAAACTATTTCTTTAATAATTGTCCATGCTGTTATTTTCCCATCTTCGATACTAATTTTATATTCATTTGGATTTTTAGATAGTAACCATATGGCTAATTCAACGTCTTGATAGTCACATGCTCTTACAAATGCTTCATTTTTATTAGCACGAATATTTATATTTCCAAGTGAATATAACCATTTTACTAAATCAATATTGTTCATCATACATGCTAATCTAAAACTAATATCGTCATCTGAATGTATATCAATACTACCCAGTGAATATAACCATTTTGCTATATCTAATATACCAACTTGACAAATATATTTAAATAGTCTATCGTTCTCGGCATGAATATCTATAGTATCTAATGAATATAACCATTGTGCAATATCTATGTTATTTTCAGCACAACTATAAATGAAGACATATCCAAAATGGTCGTGAATATTCGAACTAGCTAATGAATAAAACCACTGTGCAGCCTTTAATTTACCTAGACTACAACTAAGTTTAAAATAATAATAATCATTCGTATTAATATCTATAATACTCAATGATTCAATCCATTTCAAGATATCTAAATACTCTTTAGTAATACAAATACCTAAACACCAATTATTTGGATATGTAATATCAGCACCTACTTGATATAACCATTTTACCATATCTAGATGTCCTTCTTGACATGCTAAACATATAGCTTCGTTATTGTTAGCCGCTATATCGTATTTATTAATTGTATAACAAGCTTTAGCTAAATCTAAATAACCATATCTACAAAAATAATAAAATGGCTCTTCGGTTGTACATTTATCATTAAATGATGGATCTATATCAAGATTAAAAGTAGTATATGTAGTTAATAGTATAACTACATCTATTAAATTTTGTTTACAACAATTTTTAAATAGTTCATCTTTATTATGATGAAAGTTAATTTGTTTAGGCAAATATGCGGTATATAACCACGATACTAACTGCGCATTGGAACTATAACAAGCCTTATAAAAAGCCTCATAATGATTATAGGAAAAATTTGTACGTCCTAAATTATAAATATATTTTGAAATATTATATGCACCTTTTTCACATGCATATCTAAAAATAAAATTATTATCTTTCTTCAAATTAATAGATGTAGATATGTTTAATAAGAGTTTAAATATAGATAGATTATCTGTATCACATGAAGATATTATAATATTATGTGACTCTTGATTAGTAAAATTTAATTTATATTGTCCAGGATTATTAAATAAATATAAAGTTAAATTTTTTATGTCGCCATTAAATAAATATTCATATATTTGATTTTTAATATCGGTCATTTAATAATTCTACTTATATTTTAATTAAATATAGGTAGCAAATATTCATAAAACAATATAAATAGTTCACATGTTTGATCATAATCTTTAATAAAATTTTTAAAAAGTCTGTCAATAACATATTCGGATATAATTGTATTAATTCTTGTGTTGCTTTTATTAGGTGAACTTTATTTGTTAGTTTTATATATTTTATTAAATTCACTAATTGTAGTTTTACTCATTATTTTTTTATAATTTTTATAATTTTTTATATTAATATCATCGGGCGAATATGTTTCTCTATTAATTCTAATAGGTCTAAATCCATATTTACCATACAATGTATCGCCAGTTAATAAAGTTACCATTAATGATAGTTTAAATTTAAACGACAGGATAAGAAGCTTGTCCAAGTACACCGCATTGACCTGCACCGCCATTAAATGTTTTACCAGTAGCAGGGTCATTTCCACGGCCTAAATACATGTAACCACCATCTCCCCAAGTATTACCCCAAGAGTTTCTCAAAATATAATAATCGACACCGCCCATAGTACCATAACCAACAAGACCTACGCCGTGATCAAGAGAAGTACCACACTCACCTACAAATACACCACTTGAATATAGTTGGAAAGTTTTTTGGTCGGCCTCAATTGCTACAGAAACTGGTTGTAAAGATAACGCAGTCATCATTGCACTGTCAGAATTTACTTGGACATCAACGTGGTTAATAACATCTGTATTATCAGTATTAGTACATGATTTCATTGTGCAAGTACCAGAAGTTTTAGATACACCTGAAGTGTATGGATATGAAGACTCGTCGCAAACACCATCACTTTTACCAATCCAATTAAAAGCATTATCCATTAAACCACCATTACAACCATGGTCACGACCACCATTCTTTAAGGTATCGCAATCAACTAATTCTTGTTCAGATAGTTTAGGAAGAGTACCATATTTAATGGCAGTTGCACTTTCAACTGCTTGAATAGTTGAAAAAGCCCAACATGAACCACATTGTCCTTGATCTTGAACAGGGTTAACCATACCTTTCTCGCGCCAATCAATAGAAGTAGGTAAATCTTGTAGAGAAGATTTAATGTCTACTTGACCTACGCCGTTAAGATCAGATGATCTAACACTGTTGTAGTTAAATCCCATAAGATCTGAAAATTCTTCAGATGAATAACCTGAAAAAGCATTGTGACCTAATGTATAAGTTAAATTCATAGAATTGGATGATTCGATATATTTATCGTTTGATAACCAATTTGAATAGATTTTTGTATGTCTGAAAGAATCAGAAATATCAATAGAATGGGTTTGTGCCCAATCTTCGAATCTATCAATAATAGACCCGTGCGCTGCTACAGCTGCAACAGCCATAGAAATAAAGTAAAAAAGAGTTGATGTTCTCATATAATTATAATATAAAATATTTGTTTAAACAAGTTCATCTTATTGCTTTTCTAAAGCTTTCTTAATATCCAAATTAACATTTCTCATATGTATTAATTCATCTGACCAACATGTTGAACATGCAAATTGATCCAAATTCCAGATAGGTTCAAGTATCATATCATGAAAAATTCCTTTAAATATTTGTTCAGCACGATCTTTGTGAAATGATGATGTTGTTATGACAATTTGAGGTTGTTCTTCAAAACAAGTATGTATGTACCATTTTTTAAAATTTAAAAAATTTTCTGCAGTATTAACAGATATTGTATCAGTTACAATATTTAGATCTGAAAAAAGAAATTCTTTCATCATATTAGCTTCATTCATATTTGATGATATATCATATTTGACGCCACCAGTTAGATACCATATTTGAGAATCAATATTTTTACTATAATTAATAGCAGTTTGAATTCGGTTATTTTGAATATCTTTAATATGACACCCAAGTACAATCATTATAACAATATTTGTTATAATAAACATAAATTTTATATCAATCTAATATTTTTAATTTTATCTATAATCAATTTTTATTTTTATTTTTATTTTTATTTATATAACTTGAATTCGATCTATTAAATTATTACTTTGATATAGTTTTAATGTTTCAATAACACCAGAGCTATATCTTAGTATTTTTGTATTAAGAACACGGTCAAAATACACTTGTTTATTTTTGAGTTTCTCAAATATCTTTTCATATTTGACTCTGTAATTAATATGTAATATATTTAGTAAATAATGTCTTAATTTTGATTGTACATTGAAATATTCACTTTTAGTATCAAATTCGCTTGTAAAAATAAATCCCATATTTAAATATGTACTATCATCTAATAACTGGTACTTTTCATCCAAAATTAGATTATCAAGTTTTACATTATTTATCCCTTTATTTTTTAAAACATTAAAACTTCTCTTAATTTGAAATAAAGCATCTGGTATATCATCAAAATTATGTTTCATTTCACATATAGCTACTATATAATTAATTCCATCATGTTCTTTAATTATTACAGCATCTATTTCACCTATTAATAGCCAGTCATTATTTGAATCTTTAAAATATAGTGTAGGATTATGTAAAACACTTAATTTAGAGTTTTCTAATTTTAATATTTTTATTATTATAGATAAAAGTTGTCGAAATACTTTCATTTCAAAATCATTTCCTATTTTTTGATATTCTCGTCCTTTATCGGCTAATGTTTTTACTATTAACATATATTCTTTTGTATTTGTTAATTTCTTTTGTTCCAATGATTGTTTCTTCTTTGATAGTATAACATCTTCATAATCTTTAGTTTTCTCTATAAAATAATTGCAGAATTTTGTAAATTTTTTTATTCTATCAATATCTGATAAATTATTATCATATAGTCCAGATTCAGGTAGTTTATTGTATATTTCAAGTGTGTTATCAAAATTACTAATATTTGCACCACCTTTTTGAATTGTATTTTTTAATAATTGCTTATATTTATATTTATATTTATAATAAAGATCTTTATAGTTTAATTCCATTATTAATAACTAGAAATAATTATTAAGAATGATTTAAATAAAAAATTAATAAAGAATATATATGCCAGAAGGACCTGAAGTAAAATATATAACTAATTTCTTAAATAGTAATATTAAAGGCAAAAAATTAGAAAAAATAACAATAAATAATGGAAGATATAATAAACACGGACCCCCAAAAGGATATACTAAATTTATAAAAGATTTACCATTAAAAATAGAATCTATAAATTGTTATGGAAAATTTATTTGGTGGGAATTTGAAAATAGCGAATTAACTTTATGGAATACACTAGGAATGAGTGGGTGGTGGAATATAAATGATATAAATAAACATAACAACTTATCTTTTTATTTTAAGAATGATATAGTAAATTTTAATGATGTTAGAAATTTTGGAACATTCATATTTTGTGATAAAGAAAGTCTTAAAAATAAATTAAAAAAATTCGGACCTGATATCTTAGAATTTGATAAAAAAAACAAAGATAGTGGGTTAATATTATTCAAAGAACGAATTAAAAAAAAGAGAGACAATATGTATATAGCAACTGCATTATTAGATCAAACAATTGCGGCTGGATGTGGAAATTATATTAGAGCCGAAGTTTTATATTTAGCAAAAATAAGTCCATTTCGAACATTAAACAACTTGACTGATTTAGAGTTAAATTTAATTTGGAACATATTACAACAAGTTGGATACAATTATTATGATAAGAAATTAGGCAAAAAATTAGGAATTATTAATGGTAAATATAAATTTGCAGAAGATTATGGTAGACGATTTCTAGTTTATAATCAAGAAAAAGATATCAAAGATAATATGGTTAAACGTGACAAAATAAAAGATAGAACAATACACTATGTGCCAAATATTCAGAAGTAAATATAAAAGATCTCAAGCTTCAGATACGAAACAAGTATTGACGCGGTCAACGAAACGGGTTTTAAATTTTCAATGATGATAACGTTTATTTGTAATAAAATTGAAAATACTATTGTAATAGAAATGTCAGTATATTAAACATATGAACATGTATTACCAAAAAAAGTCCACTAATATCATCCACAGTTTACGCAAGGCATTTCCTCATTACGACCAATACAGCGACCGTACACTTCTTAATCTATCATTTCGAGATAGCGACGCTCTTCACAGCCAATGGATGACCGACGAGGAAGCATACGTCCTATCGTTCCTAGTGCATACGGGGGCTAAGCCAATCGCCTGTTTTGTCGTTCAAGATCATACGGAAGTCACTGCCAATCAGTTGCGCAAACAAGTAGATAAGCTATGCAAAGACATGCGATGGAGCAGAGTAAAAACAAAAGTTATGCTTAATAAATGGAATGTTTATGAAGTAGTATTATTTCAACGAAGTAGCAATAGTAGTGACATCACCAACGGAGTAGGCAGCATCAGCGATGAAACCATTAATAGAGTGATCAACGAAACTGCGTCTTGGGGTGACATGGGTAAATTTTATGGTTACAATGATAAAGATCTACTACTTCATATGTTGACTCCATCATAAATCATGAAAGTGTAGTATTAAAATAAAATTGATTATTCTATATATTTATCATAAATTATAATAAATTACACGCTAGAATGATATCTTCTAAACAGGACCCAGACAATATAAACCCTCCCGTACCACCATCTAACAGTAGTTTGGAATGTACTAAATTAAACAATAATATAATATATGAAGAGTTAACTAATATTTTAAACCAAGAAGATTCTAAGAGCCTTGATAATACTTCACTTGTCAAATATTTTGAAAACAATGAAATACTAGATAATATGGAATTAATTCAATATATGTGCTCAAATAATGGTATTTTTAATAATATATACAGAGACCATTATATTGTAAATAACAAAACGTTTACTTATATGGATAACATTAACAGTATGTGCCAATGTTGGCTAATGTATCTATATCATTAATTTATTTCCCAAAACAATTTTTATTTTTAAACGAACAAGTTACTGTAGATTTGTCAAACCAACTTTTAATTCAAATATTAATATTATATATAATATTATATTATGATTTTAAAGAATAATACTGCAATCGTATTAATTGCATTACATTTACTTGCAACAATTGGTATATTCAAAATAAACAATATTTCTAAGAAAACAATATTACTACAAGTTGTACTTTTAATTTTATCAATGCTTGGAATAACAGGTGGATATCACAGGTTATGGGCGCATACAACATATAAAGCAAATTCAATTCTTGAAATATTTTATTTAATATTTGGTACAATGGCATCACAAAAAGACGTTATTAAGTGGGTTAGAGAACATCGGACACATCATAGAAATGAAGAAAAGCCAGGAGATCCATATAACATAAGTAAAGGATTATTTCATGCACATGTAGGATGGTTATTAAAACCATATGATATGATAGAAAGTAATGAAATTAGTAAAACTGATATTACAGATTTAGAAAAAAATAAACTATTGGTATTCCAAAAAAAATACTACAAAATACTTTGGTTTATTTTAAGTTTTGTTATAACACATTATATTATGAAACAATGGAATGAAACTCCTACAAATATATTTTTTTCTAATATATTAAGAATAGTTGCATGTCTAAATTTAACTTGGTGTATTAATTCACTTGCACATTACATTGGTGATAAACCATATAATAAAAATATAGAAGCAAGGAATAATAATATACTAGGAATATTAACTTTAGGTGAAGGATGGCATAACTATCATCATTCATATCCAAAAGATTATAGATCATCTGAACCAACTAAATTTAATATTACTACTAAATTTATTAATTTAACAAAAAAGCTAGGGTTATCTAAGAATCATTATTATAACAATAAACAAAAGATTCCTATACAAGAAAGATTTAATAAGAACTTTTATTCATGTCTATAAATATCATGAGTTGATTCATGTACAAGTTTTTCAACACTGTTTCTAATAAAATATATCCATATAAATTTTAAGTTATTATTATATAAACTATAAGATATAAAACTATCTTTATTTTCTTGATGTTCATTACCGTTTTGATTAATTATAGGATCAAATAAGTATGTTTTATCTGGTTGATTATTAATTTTAAATATAACTTGTAAATTTATAATTTTAGTATCAATCGGAATGTCTAAATTTTCAATAGTAATTTTATATTTCATATTATTTTCACCTAGTATAGGAGATGAATTGTTAGCAGTAAATCTATCTATTGATTCTGTAACATCAACTAATGTTACTTCATTCTCTTTATTTACAAGTAATATATTCACTATAAAGTTTTCTTGTTGTAAATTCATTATGTTATTATATAATATAAAAATTAAATATAAATCAATTTTTATAATAACATAATCATTAAATGACCTGCTGAAGTTAATAGATGTATGAGACAATGATATAATTGACCTTTCCTCTTGCAAGGATCTGCACACATTGTATTAGTTATTTTACCATAATGATACAATATTATTGTTCCTAAAAATGTTGATATATTAAACACAACCATACTTTTATCCATTACAGTATCCCATTTACTATTTTTACTAAATATATAACTACCATAACATACTACAGTGAATATTGCAATTTGATCTATATAATATGTATAAATATTCGAATTATTATGATATATAACAGATGTTATCCATAATATTGTAAATAACGTTGCATATAAATTATATTTGTATTTATAACCTATGATTACATTAATTAAAAAAAGCATACTAGAATATACATTAATACTAATTTTTTTATCATCAAGATCTATTATTTTAGAATCAATTGGAAATAAAACATTTTGTTGTAAACTCATTTATATACTAAAGATTATAAATATATTAATATAAATCATTTATTTTATAGATAAATATATAGAATAAATGAAAACACTTATTTTCATAGTTATTGTTATTCTGATTATACTAATTTGTATACCAACTAAAGAAAGATTTTATGGAAATATTTTATATCCAGGTGTTCATCAATATTATAAAGATAGTTATCAATATGGATTACATGGAAATAAAAGAAATTCAAACTTATTTTTTGGAAGATTTTCTGACTATATTCCATTCATTAATCATATAATTCTATAATTAAGAAAAATTCATTAATTCAACATGAATAATTAAATTATCAAATGGTGTAGAATGCAATGCCTCAATGAAATATTCATATTCCTCCTTGTTATAAAAGTCTACATATGAACTTACAGAATCTGGGTATTCTTTAATATTAATATTACCAATTTCACCCCATACACTAACTAAACTTGATAATTCTCTTACGGTAATATCTCGTGGTAAATTTGACATCTTAATTACATATTTTTTCTTATTACGATCAAATACTCTATGATTATCTGGTCGCCTATCAGAATTATTTTTTTGATAGTTTCCAGGTTTCTTATCATAATTATTTTTTTGATAGGTATCTGTTTTTCTATTATTACGTACATTTTTAATACTTCCATCTTTAGAACTATTCTTAGAACTATTATTAGAACCTACTTTTTCATGATGAGGTCTGTTAACTTTTTTAGTTACTTTATCATCTTTAGATGTATCTGTTTTTTCATCACTGTCAATAATTCCAAGATCTGATTTCTTAGTTTGTAATCTATTAGATGTCCATTTCTTTGCTGGTCGTTCCATTGCTAACATACTTTATTGATTAAATATGATATTATCAATTTTTATTTCAAGTTACGTAGTATATTAATATTTGCAAAGCAAAAATACGGTTAAAAACATTCATCAAAGATGAAAAGAAACGAATTTTTATTTCAACTTACGTAGTATATTAATATTTGCAAAGCAAAAATACGGTTAAATTGCTTTATTCAAGAAATCATTTCGTGAAACCTAGAATATGCAATCCAATTTTTATATTTCGCTTTAGCTTTTTGCCGAAGGCGAATGAATATATAGTCCGGCTAATTTTTATTCTAGAATATATATATATGGAAAATAAGTTAAATCTTGTTGATACAGTTGATAGTACACAAAATAATATATTTAGTTGTATTATAATTAGTTTAATAGTATGTAGTCTTTTTTATTTATTATTAAGAAATAGAACTGTAGAAATAGAGAAATTCTCAAATGAAAAAGTAATGTACTCTACAATAGCGGATAAAAGAGACCCAAATAGTATATAAAAGATAAACTTTAAAATAATATTATGAATAACACAGGTATTACTTGTTGTAACTGTCATGAAACAAAGAATATATTAATTAGTTTACCAATGTATGGGTATGTATGCGGACCGTGCTATCAAGAAATAATAATTGATTACTTAAAATAATACTATTTATATATAAAATAATACTATTTATATATAAAATATTTTTTTATATGTTATATTAAAATGAAAATAGATAAAACTTTAATTAATAAAATATTTAATAAAGATCAACGAGAAAGAATTAAAATTAAAAATAAATCTGATAAAATAAAGCTATCTGAGTATAATGAGTTTATACCAATGTATGATATATATTCCGAAAAAATATATCCTATAAGCAAGGAAAACTTATATTATAGATTAATTGAATGTCATTCTAGATTTATTACAGAAGAGATAAAACAATGGATAACTAATAAATTTAAAAAAACTAAAGATGCAAATCAATCATATAACTTGGAAATAATCGAAAATTATGATATAAAAACATTATTAGAAACATCGTATAAAACATTATATAAGAATAGTCATAAACTTGGACTATCTATATCGATATGTAAAAGAAATAGTTTTAATAAATATTCGAGACATTTAACACCATATTATACCAAAGATGAATTAATAAAATTAGGTCTAAATATGAAAATTATAAATCATGAAAGTAACAGTAAACTTGATTTAAATGATGAACAAGTTCATTATAAAATTTGTAAAAAGATATCAAAAAATGATATATCGTCTCAAGAAATATTAGAACATACTAAGTTTATTATTGCAAGTAATATTTCACCACTAATAGCGAATTATTCATTCATGGGTAGTTATTATATGAATAGATATTTAAGAGGAGTAAGTAAAGAACCAGATCATTTTTTAATTACAATAATAAATAAATTAGCATCAACTATGATGAATTCACCGCAACTAAACAATGATTATTATTTATATAGATTTATATGGGATGATAGCTTTATTAAAAAATTACAAATAGGGGATACGTTTATAGATGAAGGCTTTATATCAACAACTCGCGATCCATTTTATTCACCCGGATTAAAATCTAATTTTGGGTTAATATTGGTAAAAATTAAGATACCTAAAAATAAAAATATTGGATTATTAATAGAGAATCTATCTTTATTTCCAAAAGAAGAAGAATATTTATTACCACCTAAAACTGAGTTAAAATTAATTTCAAAAGATAACAAGTTTAAATATTATCATGTAAACTCGCAATTTGAGAATTTAATAGAATCTAAATACGAATTCGAATTAATAGGTAGTAAGTTTAAACCACTTAAAAATATTAATAACTATGATAGTTTTAAGGTACTAGATCATGCAAGTGCGAATATATATACACATGAGGACTCTAAGATAGAAATAATCAGATATTTTCTCCGTGATTATAAAGTATCGAATAATCAATTAAATTTAGAAGTTGACGGTAGAAAATATATTATATATTATAACTGGTTTGATGGTACAGACTCGTATAAAAAATTATATTATAATAAAACTGGTATACATTTTACTGTATATGATGACAATGAGTATCCTTATATAAATATCGAATTTGGCGACGAGATGATAGTTAATTATTTAAATCAATTTTATTTCTATAATAAGAAGAGAATGATTGATAAATTAGATATGGAACTAATTTTAAGATTTGCTTATATTTTTAAATATAATACATTCCGGTTATACTTGGAGTATAAAAACTTTTCTGATATTTCAGGAACACAACACATAAGTGAGAGTGATTCATCTTATTTGTATACTAACATGTATTGTAATTCATTGTATATGTATCTAAAAGAAAATAAGAAATTTTATTCAAATTTAGAAGGGTATATAGATTTTTTTAAATTTGATTTTGGTTATTGGAAATTAAATAAACTATTAGACACGCCAATGTCTTCAGACTTACAAAGTAGATTTAAATCATTGTATGACAAACAACTAACAATAAAAGAGTTTATTATTGATATAATTGAAAATAATTTTTATTATTATGCAAAATTAAATGACTTATTTATACAATATGAAATTAATAATATTTTTGAAAAACTGTATTTAGATGTTGATGTAGGTGCATATCATCAAAGTAAAAATAATGTTATTGATAAAACTGAGATACCATATGAGATAAATAAATTAAATGATAATGTTGATTTTAAATTAGTATTTAATCAACCAATCAGAAGAATTAATTAATTACTCAAAAAATTTCTATATAAAATATCATAAATAAATGCAAATATATACCCAAACATAACGTCTGATGGATAATGTACACCTAAATAACATCTACTAAACCCAACTAACATTGGCATAATAAAAATTAAAGGTATATTGTATCTTTTATGTAATATCATAGCAAGTAAAAATGAAATAAAACTATGCCCACTTGGAAATGAATGAATGTCCAATTTTTCTTTAGATCTATTTTTAATTTGTTTGTTATGATTAAATGGTCTACTACGCTTAAAAAAATTTTTAAAATAAAACAGAAATATTACCCCGACGAATATTTTTTTGATATGTTCATTATTAATAACATTAATTACTCTGAGTAGTGTTATTAAAAATAAAAATTCTTTATAATTAAACGGTTTGGATAATAGTCTAATTCCATCATAATATCTATCTTTTTGAAGTCTTGTAAGAATTGTATTATCCAGGTTGTTCATCATATTATATATTATATATAAAATAGATAATAATTTTTAAAATAATAATAATTTTTAAAATAATTATAATTTTTAAAATTATTATATTAAATTTATTAAAATTAGTTTAGTTAATAATTTTAATAATATACATTGTAATATATTATACTAATGTTTAAGGAATCATTAATATTTGTAATTTTATCGGTTATCATTTATCAATTATACATTGTTTATTCAGAACAAGATAAAAGAATTATGGTAAATCGTCCGGTTGTTAATAATAAACAAAGACAACCTATGTTAAAAAAAATAGAAAATAATAAACCAATGCAATACGAAACACCACAATCATTTGAGCATCCTATTTTAGGAAAACCAACTAAAATAATACAAGAGGGGTATCTATATATTATACATAATCCACAACCTTGGAATGCAATCGTTTTCAATCCCAATAAAGAAATAAAATATTTATTTATTATAACGTTAGTATTAGATAATTCTCAGAAAAAATCATATACTGATAAAATAAATAAATGGTCAAATATAATACAAGATATTAAATTTAATACAGATAGCAATGAACTTGTAATACCAGCTCATGATGAAAATACAGCATTAGGTATAGCAAATTTAGTAATAAATAACTTAAAAGGTGATATTCTCTTAAAAAATATTATTGATAATAATTTATTACATATTTCAATTTCTAAAATTGGATCCTATTCATCTGTAAGAAATAAGATAATTGAACAAATATTAGAAAATAATAATAATAAACAATCAAATGCTACAGAAGAACACTTGGAATATGTTGAAGATTTAGCAGAAACAATTAATACTGTTGAAGAAAATAATAATATAGGAGAAGAAAATAATAATATAAGACAAGAAAATACTAATATTGGAGAAGAAAGTCATAATACTGGAAAAGCAAATACTATAGACGAAGATCCATTTGCATATGAAGGAAATGAATTCTCTTATTTATAGATTACTTTCGAATAGTCTGAATTAATAAATGAGATACTGTAGTTAATGTTAGTATCTGTGTTGTTGTATTATTACCAATACTTTTATATAAATTATCTATAAAGTTAGTAGTTTCTATGAAATTAGTAGTTGTATTGTTATTATTGTTATCATTGTTATCATTACTATCTAATGTATTGATGTTCAAATTAACTCTGAATGTATCTTGTTGATGATTATCCATATTAATATAGAAGACATTATATTTATTTTAAATGTTATTAAATATAAATTATCTTATTATACTATAAAATTCGCAGTTAGATTGATGTAAACTATCAGGAGTATGTTTAATATTTGCAATATTAATATTCTTTAATGATATGTCGCATTTACTATTAACTATTATACCTCGTGAAATCGTAGGTAAATTGGGAAAATAAGACTTGTTAAAATTAAATTTTTCTTGACATGATTCAATATTTTCAATAATACTATCTCTGAAATTAATTTTTGTACTCTCTCCGTTAACGTCTATCCCACATACCGACCCTGTCTTACTTGTGACATTATTTATAGTAATATTATCTAATGTAATATCATTTGATGCATTTAATGCTATGCCAAATACATAATTACCACGATAACCAACTAGTTGTGCTTGATTTGGATGAGAACTCTTGTAATTTCCAGGAAGAGTAGAACCCTCTCTACTAATACTACTTATATTAGATATAGACAAGTTATCAATAACTGATGTATTAAGACCATCAATCTTAAGACCAAAAGTACCTTTATTTACATGGAACATTGAATCACCATTTCCTAATATATCATAATCGTGATTTATTAGATCTTCATTCCCGATTAGCTGATTGTTATTAAAAGTAAAGTATGAATTCTTGTGAGTTTTCCAGATTAACAATCCCTCATCTAAATTAAAGTTACCTAAATAACCCTTTAAATTCTCATTATTCTTTACCAATTGAACTAATTCGATTTGTAAATTAGACAATGAATTTCCATTATAGTAATATTTACCATTTACATACTTGTGTGATACCATAAATTGGTATATTGCACCTGATGGTGCAGTCATTATCTTTCCATCTTTATTTCTTATTGCTAGAGTTTCATTAATATTTGTCTTAATATTGTTAATTGACACTGATTTTATAAAAACATTATTAGTTTCATTTGATTTTGAGGTAGTTCTATCCTTTAATGGTGCATTAACTGCTACACCAAAATGATTAATATTTATACCATAATAATTTCCATCTATTAATCCAGTAACATTTTTATACACTTTTGGCACTTCTCCTTTATTAAAAAATAATGAATTAAATGTGTTATCTAAATCAATATTAAGCATATTTAATGAATCTGTATAGTCATCGTGTATATTTGCAATAGCATCCTTTAAACTATTAGTAAATAATTTTAAAAATCTACCAGCAGAATATGTACCTAGTACTGGAATATCATGCCTGTTTCTAATAATATTAGTATTTATCATAAATACATCACAACATCCATTTAATGTTATACTATTTACTTCATTATCAATAAAATCTATATTCTTAATCATTACATTATTAATTCCATTGCCGTGAATACCATGATGACTTGATAACCCAATTTTACCATTAATTATCGCAACATTTGATGCACTTCTTAGACTATTACCAAAATTTGCAGGACCTTGTTTTGGAACAAATGGTTGATCTGCTAATTCAATTACAGAGAAGAATCTTTGTTGTAATGCATGCTCTGAGTGTTGTTGAATAGTATAATTATTAAGATTAATTATAATACCATCACCTTCGACCGCAATTGCAGCAAAAAAGCCAAGTCGATAAGCATTTCTAACTTCTTTTTCAAAATATTGTTTATTTTCATCTAATTTAAAATCAGGAAACCAATCTAATTCTCTATTTGGGTCAATTGATTTTGCATTATTAAAGTTATTAGTTATATTATTATTCGTATCTAACCAAGTAGTAGGTCTATTTGGATTAAAGTAAATATTTTCTGTTAATTTTAACATACATGGTTGTGTAACTCGTAGTGTACCATATTTAAAATCATTCTGTGTAACCAATATAACTTTACCTTTGTTTATTTTTTGATTATTTTTAAAATCCGACCAACTAATTTCACCAGTCATTTTGTACTTTCTGGTTAATGCATTAAAATAATTATCTGTTTTACCAAGATTAAATTCCATATAAATTGTTATAGAAATTAAAACTTTATATTAAATTAATTGTGTTTTACTATATACCATGTGTATTTAGAATCTAGATTGATTCCACTCGGTGTTTGACATGTTAAGATTTTCCAATTATTATTAATTAAATCTTTTTTAATAGTTTCGTCTGATATAAATGGTTCTGACATTTCATCTATATGAATATTCTTAAACTTGTATCTGACAATGTCATTATCAAGATATAAATAGTTATCATTTTTAATCCATTTTTCTTTAGCAGTATCATTAACCACGTTAAAAATAAATACTGTATCTTTCATCGAAACATCTTCCATTTTTCCCCAGAATGTTTTGTTGTAGAAATGAGGTAGACTGAAATTAGCTATAATATAGTCGTACTTTGTATTCGTATTAAATTGGTCCCATGATAGGGGATGAGTATTCCAATCTTTATTTAAATCTTCTGGTATGACTCTTGACCTAGTTGTAAATACATTATTTCTATCAATTCTATCAATACCTTGAATTAACTGACTTATATCAAAATCTAATCCTACATATTCAGAAAAATGATATTTATTAATATAATCTAACATCTTTGCAGAACCACATCCTAAATCTAACCAAGAAGACTTGATATTAGGTGATACTTTTTCTAAGATTCTTTCCAAGTGATTGTTTTGAAGCTTTCTAATACTATTCCAACTTGCATCTCGCACTGTAACATTGCTGTGGTAGAAATAATTAGTTCCAATTGCACTTCCGTGAGTAGTCCAATCAATTGTATGAAGTTTATAGATTGTATTAACTACCTTACTAGGATTCGGTTTGGTTTTATCGTATCTATATTCACGGACTTCAAATTGGTAATGCCCATCTTTGTTCTTGGTGAATGTTGGATAACATCTCCAAATAGTATCAGGGGATGCAATATCTGTATTGATAATAATATGATTCCATATATTATGTTCTCTATCAACCCAGTTTCTACCAGTATATAGTAAATCGAGTGTATGTAACGACTTTGGTTTAATTTTTAATTCACGTTTTCCAGATAATGGAGATATAATTAAACCATCATTAATGTATGGCCCTTCTTTACATATAAAATCATTATCTTTCTCTTCAATAATATTATCAATAATATCCTTATTAAACTCTTTTGAAGATTTTACTAACCATGCTGCCTTTGGATAAATTCTATAATTTTCATAAGGTTCTTTTAGAAATAATTCAAAGTTTGTTCTTTCCTTAGCAATTGCGCTTTTTAATTCTTCAAATGTTTCTATTGGCACATCGTCTAAAAGAGACACTAAACTTGATGTAAACGGATGAACACTTCGAATATAATTATATCTCTCAATCAATCCCATATTATCAATGTTTATATCAAAGATTAAATACAAGTCTAAGTCTTCTATAAACTCAGCTTTAATAGTATGTTTGTTATACTCACTAATACATGGTGATATATCAGTAGAAACAAAATCAACCAAACATCCATCAGCTTTCTCTCTAATTAGATAACTGCCCTCGCATGTATTTTTGATAGAGTCTAATTCACATGGCACAATATTTCTTGGAGGTACTTTATTAAATTTTTGTAATAGTCTATGTGAATTAATATCTTTAATAGTGTCATTCATTTTCATCTTCTTAATTTTATTTTCAAACAGAACAATATTATGATGTTTCCGTAACCATATTTTAATATTTACTTTCAATAAATTTATTTTAATTATTTTACTATCAGAACTTTTATTAAATCTAGACTTATCACTAATTATAAAATCAATATATGGTAGTAAGTATAACAAATGTTTACTATAATCTGGATAATTATTTAGAATAGTCATACTTGGTTGATATATTTGAAATATTGTTTTTAAATCATTCGAATTATATGTAGTAAAGATTTCATTACCTGACAAGTTATATATTCCATGAATAATACTATTAACTCCTTCTTGTATTTTTTCTGTGCAACAATTTTGCGCATATTTATTAAAATCAATATCAAATAATGAATAGTATTCCCACATAATATGTAATAAGAACAGTACCTTATCTTCACCTTGACTAAATATTAATAGTACTTTTTCTATACTTTCCTTGTTTACATTATTAGATATAATGTTACTTAATGCTGATACATTATTATCTTTCATTATATAACCATCTCCATAGTATTTAGCTAATGTTAATAATGTAGTTAACTCTAACTTGGTACTACATCTATTAATACTATCTATCATATGATGAAAGTATGGTACTAGATTAATTTTTGTATTTATTAATTTAATTCTTCTTAAAATATACTTGTCTGGGATGTGATCCTGAAATATATTATTGAATAACGATATTATAAAATTTTCATTATTCCATGAAGGTGTATGATAACTATGGAAATTATTAATTACGTATTTTAAAACGCGAATATCTGCGTTCCTACATGCTGCAGATAAAATACTTCTATTAACATGATCAATATGACTCTTATTAATCACTATATCATTTATTAATAAAAATAATGGTAAAGTTGATGATACTCCACAATTAAAGTATAATTCTATTAATTCCATAGAATCAAATTTACTTATAATATTTTTATAATTAAACATTTTCAATAAATACTGACCTTTGTCAATTTTAATAATCGTATTAATCAAATTATATTCTATATTTAATGTCCAGTCAACTTTTTTGATCTTATCATCGATTGGAAAAATTTCAAGTAAATTTTTAACAAAAGAAAAATGGTTTCTATTTTTAAAAATATAACTATCAAATACACTCTCAATTGGTGTCTCAGTATTACCAAAGTATTTATGGTAGATTTGAGTATAATTGCCTTTTAATTTGGACTTTAATATAATTAACTTAACTTTATCATTCGTTTTAATAAGAGTTGTCAAACACAATCCATCAAATAAATTTTCATTATTAAGAGTACTGTTGTCACCTGCGATGTTAGATTCGGTGATATTATCTATTTCATTTAATTCTGATAGTTCCATTATAGATATTATTCTATAATATTATATGTTTTTTTCAATTTTTATTCTCAGAAAATATCTAATATATATTAATGGATGAAAAAGATAAAGAATTTATATCGCAAAATAAATATAAAATTAAACCAAATAAAAAATCAATGAAAGAACTATGTATCCCAAAAAAATTTAAATTACAAATATCACAAAAATTTCTAAGTGAGTTTTTTAAACAATCTAAATTAAAAGGAATACTTATTTATCATAAAATTGGCGCAGGGAAGACATGTACTGCAATTACAATGGCGGAAAGTCTTAAAAAGAAAATGAATGTAATTGTTATTCTACCTGCAGCATTAATTGGTAATTTTAGAAATGAGCTTAGATCAGAATGTCCGGGAGATGAATATATCACAGCCGCTGAAAGGAAAACATTATCAAAGTTTAAACCTGCAGATTGTGAGTTTCAAACTATAATAAAGAAATCTGATATTAAAATTAATAAATATTACACAATATACTCTTATCATAAATTTGTAGAACTAGCTAAAAATAATAAAATTAAATTAAATAATAGTCTACTTATAATAGACGAGGTGCAAAATATGATTTCTGAAACAGGTACATTTCATAAAAATTTAAAAAATATTATTGATAAATCAGATGATAAAACTAGAATTATTCTGTTATCAGCAACACCAATGTTTGATAAACCTGTTGAAATTGCAATGACATTAAATCTATTAAAACCAGAACAAGAAATACTTACAGGTAATGATTTTAATCAAAAATTTCTAGCTATTAAAAAAAATAAAGAAGGTACATATTATAAAGCAAAAAATTTAAAACTATTCAGAGAAATGATTAAAGGGTTAGTATCTTATTATAGAGGTGCCCCGCCACAAACTTTTCCCGAACAAAATTTTAAAATAGTTAGATGTAATATGAGTGATTTTCAATACAAGAGTTATTTAACTGCAATGTCAAGTGAAGATAATTTTATTAGAGGTTCTTTTAGAAATGTTGATATATTAAAGATGCCTACTAGTTTTTTTATAGGACCTAGAATAATGTCAAATATATCTTTCCCTAATAAAAGTATCGGAATAACAGGATTTTCATCATTTGCAGATGATGCGTTATTAATTCAAAATATAAAAACTTACTCTGTTAAATTTTATAAGATTTATAAATCAATTGGAAAATCAGAAGGTCCTGTATTTATTTATTCTAATTTTAAAGAAATTGGTGGTCTAAGAACATTAGTACCTTTTCTCGAAGCACATGGATATAAAAACTACAAGGTTCATGGCGAAGGTGAAAAACGATTTTCTGTTTGGACTGGGGATGAACCACATGTTGTAAAAGAAGAAATTAAATATATTTTTAATCAAAAAGAGAATTATGATGGATCAAGAATTAAAATAATGCTAGGATCACCATCAATTAAAGAAGGTATTTCTCTTCTGCGAGTTGAACAAGTTCATATTCTTGAACCATATTGGAATTTGTCAAGAATACATCAAATTATTGGTAGAGCTATTCGATATTGTTCACATAAAGATTTACCAAAGAGAAGAAGACATGTTGATGTATTTTTATATTTAGCAACATATCCATCTGAAAAAACAATTGATGAATACATTTGGAGTTTAGCAAAAAAGAAACATAAATTAATTAAACAATTTGAAGATACATTAAAAGAAAAAGCAATTGATTGTGAAATATTTTATGAAGGAAATAATTATCCCGGGGAAGATGAACTAAAATGTGATATTTAATTTGGTTTTCTAATATATACCTTTGTAGTTTCGCCATTTAAAATCTTATCAACATAATACTTTTTAAATTTATCAAAACTAATATCCTTAAGCTTATTTAATAATAGTTGTTTTCTATCAAACGTATATGTATTGTCACTTATCTCTACTAAATATTTTCTAAATAAATCAAATGAGGTTGTCTCTCTTTCTTCTAACATATTCTTGGCACTTGCTACATATTTAATAAATTGTTTTTCAGACAAGTTATCCAAGAACTGTGTATTAAATAAAAGAATTGCTTTATCAATATCTGATATACTCTTGGAAGATTGAATCTTCTGTTTGAAATAATAATCTTCTTGATGTTTAGATTGGGAACTTGATACTAAATAACCAAATTGTTGTTTCGTTCTTAACTCGTCATAAAAATCTTGACCAAGTGCAATAGATAATATTAATAATAATAAATTATCTTTTGGATTAAACTTTCCTATATAGTGTGTATATTGAACATAATTATCTTTCTCGTCTTTATTTGGATGAACAACATCAATATTTCCTAATAATTTAATTGTATTTCTTGGTTTTTCAATTGAAGGAAATAATATATTTAAATTTTCTTTGGAATCAAATAAGTCAGAGAACAATGTATTTCCGTATATAAAAGTAGTAAATTTGGATTGATAAAGAATTCTATTCTTGGTTTCTGATATCTTTTTTGTAAAACTATGAATATCTAATGACTCTAGATATCTTAAAACATCATTAATTTTATACGCTTTCTTATTTGTATCTAAATCTTCTATATAAGAACTATAATTCCATGGGTTACTCTTCATAATATTTAAATAATTATCTTTAGTTGAATCTATTAACATTTGTAACATTACTAAATCTTCGTCCTTATAATCAAAATTTTTAATGTATTCATTTATTAAATTAAAGTATTTATTATAATTATCATTGTGTCCACTAATATAGATTGCTACAATTGAACTGGTAGTATTAATACTCATATGAGTATCGAATCCAATCTCTGAAGCCAAACTAAAATCTTCACTGATCTTCTTGTTAATATATTTTAGTAATAATAATGTATTAATGTACGTTGATAATTCAAATACAAACTCCGAATTTGTAAAAATTAACTCGGAACTAATTGTAGTTTCCTTGAACTTTGAAATATTTCCAAACCAAACTTTATTTGAACCGACTGTGTGTTTCGTAGGTTCTAAATTTTCATCCAAATTCTTAATTAACTTTGGTGTTGTACTAAGAAATGGATTATCTGATGTTATCTTGTAATCAAATTGTTTCTCAGGACTAGTATCAATCTTTATTGAATTGTATTTTAGATTATAATATGGTTCTGTTTGTTCTGATTCATGTTTTACAAATGCTCCTAAATTTTTAACATCTGTATCAGAACTTAAAATAACGTTTGCTTTATCAAATGTTAAATAGTCAGTAAATAATGACTTTATTTGTTTTACATCTATTTTTTCAATTACGTCTGTACCAATAAGAGTTCTTTCAACTGGATAATTTATTAAATTAGTAACTAGTTTTAATCCTAAATCATTAGATTCATCTTTAGAAGAATAATCAAATAATAACTTGTCTTTCTTCTGATAATACTCTGATATTTTTGACCAATTATTATTTTTTAAATCATTCATAAAGTATCTTACATAAGAATCAACTTCTCGCCAATTATCTAATTTAGATAATCGAACATTTAAAATAAATAAACCTTCATCCATAATATATGAATAAACATTTTTAACTAATCCCTTTTTAATTAGGAAACTTTTTAATGAACCCTCCACATCACTTGAAATTACATGGGAAATTATATAGTTCGAATGGGTTTTTAAATAATTACTATGATCGGGTATCTCCCATAAATATATCATACTGTGATCTTTTGATACGCTTTTTAAAAAGTAATCTTTACCTTGTAGTTCAAAGAAAGGTTTATTGATTTTTATCTTTGGTTCTATCTTAGTTGGAATATTTGAAAATGACTTTTCAATATATTTCTTTACAGTACTATTAGCAATTTTAGATACAGTTACTACATTTATATTAGACGAAACATAATATTGTTTGTAATATGCAATCATCCTTTTTCTTAAACCATCCTTTTGTAAACTACTTAAATCACCCGTTCCAAATTTGTTTAACATACTATCCTTCTTGGAAATTAAACCATAGAAATGTTGCATACGCCAATTATCTTGTTGAATATTTTTATCGTGTTCAGACTGAATTGCATTAATCTCTCTATTAACTGAACCTTCATCAAATAAAGGATCGATGAAAAATCTAGAAAACATATCGATAGCCTCTTCTAATTTATCATTAAAGATTGTAAAAAAATAAACTGTTTCAAAAGTAGATGTATATGCATTTGAATATCCACCATTTTCATTTAAAAACGTCTCAAACTGGTTTTCACCAGGATACTTTTTACTTCCTAAAAACAACATATGCTCTAAGAAATGAGATAATCCCTGAAACTCAACCGGATCTGATATACTGCCTATATTAACAGAAACCATAACATGACTTTTATCTAATTCTTTATCATTTACATTTATAAATTTAATACCATTATTTAAGGTATTACCTGTAAATAACCTAGATTCATTTTTGGGTACAATTATTTCCATATATAACTTAAATACATTCTTTATTTAAGTTATTTAAGTTATATAAAATTGGCTGGACTATATATTTCTAATAAAAAATTTATACATCTATTAATAGTTTATTATTAGATTGTATCTTTTCAATACAATTTATTTTATGTAATAAATTAGTCCAAGATCGCAGTAGTTCTTTAGGATCTTCGTTATTAAACAAATCATCTTTATTATTACACCATATTTGACTCAATGTATTATCAAAATTTACAATAATTTTTTTTAATAATTCTTTGTTTTCTAACATTTCTAAATAATTTGAATCTAATAAATATGGTGTAATTATTAGATGATGTAACGTTGAATCAATGTAATTATTTTTACTCAAAATATTAGATTCAATTGTTTTATCAAACTTGGTAACTAAACTATCCATATCATGTGACTCTATAAACTTAATTATATCATTTAATGATGGTATACTACTGTAAGAATATTTTGTCAAGTTAGTTGATTTATAGAATTCCATATCATTAAAAAAATTCTGTACGATGAAATATAACATTAACATGAAATCTTCTGTTTTATTATCGCTACTAGATTCAATATTAAAATCAAATGATACTTCTTTCATATTATTTGTTAAATGAGATTCATTTGAAATATAGTTATATAAATTTTGATACATATTTTCATCAACATCGATACTATAATTACTATTTTTTAATCCTAGATTCTCCAGATCTGTAAAATCGAGATAATTATCAAGTAATCTATTTAATTGATCTAAATAAAGATGCATAGAATTTGGGAATATATTACTAGATAAAGGATCTTGTATACTCTCGGCTATTTCTTCAGCAGTTTCTAATTTATTAGTCTTTATATATTTATTATATAGAATACTTCTAATATCATTATCCTCTAAAGTATCTTTTAATATCATTCCTTTGTAAATTAAAAAGGGCATTAATAATTTAGTTTTTACTTCTTTCAAAGTTAGATTTAATTTTTCTGTTAAAATAAATGTAATATTATATGGTACTTTAAAAAATCTTAATAAATATATCTTTGTAAATGCACTACTCTTACTTAACTCTATTATCCAGTCTTTTAAATTATTAAAATCTATTTTATGAGTTAGAACTCCATTAGTACATTTTGGTGTTATTATAGATGCGCCGGAACTTCCAAACACTTGATGATATGTTTTTATTAAATAATTAAAACTAATCTCGGGACCAATCTCTAAACTACTTGGTAAAAAATCATTACCAAAGAAATTTAATATTAACAAGAAATCTAAACAAAAGTTATCTGTCTTTTTATATTTTAAGTTATTTACTTCCGCATAGTTATTAATTATATAATCAAGGAACTTATTTGCATCAAAATATTGGCAATAATCAACTGAATTTACATAAAATTTAAATAAACTTAATTTTATATTTTTTTTTAAATAATTATAGTTATATTGTTGTAACAATAATTGATAAACTAAATCAGAATCGCAACTTAATAATGTTACATTATCTTCTAACTTATTTGATGATATATATTTAAAAATCTTATAATCTGCTTCACCAAAATCTTCAGTATCTACGATTATATTAATATCATGTTTAAAATCAATATTATTTATTATATACTCTTTTAAATTTTTAACAAATAAAGAGTTTGAATCAATTATTTTATTACAATTAAATTTATGATTTATCCAATTAAAATAATCATACTCTATATCACCCTCTTTTACATTATCCTTTTTTAAATCTGTAAAATATTTTATATAATACTCTTTTCTATTTTGTGATTCTAGATAATTTTTAATTCTACGTTTTCTTTGTTCTAAAATTTTAGAATACGATGGTATACTATCAAAAAATAATACAATATTCGTTGTAAATCTAAGTTCAAATAAGTTTTCTATTATATCTTTCAATTTATTGCATGTATATTTTGATAAAATTTGTAAAAATATCTCATTGTCATTGTCAGTTAAAAACTTTATAAATTTATCACTAATTTCATCTTGACTATCACCATCTAATGGTATCTTGAAATCTTTCCAATGTTTTTTAGATAATTCTTTCTCTATTAAAGAAATTACTTTATTATAATCTGTACATGATAATGAATATATATATTTTAAAATCTGATTTATGTCATTTTCTATTTCAGTATAACAATTATATAATATGAATGATATATCAACAAGAATATGTCTTGATATATTTTTATTGTAATTTTTAACTAGATTTACCTCGTCGAAAGTATCGTTGGGTAGATTTCTTATTAAAAATGATATTAGTCCGTCAAAGCCCATTTATTAAATATTAAGTATACTCTTTTAAATATATTCAAATGATTTTAAAACAAAGTTTTAATGATTTTAAAACAAAGTTTTAATGATTTTAAACTCTCGCATAGATTTTATAAATAAATAAAAAAATCTAAAATATTATAATTAAATGAGTAAAATTACACTAGGAGCATACGGGATTATAAATTATATGATTCAAAGGGATAGAATGGCTGCTATTACAAATCAGAATTTAGTAAAATTAACTACAAATGAAATAATTGAACCTAAAAATAAAATTGTTATTGATGCATCTTCTGAATTTAAAACAGAAGATAATAATGGTATTATAGGAATCATTACATATGGCGAATATGAATTTTTAGGAATTGGAAAAAGTAATAATAAATGTTTAATAAAAACAAATTGTCAAAAAATATTGATATATTCCAAAGGTAATTATGATGTCGAAGTAATCGCACCAAATATTAAAAAAATAAGAATCAAGTCACATAATTTAAGTTTAAAAATTTGCTATTGGGAATATTCTGTATCTGAAATTAGAGATATTATTACAGAGTATTTTAAGAATAGTAAAATAACAGATATTACTAATCTAACAGATAACCTTGATGAAAATTGGAATGATATATTATCAATTAGTTTAAATAACTCAATTAGTAATAATAATTTTTCTAATCCTAAAATAGAAATCATTTCACGAAATGTAAATAAAAATATATCAGAAATATCAAATAAATATAATTTTAAAATTATTATTGATAGCTTTAATAAATCTAATAATGAAATTATTGATGACCCTAATTTAATATCAATTATTTCACAAGACTTTAATTCAGTCAATTTTACTACTCATGAACTATTAATTTGGGTTATGAATTATGTTGAAATTTTTACAACATCAGAAGGCAAATTTTTTATATATTTAGAAAATCAAAATTTTAATGAACAAAATAAAAAACTATTTGTAAACTTTATTATTGCACATAAAATTGCTTCTTTGTATTTGAATATTAATTCGGAAAAAGAATTAGAATTAATTACATTATTGAATAGTATTATTGATTCTTCAGATAATATTAATAAACTTATTAAAGATTCTATTACTAAATACGGATTAGTTCAAAATAATGACTCAAATTATTATTACAATAATTATATTAATATCAGTGAAAAGAGTTACAATAATTATATTAATATCAGTGAAAAAGAGTTACAATAATTATATTCACATAAGTGAAAAGAGTTACAATAATTATATTCAATGAAACCAATAATATTAACAAAATATCGTTTTAATATAAATTAATGATTCTCTCTAATATAAGTTAGAATCTCCCACAATACCTTACAATCAATATGGTTATAATGAATAATATTATGCATTATTACATTATTTTCATCCATTGGATTCTTTGTATCTTTATATGCTTTATGTGCCAATAACATTGCATTTAATCCATTACTACAAGGATTTTTACTATTCCAATTAGATTTTATTAATCTATGATTGTTCATCGCTTTTGCAACAGATTTTAATGAAAAATTTAATGATCCATTAATTGTAATTGGTTCCTTACGAAATAAGCTATACAGATCTACAAATTTCTTGTCTGGGATTCTTGTACCTATTTTACTTATTCTGGTTTGTAATTTTTTATAACTGATCGGTTCAGCACAATACCAGTGTACAAAATGACTTTCTGTCTTATTTTGTTCTTTCATTATTTTGTTTACATGTTCCCAAAATGAGTTTATCATCTTAACTTCTCCTAATAAATCATTTGTTGGTGCTACAAATGATTTATAACACCATTTCCCATTTTTGGTATGACCAATTCCTATTTGGAAAACAAATTGATTATCTTGGTAACCAATATTATCATTCTCAACAATTATATGCCCTAAATTAGAATTCATTGTTTCATAATCTAGATAGAATTCTAAGCTTGATTCATTCATAGTTCGCCAATTAACACCATCAACACTATCTATTTTAATTATATCAGGTGCAAATATATTAGAATCATCTCTATTTATTTCAATTATGCGATCTAATGTTTTTGATACAATCCCTTTTTTAAATCCTAATAAATCTGAACAACATTCATCGTCCTTATAGCACATTATATTATTACTATGTGCGATTGATCTATTCTTTACACCACACATCCACAATGAGGTAATCTCACTTATCGAGTCTGATAACTCCTTCTTAATATCTTTCCACTGACCATCTTTTTCATTATTCATATTCGGATATAGTTCGGGGATTGAAGGAATTGGTTTTATTTTCCAATTGTGCCCTTCACTTCGTACTCTTAAAATCCATTTTACAGCATCTTTCGTTTGTTGGACATAATTTGAATCAAATCCAGAATAGTCTATAACACCTAATTTTTCCAAAAAGTTTGTTCCCGTGCGATCTTTACAAGACCACATTTTTCCTAGTATAAATGCTTTCATTGGATTATGTCCTTGAATCTTTGCTAGAGCTTCATTATAAATATATAATTGTCCTTTATACGCAGGAATACTATCTCTATTTCTAAGAGTTTCAAAATCAACATTAAAATGTAATGTTGAATGTTTTACATCAACTACTACATAATAATAATCTTTACCTAGCAAATAGCCTTTATTTTTTAGTTCTGTTGATGATAATAGTTCATGATTAAATATACTATTAATTAGATCAGAACGTACCAATAAATCGGGACACCCATACGTATTATTCTCATAATCGTGTAAAACTGCTTGGAAAATAATTGGAATACCTTCTTTCATTAATTTCTTGGTATAATTAAAATTACTTACTTCTCTGGCTTGAAAAGATTCTGATGCTTGTACGATTTTTGCTTTGCTACTTAATAATTTTATTACTTCTTTTTCAAATACATTTCCTTGGTCCATTATGTGTTTAGTAAATTCATCTACATTGTCACTCTCACGAAATCTACTAATTGTACTTGAAGAATGCGGCTTTACTTTAGAAATATCAGAATCAATACTTGTAACATTGTATTCATTAAGCCAATCAATTAATGTATCATTTAGTAAATAGTTTCTTACTTTTGAAGCGGATACCATTTTAGACCAATCAATATCAGATTCTTTCTTCTTATTCTTTTTTACTATTTTATCAGTAGAATAGGATCTTTTTCTTTTTCTACTATCAATTTGTGTACTATTAAATACATCTACTTCATTTAATAATTCTTTAAAAATATAATGATATACATTGTTATTTAATGAAAATGTAAATTTAAATATAGATTCTTTATCAGATACAAAACTAGTTCTTGTTACTTTTTCCAAATAAATTTTAATATTTGTAAATTCATTATTTGAAGGAAAATTTTCTAATTCTTCAGGATACTCTGACTCACTTGAAATTAGATAACCATCTTCAAATATTAATAATTTATACAAACTTTGTTTATTATCTAAATACCAAGAATTACTTATATTTTTTAAAGTGCTATCAAACAACTTGTTTAAACATGGTATAATTTTTTCTTTTATATTAATCACCTTTGACATTTGGTATTCATTAAATTTAATTAATAAAACTTTAATTCAATCTTTTTGCAAACGAACGTCTATATTTAAAATAAAATAATATTAACATTTAATATATGTCTTCCAATTCCTTAGAAACACAAGATTTAGAATCTAATTCCTCAGGTGTAATTTCTAAAGTAACTACTTTTATTACATCCAAAAAAGGTATGTACCTATTTGCTGCTATTGTTCTAGTAGGTGCTATCTACTATTATACTCAAAATACTAAAAAAGAAAGTAATGAACAAGAACAAGATCAAGAACAACAATACCAACCACCTGCTGGATATGTGACAGTACCAGTTGAAATGTTACAAGGGTTACAACAACAACCTGGATACGGTCAAGCCCAAGAAGAGCAGTATGAAGAACCTTTAGATTTACAAACTCAACATACACAACCACAAGCCAACCAACAACAAACCAATCAACAAGCACCATCATTTAGACACAACCAACAAATCGAAGAAGATGATGATGAAGCTGAAGAAATTCAAGAACAAAATTTATCAAAACTTGAAATGGAAAGTATCCAGGCTCAGTTAAATAATATGCAACAACAAAGAGGAAACCCAAATAATGCATAAATATATTATATGCATAAATATATTATATTAATAACGTAAAATAAATTATTTAAAAACTAATTACTATTTTTTAAATAATGGAAAATTCAAAAACATTTTCTTTAGCATCAGGTAATGTAAATTCAAATGAATTTAATTTAGCTGCAGATATTGTAAAAAAACTTATTAAAACACCAGATAATGATGAATTATTACATCTATATGGATTTTATAAACAAGCAACAGTAGGTGATAATAATCAACCTGCGCCTGGATTTTTAGATTTTAAAGGTAAATCAAAACATAATGCATGGCTTGAATGTAAAGGGATAACCGTATTTGATTCTGAAATTAAGTATATAACTTATGTTAACGAATTAATTAAAAAATATGGTATTAATAATTAATTATATATGTTAAAACATTGTATGAATGCATATTGTTATAATAATATTCTTTACTAAATATTTTTTTTGAGTATATAGTACATTATAATAATAAACACAAGTACATATTGGTTATAATTTGTTACCCATTAAAATTACCACCACCAATATCTGAATCACCTCCAAGCTTTTTTTCTAATGTATCTTTATTAATAGATGGGTCAACTTTCATAATATACATTAAAACATAATATTTTGGTCTATTTTCAAGTGCTTTATTTTTACCTGTATTTCCAGTTTTCCCACCATGATTATGTTTACCAGTAGCCGATGTTTTTGTGGGTCCGCCATTATGGTTATACCTGGCTTTACTTAAATATTTAGTATTATTTACATTTTTACTCGTTGGTCTGAGATTATAAGAGTGTGTGTGGTTCGGTTCTGACTTTATTACATGAGTATGTTTAGGTAATTCGTTAATAGATAATTTATGTTTATCTTTACCTCCTTTATTTCCAATTTTATTATATTCCAATTTAGGATCATTATTATATCCTACGATAAATCTACCTCTTAAATCAGGCGTATTATTTTTGCCATCACATACGGCCCATCCTATAGGCGGTTTTAATCCGTTAAATGCAATAACTAATCCTGTTGGAATATAGTTACATGTTCCAGTTATTGATAGATTACCTTTCATTTGTATATTTCCTGGAATAATTAAATTATCTTTATATTGTAATATTTTAGATATATCTGATAAATTTTTAATCGACGATATATCTACTTTATAAATACTATTTATTTGATTTAATATTTCATCTATATTAGACATTTTTTCTATATTATTTTTATTACATATATTTTCATATTTTAAATAAATAAAAGTAAAAATTAATCCAAATAGAATGTAATCATTATGTTCTGAATTCATATATATATATATATATATATATATATATAATTTAATAATATTTTATTTTTTAATAATATACATTAAAACATAATAAGGTGGTCTATTGTCATATGGTGTATTATCACCTGTTTTAACAACATTCCCTCCGTGGCTATGGTTACCTGCATATTTTGTGTATTCTGTGCCTCCATTTATTGTTCTTCTAGAGTTACCCTTCCAGGGATTGTTGATACTGCCTCTACGGTCTTTATATCTGCCAAGAGATATATTATGTGTATGTTCACCGTCAATTTTAATCGTATGAGAATGACTTGGTATGTTATCTATAGTTATTTTCTGTACATTTGTTCCACCTGTATTACCAATTTTATTATATTCGGATTTACTTTTATATCCTACTATAAATCGTTCTCTTAAATCGGGTATACTTTTGTCAATTTTACCATCTTTAGTACCATCACATATATTCCACCCAATAGGTGCAACCTTGCCTGTAAACTCAATTATCGAACCTTTTGGTAAATAAGCAAGAGTTCCCTCTAATGTTAAGTTACCTTCTATCCTAACATTGTAAGGAATAGTTAAAGTATTTTTTTTGTCTTGATTATCTTTTCCTTGCAGTTTTAAAACTATTTGTGATAATTTTCTAATAGATTGAATATCGTTACCATACTTTTTATCTAGTTGATTAATAATCGTATCCGTATTAGACATCATTTCAATCTTTTTTTTATCGCAAAAATTTTCATATTTTAAATAAATTAGAGTTAAAAATAATACAACTATTATATAATAACGTATTTGCAAATTCATATATATATATATATATAAATAAATTATTTATTTCTTCATAATATACATTAAAACATAATATGGTGGTCTATTCTCATATGAATAATTGGATCCGACATATCCAGTTGATCCACCATGGTTGTGTGATCCTGCACCAGATGTTGTTTTTGAGGGGTTGCTTTTAGTCATTGACTGAAAATCGTCATCCGAACTACCATCTTCATTTTCACTAAGATTAAATGAATGTCTATGGTTGCCGTCATTTATTATTTTGTGATCATGGCTCGCTAATTCTTTAATAGATAGTTTATGTTTATTTTCACCGCCTTTGTTATTAATTTCTGTAATTGATTTAGTATGTCCAGTTATGAACCGCCCTCTTAAATCAGGTGTTCCATTTTGACCATCGCATATTGCCCAACTTGATGGGGCAACTGTTCCATTATATGCAAATATAGAACCGGGTTGTACATGTGAAAATATACTATCAAGTGTTAAATTACCTTTGATTATTACATTGTTAGGAATAATTAAACCATCTTTTGTTTGTAGTATAGTAGACATCTCGGCTAAGTTTCTAATATGTTCAATATCTTCTTTATATATTTTATTTATTTCAGCTTTAATATCGTTTGTAGCTTTAGCCGCTGCAACTTTATCATCTGTACTAGACATTTTTTCTATCGTTCGTTTATTACAGGAACTTTCATATTTTAAATAAATAAAAGCAAAAATTATTATAATTATAATATAATGTTCTAAATTTATATTCATATATATATATGAATATAGATTTATTAATATTTTATTTTCATTTTTATTTTTTTCTATATCATTATTATTCTCAAAGCCAACAATAGTCAAACCATACACATTTGTGTGTTTTATATTTATAATTTCATAATATATGTCAAAACATGGTAAGGATTTGATATACCATGCCCCCAACCATATCCTTCGGTAGCATGAGTATGTTTGCCGCCATGGCTTGTAGAAGTGTCCACATCCTTGTAGTATGGACATCCTCTTCGATATTTTGATGCACCACGATCGCCGCAACCAGCATTAGTACCTTTCTTATGTCCATGAGTATGATTACCAGCTTCACCGTGATTATGGGGTGCCAGTTCTCGTTTATCTAATATTGTCACATCGGTACCAGCCATATCGCCAAAAGAATGTTTAAAAATATAACCTTTATCAGACCCTCTTTTATTACCAGATAATGTATCTTTATTATTTGAAATTCTTTTACATTTAACATTATACTGAGTAGCACCACCATGCCATGCATCAGTTTGTTTAAATCCGGTATCATTCCACATTCTAATAAATCGACCTCTTAAATCAGGTGTACCTTTTGTACCATCGCATACAGTCCAACCTTTGGGTGCAGTTATTCCATTAAATGCAATAATTGAACCTGTTGGTAAATAATTAAATTTACCTTCTACTGTTAGATCACCTGGAATAGTTAGACCTTTATCTTGTAACTTTTTAGATACATCAGCTAAATTTCTAATAGCTTGAATATCTGCCTTGTATATTTTATTTATTTGTTCAGTTATTTGAGATGGAATATCTTTTGTATCAGTCATTTTTTCTATATTATTTTTATTACATGAGTTTTCATATTTTAAATAAATGAAAGCGCATACTAATATAATTACAATATAATCACGTGGTTCTAATTTCATATTCATATATATATATATAATATTTTATTTTTTGTATATCATGATTATTCTCAAAGCCAACAATAGTCAAACTATTTGCAAAGCAAAAATATGATGTGTTTATATTACCATCAATTCATATGTTTATTAATTTTTTTAATATTTATTTATAGTTTCCAAGTTCAGTATTTTTATATATACTTTTGTTAACCGACATTCACTTGAATGAGCCTACCTGGTATTTTAGTCCAATTACCTCCTCTACCATTACGGTAGAAAATATCATTAGCTGAAGAAATACCCCAAATATGATTCCCATCACTACTTACATTTACAAATTTGAGCTTACCTGGTATTTGAACCCAATTACCTCCTCTACCATTACGGTAGAAAATATCATTACCTGAAGTAACACCCCAAACATGATTACCATCTCCACTTACACTCACTTGTTTGAGTCCACCAGGTATTTGAACCCAATTACCACCTCTGCCATTACGATAGTAAATATTATCGCCATTATTAACACCCCAAACATGACTACCATTACTACTTACACTAACTTGCTTGAGTCTTCCAGGTATTTGTACCCAATTACCTCCTTTACCATTGCGGTAGTAAATATTACCGCCCCTATTAACACCCCAAACATGATTACCATCACCACTTACATTTACAAATTTGAGCCTGCCAGGTATTTGAACCCAATTACCACCTCTGCCATTACGATAGTAAATATTATCGCCATTATTAACACCCCAAACATGACTACCATTACTACTTACACTAACTTGCTTGAGTCTTCCAGGTATTTGTACCCAATTACCTCCTTTACCATTGCTGTAGTAAATATTGTTAGCTGAATTAACACCCCAAACATGGCTACCTGTTGATCTTGATTTAGCAACTACATTTGGTTTAGCAGCTACCTTTGGTTTAGCAACTACCTTTGGTTTAGCAACTACATTTGGTGCGATTGAGACAATTGCAGGAGCTGGACGAGAATTAGCATTATATATATCAACTTTCATAATGTATGTTAAAACATAATATGGTGGTTGATTGTTATGTCCCCAATTTGCACCTACGTTTGCATGAGTATGCTTACCTGATGCCCCTGTATTCAGAGTTTGGTACCCATTATTCGCTGCTCTACGATAACATTTTGAATTATGTACACAACTGTCACCACTACGACGAGATTGTGTATGTGTATGATTACCAGCTACACCGTGATTATGTTTAGGAATCTCATTTGTAATTAATGCATGATGATCTGTACCTGCTGTCTCTCCAAATTTATGTTTCAAAATACGACTTCTTATATCACTTCTTGAATTACCAGCTATCGTTTTATCATATGATACATTAATAGATGCATTTTTGGCACCTAATGTCCCACTATGCATTCTAATAAATCGACCTCTTAAATCAGGCGTACCTTGTGTACCATCACATATAGCCCAACCTTTGGGTGCAACTTCTTTATTAAATGCCATAATTATTCCCAATGGTAAATAATTAAATTTACCTTCAATTGCAATATCGCCTGGAATCGTTAATCCAACTTTATCTAGTAATTTTTGAGATATACTAGATAGATTTCTAATAGATTGAATATCTGCCTTGTATATTTGAGGTAGATACTTATTTATTTCAGTATTAATATCTTCGGTATTTGCCATTTTCTCTAAATTATTTTTATTGCATGAATTTTTATATTTTAAATAAATAAAAATACATATTAATAAAAATGCTATATAATCAAATAATTTTAATTCCATATATATATATATATGGAATTAAAATTTCTTAATATTTATAATTTCATAATGTATGTTAAAACATAATACGGTGGTTGATTGTTATGTCCCCAATTTGCACCTACGTATGCATGTGTATGGTTACCTGATGCCCCTGTATTCAGAGTTTGGTACCCATTCTTCGCTGCTCTTCTATAACATTTTGATTTATGTACACATCTGTCATCCTTACGACGAGAATACGTATGTGTATGATTACCAGCTACACCGTGATTATGTTTAGGAATCTCATTTGTAATTAATGCATGATGATCTGTACCTGCTGTCTCTCCAAATTTATGTTTCAAAATACGACTTCTTATATCACTTCTTGAATTACCAGCTATAGATTTATCATATGATACATTAATGGGCGCATTAAATTGTTTTGATGCTCCGCTATGCATTCTAATAAATCGACCTCTTAAATCAGGAGTACCCTTTGTACCATCACAAACAGCCCATCCTGGCGGTGCAACTGCTTTATTAAATGCCATAATTGACCCTGTTGGTAAATAATTAAATTTACCTTCTACTGTTAGATCACCAGGAAGAGTTATACCTTTAACCTGTAACTTTTTAGATATATCAGATAAATTTCTAATAGCTTGAATATCTGTATTGTATATAGTTTTTATTTGTGCCTTTATTTGAGATGAAATATCTTTTGTCTCAGTCATTTTTTCTATATTATTTTTACTACACGAATTTTCATATTTTAAATAAAAAAAAGCACATACTAATATAATTACAATATAATCACGTGATTCTAACTTTATATTCATATATATATATATATATAATTATAATTATAATTATAATTCTTAAATGTTTATTTATAATTTCATAATATATGTCAAAACATGGTAAGGATTTGATATACCGTGACTGTAGCTAGAACCTACATCTGAATGGGTATGTTTACCACTTTCTCTTGTTTTTTGTACTGACTCAGCATCAGGCTCTTTGTACAGCATGTAATTGGATTTATGACTCGCATTACCCTTACTTCTCCACTCCTTCAGAGTATTGTTGATATGGGTATGCTCCTCCGCTTCACCATGATTATGTTTAGGAATCTCGGATGTACTTAATGTGGTATAATCTGTACCTGCTATATCTCCGAAAGAATGTTTAAAAATAAAAGCATCACTTGATGTTCTTTTACCAGCAGATAATGTTTTCGTGGCATCTGAAGATCTTTTACATTTGACAGTATATTTAGTAGATCCCCCAAATTCAGTAGAGGTTTGTTTAAATCCGGTATCATTCCACATTCTAATAAATCGACCTCTTAAATCGGGTGTACCTTGTGTACCATCGCATACTACCCAACCTTTGGGTGCAGTTATTCCATTAAATGCAATAATTGAACCAGTTGGTAAATAATTAAATTTACCTTCTACTGTTAGATCACCAGGAAGAGTTACACCTTTATCTTGTAACTTTTTAGATATATCAGCTAGATTTCTAATAGATTGAATATCTGCCTTATATATACTACTTATTTGGTCCCTTATTTTAGTATCATCTGTATTAGCCATTTTTTCTATACTATTTTTATTATATGAATTTTCATATTTTAAAAAAATAAAAGCACTTATTAATATAATTATAATATAATCTTAATAATATTTATTTATAATTTCATAATATACAATAAGACACAGTAAGGGGGCATATTATTATGTGCTTGATTACCACCTGTAGCGTTCATATTATGTCTATGAGCACCGGTTGAATTTGTATTCCAACTCTTGAATCCACAATCACCCTGACCAAAAGAAGGCCCGCCTGGACATCCACGGAAATTAAAATCATCATTTCTAGTACCAAAGTTATGATGATGAGAGCCAGCTGATGATATATAATGTGTATGGGATGGCATTTGAGCTGCTGTTAATCTAACTGTTGCAGCCCCCCCTACACTTCCAATACGGTTCGTTGCATTATATCCATAAATAAATCGCCCTTTTAAATTAGGCGTACCATTTCTTCCATCGCATACTACCCAGCCTTTGGGTGCGGTTGTCCCCTTAAATGCAATAATTGAACCGGTTGGTAAATAATTAAATTTACCTTCAATAGTTAGATCACCAGGTACACGTAGACCCTTCTCTTGTAACTTTTTAGATACATCAGCTAAATTTCTAATAGCTTGAATATCTGCCTTGTATATAATATTTATTTCTTCCCTTATTTTAGTATCATCTGTATTAGCCATTTTTTCTATACTATTTTTATTACATAAATTTTCATATAGTAAATAAATTATAGTACATACTATTATGATTCCAATATAATCACGTGATTCTAATTTAATATTCATATATATATATATATAAATAAAATTATAATTCTTAAATATTTATTTATAATTTCATAATATATGTCAAAACATAATAGGGTGGTTGATTATTGTGTCCCCAATTACCTCCTGTATTCGAAGTAGTTCTTTTTAAAGTATATGGTGCATTATCACTGTCTTGGGCACCGTGAGCTCCACGAAGTGTGTTACCATGTGATTTATCATTTCCCCAATGTTCTGACCAATATGCATCAATATACGGATGATTATGTTTTGGCATTTCACCTGTAGCTAATGCTTGATGATCTGTACCTGCTATCTCTCCAAATTTATGTTTCAAAATACGACTTCTTATATCACTTCTTGAATTACCAGCTATCGTTTTATCATATGATACATTAATAGATGCATTTTTGGTACCTAATGTTCCACTATGCATTCTAATAAATCGACCTCTTAAATCAGGCGTACCTTTTGTACCATCGCATACAGCCCATCCAGGTGGTGCAACTGCTTTATTAAATGCCATAATTGACCCAGTTGGTAAATAATTAAATTTACCTTCTACTGTTAGATCACTAGGAAGAGTTACACCTTTATCTTGTAACTTTTTAGATATATCAGCTAGATTTCTAATAGATTGAATATCTGCCTTATATATACTACTTATTTGGTCCCTTATTTTAGTATCATCTGTATTAGCCATTTTTTCTATACTATTTTTATTACATGAATTTTCATATTTTAAATAAATAAAAGCACTTATTAATATAATCACGCGGTTTTAATTCCATATATAAAATTATAATCTTAATAATATTTATAATTTCATAATATACAATAAGACACAGTAAGGGGGCATATTATTATGTGCTTGATTACCACCAGTATTATTCAACCTATGTGCATGATTACCATCAGTACTTGTTCTCCACCGACCATTGAACCCTAATCGGTGATCACCCCCGCCACCCGTCATCTGGGAACCCGAACCAATACTAGTACCCTCCATCGAATAATGACTATGACTACCAGCTCCATGCATGGCATGGGTATGGGATGGCATTTGAGCTGCTGTTAATCTAACTGTTGCAGCCCCCCCTACACTTCCAAGACCTTTCGTTGCATCATATCCATAAATAAATCGCCCTTTTAAATTAGGCGTACCATTTCTTCCATCGCATACTACCCAGCCTTTGGGTGCGGTTGTCCCCTTAAATGCAATAATTGAACCGGTTGGTAAATAATTAAATTTACCTTCAATAGTTAGATCACCAGGTACACGTAGACCCTTCTCTTGTAACTTTTTAGATATATCAGATAGATTTCTAATAGCTTGAATATCTACCTTATATATACTGGTTATTTGGTCCTTTATTTTAGTATCATCTGTATTAGCCATTTTTTCTATATTTTTCCTATTATTAAAAAATAATCCAAAGTTAACACAGTTTGTTATAATAAATAAAACAACAATTAATATTATAATATTTTTTTCCATATATATTAGTCTATATTATTTTATATTATTTTTAGTAATATTAATTTAATTCTTAACAAGTTATCTAAATCATTGGGTAACGTTAATCGTATCGCATTATTATAACCAAATGGTTTACCAGATATTACACCCAATCCATTATCTAGTAATTTATCTACTACTTCATCTATATTAACAACATTATTAACAGGAAATAAATACATTGTTGTTTCTTTATTATCAGGGACAGTCCAACCTTTACTTTTAAATATATCACTCAACTCTATATTAGCCTGATTTAATATACTTAAATCAGGTGTAAAGTTATTCTCTAATAATTTATAACAAACCTCTTGACTTGAATTGGGTGCACATGTAAATATACTTGATTGTAATTTTAATAAATTATTTATTATTTTTGATTCGGATAGAACCCATCCTACCCGCCATCCAGGCACAGCCCAATATTTTGAAAAACTTGATACTACTATTAATTTCTCATATTTACTATTTAAAGCATATGCATAACTAGTTATATTATTCGTCAAAGGCAGATATACTTCATCTATAATTATATATTTATCATATTTATTTGCTAGATTTATTAAATCTTCAATAAATGACTGTTCGTATAATAAACCAGTTGGATTATTCGGTTGACAAATAATAATTCCATTTACCATATCACCATTTGATATAAAATGTTGTTCTATAGTATCTATATCTAAAGACCAATTATCATCAACACTTGAATTGATAAATATTGTTGATCCATTATTTATTTCTATCATATCTGGATATGAAGTCCAATACGGTATTGGTACTAACCATTTAGAACCAACTTTTGTTAATAATTTTAAAGCCAAGTATAATGCAGATTTAGCACCAGATGTAATTAATAGATTATCCTTATTAATATATTTTATTGAATGTTTATCTTTATAATATTCTAATAATTTAGTTATTAAATTTAGATTTCCTTTCGCAGTTGAATACCCCATTTGTTCTTCGAAATTAATATTTTCTAATTTAGGATACCATGACGGTACACCAATTGCACTATTTATAATATTAATTCCTTTAGATTGCATTTGTAATATTTTAGAAAAGACTTTACCCGTTTCGGATTCTTTAATTTTTTTACCTTTTGGATGTAAAATTTGTTCTTCTAACTTGTTTATTTGAAATTTTAATTTATTAATTGTATCAATTGATACCGGGTTATATTTAGCTAGTGCATAGAATAAATCCCAACTGTCATTAATACTATGATCTTTAATTTTAACTAATGATTTGTAACCATCTGTATCAACTAATGTATTGTTACAATCAAGTAACTCTAGAGTTCTTCCTATAAAATGTGTTAAAAATTGTGAATTAGCTGTTAACGAATCATGTTCTTGAGGTGACATTTCAATCATAGTACATCCTTGATTTTCCCAAAAGTTTAAAAATATAGTAATACAAGTCTCACAAGTATTATCTATCATGTTCTTCCAATAAACAAAATTCTTATCTTTCCATGAAAATTTAGCAGAATCAGGTCCGAACATTGGATGAGTTAATAAAATATTACAATTCTTTAGTTTATTACTTAGAATTTCAGATGGATAAACTTTAACTGATAACACATCAACTACAAGTTTATCTTCCCAGTAATCTATAGGATATGAATCTACTACTTTTTCAAAACTTAATATAGATGTTGCGATTATCACTACATCAACATTAAGTTTTATAAATTCATCATAGTTTAAAAATGTTACGCCAATCTTCTTCGATTCATCTGTATAATTAGATCTACTTGTAGCATATACTTGGAAACCATAATTTACCATTTGTTCACCAATGAACTGTCCAAATCTACCAAATCCAATTATACCAACTTTTAATTTATTTATTTGCGAACTATTAATATTATCAAACTCTAAAATAGGAAACTCGCCAAATAAATTAAATGACGGTATTGTTTCTGACAGACTTAAAATACTATTTCTATTATATTGTCCTTCTATATAACATATATATGAAAAAGTTTGCCTATCTTCACAATGATATGGTTTACTTTCTATTTTTGTTATATTATAGTTATTTTCTTTAAACTTTGCTAAATAATCATATAAGATCCCCATCTTATCTTGTGTAATAATATAACCACTAAATTTATCGTGTATAATTTTTAAGTTACTATTTAATATTTCTTCATGATACATACGATTTTTTTTCAAACTAATTAAATAAAATCGCGCAATATTATTTATACAACGTTTAATTGCGCGTGGATGAGCTATTACAACTTCATTAGTTGAATGTAAACTATCGCATGTCTCATATTTAAATTCACAGTGAATTTTAACGTTATAATTATAAAATAAATCATAATTAACAAAAGTAGATTCGTCAACTGAATTCTCAATTGGTAAAACTGCAAAATCAATTTTATTATTATTTAAATTATCAAAAATTTCTTCAAAATTATTATATCCAACGGTTTCAATATTATTATTTAAATATTTTTTAATTACATTATAGCTATAGCAATCTTTTATACATTGGTATCCAATTTTCATAATATATACTTTTATCAATATATATTTAAATAATAATAAATAATTTATAATCATATACATTTCAGTCAGTATATTTGACTAACTATCATTTATAGATATTATACACATGTGGATATTTACATACTGTAAAATATGTAATTATAATATCTAATTTAATATAATGAGTACATTTAATAAAGAACATTATAATTCAGGCGATGGTATGCTGACCGCAGTATGGGGACCACCACTATGGCATTCTTTACACACTATCAGTTTTAACTATCCTATTAAACCAACTAAGGATCAAAAAGATAATTACTACCAATATTTTAAATCATTAGAACATGTATTGCCTTGTAAATATTGTCGAGATAATTACAAAGAAAATTTAAAAACTCTAAACTTTGGTAAAACTCATTTTAAAGATCGGGATTCATTATCAAGATTTGTTTATAAACTACATGAAATGGTAAATAAAAACTTGGGAAAAAAATCTGGATTAACTTATGCTGATGTAAGAGATAGATATGAAAATTTCAGAGCAAGATGTTTAAATGATGATTCAAAAAATACTCCAACTGTTAAAGATTCTAAAATAGAAAAAGGTTGTACAGACCCTTTATATGGTGTTAAATCAAAATGCGTGATGAATATAGTTCCCAAAACTAGTAAAAAAGAAACACTAACAATTAATGAAAAATGCAAGATTAAGAATAAAAAATGAAAATGTTAACTATTCATTAATTAATATTTATTAATTAATGGAATGTCTTATTAAAGATAAAAATAATAAAAAAATTATTATTTGGACATTGGATGGATCACCAAAATTTTATCAAGTAGAATTTAAACAATTTGATATTACATCAAATTGCTCATTAAGAATTATTTGGAATCGCCCAATTAAAAATATAACAACTAACGCATTAACCATCAAAATTTGTCATTCTGATGTTTTCTTCGAAGAAAAGACAATAAGTGTTAATCAATTTATGATTGAATCACAAGAAATATTGGATGCATTATTTAGAGATGTTAATAATAAATTAATACTACAAGGATTAACTATTGAAAAATCAAATAATATAGTTAATAAAAAAATAAATAAGTATGTAAATAAGATTATTAAATATATTAAAAAGAAAAATATTAAGAAAGAAAATATTAATAAAATATAAATAAAATATAGTTCTAATTATATGGGAGACAATACTCTAATGACACTCTTTCTGATATTTATTACAGCAGGTATTAATTTCGGACTATTTTTTAATAATAAAAATAATATAGAAAATGTAACAAAAAGACTCGCTAAGTTAGAGTCAAAAGTGATGGCGATTCGCAATAACCCAATAACTACTAGTAATGAACCGATTCCCGCGAAACCTACCATAGCAGAACGAGCAGAACTTCGAAAGAAACTTACAAAGAAAATCATGGGTAACAACAGGTTAAAACCAAGAAAAAGTCTAGTTATGGGTGCGCTGGGTTTCCGTTAGGAATTTGTTTTAAGATAACAATGTGCGTACATTTATAAGTAAAATGATTGAATCTGTTAGAAAACACAACGTGCACTTAATTTACTCAACTATCATCATATTTCGATTCGTTTCACAAAAGGTGAACGTGGAAATCATATTATAAATTTGGTTAAAGATAATTTAACATAATTTATAATGATAATTTACAATAACATAGAAAAATATTTGAACTCTAATACAAAAAAAGTATGGATTATTGACAAAAATATTTTTGAATTATGGAATAGTAGAATCAAACTTTTTTTAAATTCAGATAAATATTTTATTCTAGAATCGACCGAATCTAATAAAAATATGCTATCATATCAAGAGATAACTACTTTTCTTTTTGAAAATAATATTGACAGAAGTTATACAATATTTGGTTTAGGTGGTGGTATTATTGGAGATATTACTGGATTTGTTGCATCTACATATATGCGCGGTATTAAACTTGTTCATGTACCAACAACTTTGTTATCAATGGTTGATTCTAGTATTGGAGGAAAAACAGGATTTAATAATGTATATGGAAAAAATATGATTGGTAGCATTTATCAAGCAACTGATATTATCATAGATGTACAATGGTTAGAAACGTTACCATTAGAACATAAAACTAATGGGATGGCTGAAGTTATTAAAATGGCACTAATAAAAGGTGGTAAATTATTTGAATTAGTAAATGATGCAGTTGCAAAATCTAATACGATAGATTGGCAATATATTGAAGAAATAATTAAACTATCTGCTAATTATAAATTAGAGATTATTAAAGATGATTTTAATGATATTAATGGCGATAGAGAATTATTAAATTTAGGTCATACATGGGGACATGCAATAGAATTATCACAAGAAATATTACATGGATTTGCTGTTGCTGATGGGATAATTGAAGAAATGAAGTATTCAAATTATTACTATAATTACCCATCATTATCTACAATGCAAATAGTATTAAATTTATTAAAAAAATGGAAATTATTACCAGAAACCAAAACTCTAAAAAATTGGGGTATCAATAGTGTAATATTATTAGACAAGGCAAGTATATTTTATTTATCCAAAGATAAAAAATCAGATAGATTAGTTACATTAAAAGATATTGGTAATTGTGTGATTGTAAAATGGGATATTGAAAAATGGAAATTTATAACTTGCAAGTATTTTAAACTAGAAAACAATTTAATCGACAAGAAAATCGAACAACATTTAAAAGTACCGCCATCAAAAAGTATAACAAATCGTGCTTTATTAGCTGCTGTAATTGCTAGTAATAATAGTAAAAATAAATTTATGATTAATGATATTTTAAAATCGGAAGATACAGAGCTAATGTTATCTGCATTAATACAATCGGGAATTAAATTAACTGAAGAAAGTAATAATAATGTTAATACATGTGTTATTCACCCGAGTGAGTTTAAACCAACTGGTACTTATTATTTAGGTAACTCAGGTACATCTGTTCGATTTCTATTACCAATACTTGCAATGCTAACTAAAGAAGACATTATTATAGATGGAAGTGAAGAAATGAGGAAGAGACCAAATGGACCACTTATTAGTAGTTTAAACAAATTTGGTTGTAATATTGAATCATTGAATTTACAAAGTAATGAAAACCAAGAAAAATATTGTTTGCCATTAAAAATCAAACCTGCTACTTTAAAATTAAAACTAAATAATAAAATAACAATAGATGGGTCATTATCATCACAATATGTAACCGGATTAATACTTGGTATTTCTTTTTTAAAATCATTATTTCCAAATAAAAACTTTATAATTGAAACAATAGGTGCAAGTACGAGTATGGGTTTTATAGATATGACAATTAAAATGTTAAATAGTTTTGGGATTATTGTAAATAATGTACCTAGTTCAGAAAATCAATTAATTACATTTGGTGAAAAGATAGATACCAAAATAGATACCAAAATAGATACCAAAATAGATACCAAAATAGATACCAAAATAGATACCAAAATAGATACCAAAATAGATACCAAAAATTCTATAAATGAATATAATATAGAAGGTGATGCAACAACTGCTTCATATTTATTTGCATGGTCATTTATAAACAAGTTTAAATTAACATTAAATAATTTAAATAAAGAATCATGTCAGCCGGATATAAATATTTTATTTAGAATGTTACCATTTTTTGGAAAATTAATTGATACTACAGATAAAATATCATTTGAACCTTTTGATAATATAATTATGAAAGATAAAATTATAGATCTAGATTCAAGTGATACTTTTTTAACATGGGGATGTTTATTTGCGATGTATAATAAGAAAGTAGAAATAACGAATATAGAAAATCAAAATTGGAAAGAATGTGCTAGAATTGATAATTTTATAGATAATATTAAACTACTTGGTGGAGATGTTAAGAAAACAAAAACTGGATTTAAAATAAAGACTGGGATAACTAATATTTACAAAGATACAATAATACCAACATTTAATGATCATCGTATGGCAATGTCTTTTAGTTTAATTGGAATGTTAAATAATAGATGTGCAAATAATATTATTATAGATAATCCACATTGTGTAAACAAAACTTATCCAAAGTATTGGGAAGATATAAAAAACATAGGAATAAAGATATTTCCTATTAATAAAACAAAACCAACATCTATTGTTCTAATAGGAATGCCTGGAAGTGGTAAGACTACGTTGACTAAAGAAACAAGTATTAAATTAAATATAGAGTATAGCGATACTGATGAGAATATAATAAGTAATTTTGGACCATTAAAAGAGTTGATAGAGAATAAAGGGTGGGATATATTTAGAGACATAGAAACTATGGAATTGTTTAATAGTATTGGGGATTCTAAAAAGTTAAAAATAATCTCAACAGGGGGTGGAATTATAGAAAGTGTTAAATCACGGGATATGTTAGAAAATTCATTAATAATATGGATTAAAAGAAATAATATGAATATATCCGATATATCCGACCGTACATTACAAGATACATATAAAAACTTGGAAATGAAAAGAAATAAATTATATGAAAGTTTATCAGATTATGTATATGTAAATGACGGAACACCACATGATTTTATAAAATGGTTAAAATTAATTATTATTCCAAATCCGATACCAAGTGTTTCATCCTTTTTGTGCAAGACCGATACAATATATGAACCAACAATATCTAACTGTATTGAATTAAGAGGTGATATGGTAGAAAATAATGGGCTCGATTTAATTCAGAAATTAATGATTATATATAATAGACCATGTATTTATACATTAAGATCAGTAAGTGAGGGTGGTTTATTTAAAGGTGATAACAAAGAGTATGAATCAATTATAAAAAAAGCAATTAAAAATGGTAGTAAGATAATAGATATTGAGGTAAATAGATCAAGTGAGATAGATGTTAATATATTAGATGATAAGATAAAGACAATCGGTTCAATTCATAGTAATGATAGTGTATATATAAGTGACAATTTGAAGAATTATAATGAGAATATTTTAAAAATAGTTACTAATGATCAAATATGTAACAATATGTTACATTCAAATCTTCCAAAGAATAGAATATTAATTGATAATTCTTCTGGTATATTTAGAACAAAGAATAATTATTTGACACCAATTTCTAGTAGCATATCTGAATCGACTGCACCTAATCAATTAAATTATTTACAATATTTAGAAAAGTCTTGTGCAAATCAACAGCAAAAATTTATATTTCTATTTGGTAATAACATTAGCGAGTCTCCATCAAGTTATATTCACAATCATATTTTTGAAAATAGTCGAACTGATAATATAAAATATATTAACTTTGAGAGTAATAACATTAATGACATTGTTGAAATCATCAAGAAACCTTATTTTGCGGGGGCATCTGTTACAGCACCGTATAAAGAAACTGTAATTAAACATATATGCGATCATCCAACTTTAGATGCGATTAATACAATTGTTAAAGTAGATCATAATTATTTTCATATCGAAAATACAGATACATTAGCACTTAAATATTTCAAAAAGAGTTTGCCTACATTTATATTAGGAACAGGTGGTGCAGCCATAGGTGCAATTAAAGCAACATTAAATAATGATGTAACATTAGTAGGGCGCAATAATGAAAAGTTAAAATTATTGTCAGAAAAGTATAATGTTAAAATGCTGTTAATAGATGAATTTAAAAAAATAGAAGAAGAACATCAAATTATAAATTGTATGCCACCCCAAGTATTATTAAATGAGTTTATAAATGACAGTACTTTTTTAATTGATATGACATATGGACTTCATAATTATGATAAAACCAATACTAAAAATATAAATGGATATGATATATTATATGTACAAGCAGCATATCAATATATAGAATGGTTTAAAGATACTGAGTATATTTTTGCTAATATATTAACAAAATACAAAACAGCAATGGAAGAATTTTTACATATAAAATATTATTAATAGTACGTCGTAAATTAGTTTCGTTTATTAATATTTTATATATAAAATTAATTAATATGGAATTTTCGACTGGATTTTTAAATAAATTATTAGAATCAGCAGTTAAATACTATAATGCCGATAGTGATGGAAGTGTTACAAATAAGATCCCAAATAAACTATCTAATATTAAATTGGCAATTGATACTTTTTCAGATGCTTTAATCTATGAAGCAAATAAAACAATGAAAAATGAAGTTGTATCAAAAGGCGTACCTATTTTACATGCTATTAATTTAGAAGGGAAGAATCCAGGTATTATATCCGGAAAAACAGAGAAAGATGATAAATATACAGTTCATAAAAAATTACAAGCAAAAAAAGACAAAACACCAGAACAAATAGAAAAGGCAATGGAAAAGGCACAAGAGAGATTAGAAATTAAAAAGTTAAAAAAAGAACAAAAAGATTTGGAAAAACAAGAGTTAAAAGACGAAAAAGAAGATATTAAGAAGACTAAAAAAGAGGTTACTGAGTTGAAGAAAGAAGTAAATAAATCAGCAAAAACAGCATCTACTTTCCAAGAAAAAGCACAGAAAGAGAATAATGAATTCCAAAAAAAAGAAAATCCATCACAACAAGAGAAGAATAAAATGGAAGAATTAAATAATAAAGCAAATGAATATGTAAATCATTATCAAAATCTATTAAAACAAAAAGAAGTAAAGGAAAATGACGTTAATACGAGACTAACTAAGATAAAAGACGATTCTGATAAGAAGAAAACTGCCCGACAAGAAAAATTAACTGCTAATAAAAAAATAAAAGAAGCAAAATTCATTGAGAGTAAGACTATAGCAGACGAAATAAAAAAAGAAAAGGAAGAAGATATTGCAGCGAACATTGATGAAAATGATATGAATATATATGATGAATTATTTGACTTAATGTTAGAATCTCAAAAAATAAAAGAAGATGATATTAGTGGTGGAAGTATTGTTTCATTAAATAATATAAAATTATATGAAAGTCCATTACCGCATCAACGACATATTGAAGCATTAGAAAAGAGTCAACCAAATGATTTATTAATACCTGCACTATTAGAGGGTAAAGAAATAAAAGGCGATGCTTATATAAAAATATTTCATGGACCACCAGGAACCGGAAAAACATATCGTTTAATGCAAGAGTTAATAAAAATCAAAGATGATAAGAAACATAAAAAAATATTAGTATGTGCACCAAGTAATATAGCAACAATGAATATGTATTATAGGGCACAACAATTAGGAATAAAGTCATCATTAGTAATTTCTAATGATAAAATGCCAGAAGATATTAAAAACAATGATATATTTAATGACAAAATAATTTTTAGTACTATATCAATGAGATTTGGAAGTAAGTTAAATAATGTTGCATTTACTACAGTACTTATGGACGAAGCAGCACAATGTATGGAAGCATGGGTATGGGGATTAATGAGACAAGACTTGAAATATATTTATCTTGCTGGTGATCAACATCAATTACCCGCACTTGTTTCAGAAGATGGTATTGAACTTAATCATGGTAGAAGTATGATGGCTAGATTAATGGCATTAGGTTATCCATCAGAGTTACTAAATACTCAGCGTAGAATGCATCCTGATATAGTAGCATTTTCAAATTATAAATATTATGAGAATAAGCTAAAAACAGCATATACTGAATTAAAAAATGGAAATGATAATAGTCCATTTGAAATTATAAATATACCAAGTAGTGAAGAACGTGTAGGTACAAGTTATGTAAATAAGGAAGAAGCAAAAAAGGTTGTTGAATTATATAAGAATTTAAAAACCACTTTTAATGATGTAATAGTAATATCACCATATCAGGCACAATGTAATTTATTAAAAGAATTACATAAAGATATGAATATACATACAGTAGATTCATTTCAAGGTCGGGAAGCAGATGCAGTAATTTTAACAACTGTTAGAACTAAGAATATGGGGTTCTGGCATGATTATAGAAGATTGAACGTAGCAATGACACGAGCCAAACACGTACTGCGAATTGTTGGTAATACAAAGTCTTGGACATCAGGTCCATTAAAAGATTTAATAAACTTTCATAAATAAATTAAAAACCTGATAATTTTTTACCCAAATTTGTTAACTTTGGTCTAGACATCTCAGGTACATCAGGAATATAATCTTCATGAACATTTGGTATTTTAGGAAATATTTTTGGTCTATGAGGACAATGACTGGTCATGTATAAATTAGTTACTGCATCGCGTCGTATTTGTAATACCTCATCACTACACCATTCTCTTGGGGTCATACACATGTATGTTACTAGTCGGAAATTTGGTTCCTTTCGAGTCTTTAATGGTTTCATACCACAATGTACTGTTCTACTATCCCATAATACTAAAGAACCTGCAGATGCTTTTATATTTATCCTATTACATCCTTTCTCCTTATAAAAGTCTAATTGTTCTTCATTCAATCTAAACCAATCATTATCTGATGTTATATCAAACTCTGTTTTAATATCGTGATGATATTTATGAGATCCTTCTAGTATAGTTAGTGTAGCATCACCTTCATTTATATTAAACCCTGTTACAAACCCTTGTACACATTCAAATTCTGGTCTAGTATATGCGGCATCAACATGATACCAATCGTCATCGTCATACCAACCATGTCCGGTTATTTCAGGAGGCACATGAAATGACATTGCATCAAAACTACTAATTAATTCTGAAGGTTCACATGACCATATTTTTGCAAATACATCACTTACTTTAGGGTTTTGTCTAATGTCCCAAATAAACTGAGAGTGACCTACAGAGAACGTTTGTAATAACATATCATGTCCAGGTAATAAAGAGTACCAAGATTCCCATGTATCTGGATCATTTCTGTCTACCGGAATATCCATATATGATGTTAGCTTTTCTATTGTATCCCATACACCGGTTTGCATATTAAAAAGGTTTTGACCGTCTATTATATTTGGAATTACCGCAACCCCATGCATATCAAGTTGTCTTTTAACATCATCTAGTTGACAATCATATGATTTATATACCATTGTTTTATCGTATTTGTTTAGTGTATTCATAGATACGCTAGTTACAATCTTATTTGAAGTTTCATTCATATTTATTATTTTATAATAAATATATATCTTTAAGACTTATTATTACTAGGTACATTTATTGGCACATATACGCATGCTTTAATATCATTTCTAGATTCATTGGGTGGAAATTGATTTATACCATTTTTATATAGAATCTTAAAATTATATGAATTTATTAACCAAGTTAACATGTTAAAAGAGTGAAATAATCCGGCATGTATAATTGATTTTTTATTAGTCGTAAATACATTTAATAAAGTATTAAATTCCATAATTTCATCACATATATTTGATATTTCTTCAAGTATATATCTTTTATTATTAAAATAATAAATAATTGGTTTGTCTAATTGATAAATCTCTTTTCTTAATTTAATAAATTTATCTTTGATATGTATTAAATTTTTACCCAACCCATTGTTATAAATAATAACTTTTTTCATAATCGGATAAAAAATATTATTATAAAAGTTACCTTCTAATTTAAAAAAATCATTTAATTTACTAATATATTTTATTATAGAATACTCTGCTAATTCGGGGGTCGAATCTGTTTCTAAATTATCCCAAGAGAATGGTATTAAATATGGTCTAATATCAATACCATTAATTTCTTTATTATCTAAGAATAAGTTTTTTAAATTTTGAGTATGTGGCGAATTTGGCCACAATTCTTGTAAATTAAAACCAGCCCTTGGAATTTCCTCAAGAAGAATTTGTTGTTCATTATCTAATTCTTTTTTTAGAAAGTCTTTAATATCAATATGATAATCTAAACTATTATTGTCACAGTATGTTGTGTTTGAATGGTCATCTGCTAACAGTATTATTATTTTATTATTGTTCTCTAAAATTGTTATACCGATACTTCCAGATATTAGCATTTATTATACACTATATAATATTTTTATATAGTGTATAATCATAAAATAATTTAAGCATTTAAGCATTTGCAACTGCCTCTTCATCCTCCTCGTCCTCATCATATTCATCTGATTCACTCTCATACTCTTCATCAGAATCACTATCAATGACAAGTTCTCTGTATACATCATTTGATTCAGACTTATCCCATGACTTCATTAGGGGTGAACTTGTATGATAAATCCACCATATTCGTGTAAGCAACTTTCCTAACAATCTTGTCATTGTAATTTGCTTTGTGTGAAAGAAGTAATGTTGAATGTGTTTTACTTTATCACTAAATATCATAACATCATTTCTAAGACTATCAATATCTTTCTCACTTGATAGTTTAATCAATCGATTCATCCCAATCGAGTTAAATACTTTAGAATCAATTCTATCAGGAAGATCAATTCCAATATTCTCAGATATAGTCTTTAGTCTTTCTAAACTTTTTTGACTGTTTAAAGTATCTGGTGCCAATAAGAACTTGGCACATGTTGTTTCTTTTACATTAATAAAATGAGATAGAAACAACGCAATATCAATTTGTGCCTTCTCTTTATTCGGGTCACTTGACGAAAATAGTCTTGTTAGTTCAGGAATTATAAGTGGTGCAGTAACACAATCAGTATCGTGTCGTAGTTGCCATACCATATTATTATGATTGATACAGTCAGATGTTACAAAGTCCCACCCATTACCTTCAGTCATTGTTTCTTGGATATCATCATAAAATGTTTTAGATACTTCATTAGTTACATTACTATGAAGAAAGTTAACTTTCAGATTATCCCATTGTGCATCAATCTTTAAACTCTTTGAAATCTTCGTTGCAGCTTCAATACTATAAATCATAGTGTCTGAACCTTTAACCATTGGAAAAGAACTAATGGATAGATTTTTAATTCTATCCCAAGAGTACCCAGCAAATACAACATTACCCTCTTTATCAAGTCCTCTACGTCCTGCACGCCCAGCCATTTGGTGATACATCATCGAGTCAAGTGTATCTTCAGTATGAATATCGCGTAATACAACTGTCGTTCTAAATGGCATTGATACGCCAAAAACAAGTGATGTATCACTGAATACAATAGCTAGCTTTTTTGCAGAAGCCAGTGTTTGAACTAATCTCAAGTATGGATCGGGTAGCCCTTTAACATATACACCAATACCTCTCCACAACATAACAATCAACCAATGGTATTCATCTCCTGTATTAGGAAAATATTTCTTTAACTTGGTAACCCATCCTTCAACAAGACCTTCTGTAAATAATTGGTCTTTGTTTAGAATAAAATCAATATGTGGTTCATGCATAGGTACTACTTCTTGTGTTTCTACAAGTGGTCCTTTATTTTGCATCATCATTTTTATTCTCTTATTCTCAGGAATATCATCAACTTTCTTCTTTTCATTTTCTTTAAAAACTTTCTTTGCTTTCTTAGCAAGTTTCTCTCGTTCATTAATAAGTTCAGGGTGTGCGTTATTTTGTGCTTCTTCAATCTGTTTCGAAAGGTCTCTAACAAGTCTCATACACGAAGTAGAGTTTTCCTGAAAAATAAGTGCAGGTGCTTTGTTATTTTCTTTTAACTTGAAGATTAGTTTCATCAAATCAACACTCTCATTTATAACTGCAGCTTTCTGATATCCTTCAAACAGATTGTTGATCTTCTTAATAGCTGCACCTTTATAATGTTTCATCATCTTTTCAATTAATTTTTTAAAATATAAATTAGACATATCCAATGTAATTCTATCATTTCTCGAAAAATAGTTGGAAGGAGATAGTTCATCTAGCTTTATAATACTACCTAATTTGATTGCAAAGTCCCAAATATCAGGTGGTGTTGGTTGAATAGACTTGTCTAGAATAGACCGATCTTCTAAATCAGATTTGCTTAGCATACCCAGAGGGTGTAATTGTTCTAATGTATCACTTTGACTTGAATAGACATAGCGCTGCAAGTTGAAGAATCGTTTATCACATGTAACAACCTCAACAGGCTTTTCGTTTAATGATTGGAACCAATCTTTTAGTTGTTCAACATTACCAATTGTAGCTGATAATGCAAGAAATGGCACATGTGAATATAATCTAGCAATGTGTTCCATTGACGAGCCTTCAGGTTTACCAATCATATGGATTTCATCGAAGATCAGCCAATCCCATTTAACCTTAATAAACGGAAGAAAACTTAGAATAGCGTCTGCAGTTCCAACTAAACATTTACTTCTATTTACAAGTTCAACTAGTTCATCTCTCTTGGGAATAGTTTGAAAACTCTGTGTAATAATAGGAACACTTGCGTCTAGAATTTGTCCCATGTATGAAGACATTTGCCAAGCTAATACATCAGTAGGGACAATAACTAATGTATAACCTTTAGTAACTGAATATCCTGAGATAACAGATTTACCTGATGATGTAGGGGCTGCTACAATTGTTGAAATATTATTATCAATATTATTAATAACTTCTACTTGAAAATTATCGAGCTTTGTAAACCCCTTTTGATCTAATGGTGGTTGATGTGAATGAAGTGTTGTCATCTGAAGCTTAACAATATCTAATTTCTCAATATGATCATTCATTTTTTGTAATAATGGTGCATATTCTGATGCAAGAGTTGCACTTAGTTGAAATTGACTATCTTTTAGTTTCAAATAAATAAGAGCAATCATGTTGATATTACTACTTTTAATAACATGTTCAAGTGTTTTAATTAGTTTTAAGTTTCTACCGTCTGGTGTAGATACTTCGGCGTTTAGTCCAAATTTCTGTATGCTTAACATATCTGCATCCATTTTTCTCTTATTTTTGGTATCAAAATTATTAATAATAACTTTTTCAGAACTAGTTAATTTCTTACCTTCATCTATTTTCTTCTGAATAATTGATTCTTTTGGTTCAATTGGATTCATATGATCCTTAATTTTACTAGGATCAAATCCAACTTCCATACCATAACCTTGAATAATTTTAGGCTGGTCAGTTGCATTGTGAATCTTTTGAAAATGACTATACTGCCAATTACCTTTCTGTTCTCTGTTGTGTACTACGGGTTTCTTTCCTTTACCCTTATATTTCTTATTATTCGCATTTCTAAATATAATAGACATAAAATAATATAATATGCGGTTTAGCACATAATATTTCAATTTTTATTCTTAGAAAATCTTTGCAAGATTTTCTAAGAATAAGCTTCTGAGTGTCTAAATCGAGTTTGCTTAGCAAACTCGATATGACAACTCAATTTTTATTTCAACTTAGATTTTCGAAAAAAATCTAAGTTGAACTAACTGTTAATAGGGTGTTCATCACTTTACATAGTATTGTTAAGAATCACTATCAATTTTTATTTTTAGTAATAAGTAATGGCAAAATATTGACTACGTTATTTCTACGAAATTTTATGATTTTATTTTTGTAATTAACTGACATTATAAAAGAAAGATTTTATTCGTAACGCTTCAGGATTAGACTATTATCATCAAGTACTGTCTGAACTCTTAACTGTTAATAAGTATCTCAAAGTTAGATTAATATGACCATTAAATTCTGACAATGCACTATTTATATCTTCATCGTTAGCGCCAATATTTAATTTTTTAATTTCTTCAAATTGTTCTTCATAATCGATTGAGTTATCCTTGTCAAATACAGTTGGTACAACAGTACCAGATGATACATAGGATGCAAATATTTTAAACATATCTGGGTTCGTAACATACACATTTAATAGTGTTTGAAAATCATGTTCTCCAAATAATCTGAGTGTTTCTAAATTCGATGCACTAATTACAGTTGCATCAATTTTAATTTCATCTTCAGGTATAGGTTTTGATAACTCTTTATCCACAACTTGGGGCGTGGTTGCATGTTCCGTAGATTTATTTTGAGAATCTTCTTTTTCAAATGTTACCTTTTTAACAGATACATAACCATGTTCGTTAAAAATCTTAATTAATTTATCTTTCAGCTCTTGAGACATTGTAAATACATATATGATTCTACTATCTTGTTCTGTAATAGGATAATCCTTGTCGTGAGTCATTGTTTGTGAATCTGTAATAAATTTTAATTCTACTATATTGCTAGAAAATCCTAGAGATATAAAAAGTTCAGTCACACACTGAATATTAATACTATCTTTATCATTTTCCCAATTAGGATGTAACATTTCATTCCTAATAGGATCACTATCACTTGCGTGTTTTATTCCAACTAGTTTATATATGATTGGCATTATTGTTAATATTATTCGTTTAAAAATAAGTTAATCAATTTTTATTCCATAAACCAATATTACACCATGTTTCCATTTCACCGAATGTAAAAATAACAGGCTTCTGATTGTCTAAATCGAGTTTTATACATTAATGATTTTATTATATGAAAATTCATTAATGTAGTTAAATGTAGTAAAAAGACACAATTATTGATATCTAAATGTTATTCAGATTTGCTAATTGAATATTTCCACCGTAGTGTATTTTATACATATATTATTAAATGAGTTTTTATTTATAGATATTTTGTTATATTATATTATATGATAACAGAACTATTTATTTTTTTCATGTTTCTACTACATTTTCAGTTAACTGAAATTATTCAATATCTTTATTACTATAAAACATTGTCTTCATCTATTATAGTTTCTAGTTTAAATAATAATAATTATCATGAATTAACTAGAATAATTACATCAAATTTATTTCATAATGGATTACAGCATTTATTAATTAATATGATTTCATTTATTAGTATCGGGATTCCATTAGAAGAATTTTTTGGTAATTATGATCAACCACACCAGTTTAATGGCATCTTATATTTGAAAGTTCTATTTTATTTAATGATATTCTCTGGAATTCAAAGTATAATATATCATTATATTATATATTTAATAACAGGAAATGAATATTTTAATCAAGTTCAATATTGTGGATTTTCTGCTGTTTTATTTGGATTGAATTTTATTACACAATTTTTAAAAAGTAATAGTATATATTATTCATTGAAACAAGTATTACAACACTTGTTATATATATATATAGTTATACCGGGTACAAGCACTATTGGACATTTAGCTGGATTATTAAGTGGTGTAGCTGTCATTAAAGTAATTGAACTCTAATCTATTAATAATTTATTTATCCAATAATGAATTTTATTTAGAATAATATATGGGTGTTTATCATATTCATTTTCTTTTATTAATAATGAATGGTCTTTATCTTTTGGAAGATAAATATCTTTTATTTTATTTGGTACAGTATTATAAAATTTAATAGATTGTTCGGGGTTAGTAATAGTATCAGATAATCCATGAAGTAAAAACAAGGGTGCATTAAATAAATGACCATAATCATTAATCCATAAACTAATATAATAACATTCACGTGCTGTATTTAATCTCATTTTATCATGATATGAAAATTTACATGCATCTTTTAATTCTAAATATTCCATGTTATGAAACTCAGTTTTCATTTTATTTGTTGTATTCAATGCTTTATATGTTGGTATATAATGAGACAAACACATTAAAATACTTATAATAACTGGATTGGGTTTAAGTCTATCATCTATCCCACATAATGGACTCAATAATATATATCCTTTTATTTGGGTTTCAAATTGATATTTAATATTGTATCTAATAGCTACCGCACCACCCATTGATTCAGCTATTATAAAAATAGGCAAATTAGAAAAACCATTATTTTTTAAATAAATAATTAAACAATACATATCATCTACTAAATCATCAAATCGATCAATACTACATCTTAAACCTTCACTTTTACCATGTCCGTGAAGTTCTACAGCAAATGATTTAATATCGCTTGATTTAAATAATCGATCCTTGTATTCAAGCGAATCTTCACATTTATATACTTCTTGAAAGTGACTACCTATGCCATGTACATGAATTAAAAGTGCTTTAGGTGTTTTAATATGTATACCTTCCAGAATATTTAAATTTAAATTTTTTAAATTCTTTATCATAAATTCTTTCATCTTAATATTATATATATTTTTACTTTAAAATAAGTTATTCTTTGGCGTAGTAATAAATATATCCATTATTTACTATTTTAGCTAACTCATTTAATCCAAGTTCAGATACTGACGCGTCATTGAATAAATACCATTTGTTATTAACTATACCTGCATATACATAATGACCACCAAATAAATTTCCCATGTGATAAACAATACCTGTTAATTTATAATTTTGCTTCCAACTGATTGGTATCATTATTTCTTGCGAATATTTAGACAATCTTCTGCCATTTTGCTGAAATCTACGCAACCAAACAATTAAATTATTTGGCCAGTGCGTAATTTCTTTTCTTTGAGATGCAATTCTTTTTTTATCACATTTTTCACAAAAATATTTTTCATCGCCGTCTAATTTTACTTTTTGTTTAGTCAATGCATAGCATTCATCCAAAGAGGTACATTCTCCATTTACATCTAACATCAATAATGTTGGTTTCTCAATAACATTACTTACAGTTAAACATGATAACACTTTACACTTTGTTGAAGTTGTCATATGAATTTCAAATATCTTATCAAGTACATTTCTATTATCTGGTAATACCTTGTTAATTTCAATATTTAGATAATCTAAAAAGAAAATAATAAATTCAGATGAATCTTGTTGTTGAGATCCAGAAAACATACTATTTCGATCTGCTGCCAATGTTTTTACAATTGATGGCGTAATAACACCCCCAGTACCATTGTGATATTCTTTTATAAACGTCGCTATTTTATCCAAAATATTACTTTTACTACTAAGTGATATTATTAGGTTACAAAAATCTCTATTATGAACAAGCATTTGTAATCCTGCGTTAAGATAACATGTATTTCCTATATTATTAAATCCTTTCATTACTATATATAATATTATTTTATTTAAAATACTTTTCAATATTTATATATTAAACGTTACGTAGTATTGTTAAGAAATCTTTCCAATATTTATTTTAAATCAATTATATTTACTACAGGGTATATTTTAAGTTTATTTTTTGGCAAAATACCATCAATTTTATCTATATTAATTAGAATTTTATGACCAAGTGTAAATTGTAAACTTTTATCAGTTGTTGATAATTCTAAACAACTATCATTTTTGACTTTGCTAATATGATAATCAAATTTCATATTATATAGTCTTAATTTTACAAATCCAAGTTCGCAGTCATTAATTGGTGGAACATATACTTCTATAGTATTATTCGAAATAATCTGATAAATATAAGCTTCAACAATATGAGTATTACTCTTTGAAAATAACCTTGTAATCGTATTATCCAAATTAATTTGTCTGTGAAATTTTTTTGTACAATTATCTAAATTATTTAATTTTAAACAATCAATTGATAAACTTTCACGTAAAGATGGATACGTAATATAAAAGTGTATCCAAGTATCTACATATCTTCTAATAGGTGATGTAAAATGACAATAATTATTAACATTTAATGTTTCATGATAGTTTTCAGTATTACTATATGTTGCTGCTTCGGTTTTCTTTAACAAAAACTTTGTTCTTATCTCATCAGAAAGAAATTCATACATATCATTTAAACTACTAGAGTAATGTCCACCTACAATATTGACGCGATAAGGTATTTTCTTTGTATCAGCAAATTTATTACCTATTGTTGTATTTGTTTTAATCATCCAATGACTTACTAGATCATGATAATCAGTAATCTTCTCCAATTTATTAGTAAATGCTTTTATTTCTTCTGCATGGATATGTTCGTGTGCATTATCATATGATAATTTCTTCTTATTAATAATCCAAGAAGGAAAATCTTCTGTTTTAATAAGATTATAATCAGAATCATAATAATAGAGAGTTGTATACGCAGGTTTCTTATCACCTTCAGATAAACTAGCTGTTAGAGTTAAATTTTCACCCCATAAATCTTTTCTAGAACTATTTAGATATAGTGTAGAGAATTGATTATTAATTTTAGACTTTAATTCATCTAATTTTAACCAATAATTTGGCTGAGCAATATGAACACCAACAACTGTTAACTTATCTTTTGTTACAATTGATAAACTATCATCAATATCTTCACAATTATCTGGATCAATACTAAAAATATTTTCAAAATATTCTTTTCTTGTAATTTCACTTTCTAATGGATTAATATCAGTACACAATAATCTTGTTTTCTTAGGATATACATTAAAATGATACATTAGTATTTGTTCCATATTATCATTATTATAGTTTCCAATGACTTCAATTATTTCACCAGTAGGTAATTTTTCAGACCATTTAGTAAACTTAAATTTAACTGCGATCTTGCCTAGTGTCTTGCCCCCGTACGCTATAAGAAAACTAGGAAGGTTTAATTCTAGAGGTTGTATTAGGTATATAACATTACCTTTTTTATTCTTACCAAATCTCTGAATTTGAGATGTAGAAAATGTTCCAACAAGATCTCTATTTCGGATTTTTGATTCTATAACATTAAAATTTTCATCTAATATATCTGAATCAAAAAGTTTAGGTAATTGTGTTTCTTGGTACTCACATGTAGTTGTATTATACAACCATGCTTTATTATCAAATAATTCATATTTATACGACATATACTATATATTTATGTAAACAGGTAAAATAAATCAATTTTTATATATAAGCTTCTGAGTGTCTAAGAAAATTGAATAAACTTATTGTTAAATAGTTGATATATTATTAATGAAAATTCAAATTACCAATAAATCAAAAATAAATAATCCTGTTGAATTTATTCCAAATAATGATCCAGCATTTATTAATTCTTTTGAAGGAGTTTTTGATGAAAGATTTTTTAAAGATGCAAATTTTATTCACTTGGGTGAAAATTATGAATCTTATTTAAAATATCAAGCTAGTAATTTAGATGCTTTAAAAAATTCTTTGAATAGTATAGATTTACAACTGGAATATATTTGGTTAATTATATTTAGAAATGAGGATGAAAGAGTCTCTACAAGCTTTGTAATAAAAACTAATACTAATAACGAAGGTTTAACTATATTTTGGAGAAAGTATCTGTCTAGAGCCGCAGGTAGTGGTCAAAATGATTTATTCTTAGTTAGAAATCATGAAAATGTACAAGAAGGATGTATTGATAAAATAAAAGTAAAGTTTACAGATTACATAAAAAATCCAAATCTTTTTTTAACCTCTTTATAAATTTGATTAAAGTATATACTATAAAGAAATATTTGTTCGATTTATGTCAAAAACCATAAATGGAAAATTAATTTGATTAGCTAGATCTCTAATAAATTGTCTAACATAAAATCCAGATGTAACATGTAATTCTAATTTAAGAGATATCATTTTCTTATCAAATAATGGAATCATTTCTTCCCATTGTTGAATAATTTTATCTTGTCTAAAATCATGTTTTATGTTAATATTCTTAATAGTGTATATTATATGATTAACAAATTCTTCAAAATTTGTTTCCTTTTTTTCTAAGATATCAAGTTGTTTTATTGTGACTGTATGTTTCGGTTTTTCAACTACAGAATTATTTTCTTTTGTATGTAACCAATAAGGTGTCCCATTTATAAGTATCGAACTATATTTGTGAAAATTTTGTTCAAATTCACAATTATAAGATTTAAGTAAAGTTAAGAGTTGTTTAGTAATAATATCTATATCAAATTTAGTTTTATAATTTTCAATAATACCTAATGGGTCATCTGTATCAGTCTGTAAACCAAAACAAATTTCAAATTGATATATTTTTTGAGAACTTCGATAGTTATCCATTTTCTTGCATAATTCATCGCCTAAAAATAACATTTGACCGCGCGCCATTGGATCTAATCTACCACAAAAACAAATCTTTTTTAAGTTATTTTCTTTTTTTATTATGTCTGCATAATCTTTGCTAGTAATTCCTGCCGGTTTATCTTTTATATAAATTTTTGATTCCGTATCTGTATTATTATTTGTATTAATATTCATATAATATTAATTATTATTAAAAAAAATTTTATTTCATCTTTTCTTGATTATACTTTCTTCTTATATTCTCTATATTTAATTGCATTCCATATAGCAAGTGCTTCTTCTGGACTATTTGCAACTTTATCTCCAAATACATGAGGGCTTCGTTTAATAATTTTTTCATTAACACGTTCTATTGACTTGACTAAAGATATTTTTCCTTCTTTTTCTAATAACTTGCCTAATAAAATTACTGTAAATAACAAGTCGCCAACCTCTTCTTCAAGATTATTATTATTATCATTTTTAATTTCATCAATCACTTCATTTAATTCTTCATTGACTGAATTAGTAATATCAAGCGGGGTCTGTTTCTTAATCCAGTGACATTTATCGATTGTTTTTTCAATTGTATCATTCAAAATGTCTATACTATTATTCATATTTAGTATAATTATAAAGAATAATTATATATATTTTCAATTTATTTAAGCTTCGCTTTCGATATTGATAGTGATTCTTAACAATACTATGTAAAGTTTGATATATAAAAATTGAAATAATCACTGCTCAAGTACAATATATATATATTTATGTCAGAATTAACACAAACAGATAGTAAGATGATAGTAAGAAAGGGGAATTATATAGGTGAAGAGCCCCAAGAGTATTTTAAGTTCAAGTATGAACCAGACCATTTTCAAAAGTGGGGTTTTAAAGCAATATCTCAAAACGAAAATATTTTAGTAACAGCACATACAGGTGCAGGAAAAACTGCACTTGCATTATATGCAATTGCAAAGTGGTTATCTGAGAGTGAAGATAATCAAGTAATATATACATCGCCTATTAAAACACTGAGTAATCAAAAGTTTAAAGAATTCGGCGAACACTTTAATGATGTTGGTATTTTAACAGGGGATGTAAAGATTAATCCAACCGCTAAATTACTTATTATGACTGCGGAAATTTTAAGAAATTCACTTTTACGAAAGACCGACGATAAGGTATATGAATGGAATTTTAATCTTGAAACTGTTAAATGCGTAATATTAGATGAAGTTCATTTTATTAATAATCCAGAACGCGGTAAAGTATGGGAAGAAATAATTACCAATTTGGATCCATCAATCCAATTAGTAATGTTATCCGCTACGATTTCAGGTGCAGAAGATTTAGCAAAGTGGGTTACTGATCTTAAGAATACAAATTGCCACTTGATCCCAACGCCATTTAGACCAGTCCCTTTACATCATTATTTATATTTTAAGGAAGGACTTCATTGTATAAAAGATAATCTTACCTGGAAAGAAGGTGAATGGAATAAAGTAATTGCTGGTATTAAGAAGATGAACAAAGGTAAGCATGTTCCGCATAAATTTAATATGAATCAATTATTTGAATGTATTGATTATTGTAGGCGAACTGATATTCTTCCAGTAAATATATTTATATTAAACAAGAGTCTAACAGAGGAAGTTGCTAGAAAGATACCTTTTAGTTTGGTAGATGCAATGGAATGTGCAGAGATTACAAAAATATGGAATAAGCATTTGTTAAAATATAGAGATATTTATCAACATACAAAACAATGGTACTTTTTACTAGATCTAGCACAGAAAGGTGTAGGTGTCCATCATTCAGGTATTATTCCTATCTTAAAAGAAATCATAGAAATTCTGTATGAATTAAAACTAATCAAGGTATTAATTGCTACAGAAACATTTGCGATGGGAGTTAATATGCCAACTCGAACTGTAATCTTTACACAGTCTACCAAATTCGATGGTAACGGTAAACGACCGTTAAGACCCGAAGAATATGGTCAGATGGCAGGTAGAGCTGGTAGAAGAGGAATTGATACATTTGGAACTGTAATTATTCTTCCTGAATCGGATATGCCAACAGAACGCGACGCCAAAATTATGGTAACATCTGCACCACAAAAGATATCATCAAGATTAGATATTGATTATTCTTTTGTTTTGAAGCGAATATCAAAAAAGTTGGAAGAAGAAAAGACATGTACGAGTACCGAAGATGTTGTAAGTTATCTAGCAAAAAGTATACAAAATACAATGTTAGCGAATGAATCTAATTTTAATACAATTAATCTGAGATCAGATTTAAATCTATTAATTGAAGATTTGTCAAGATTTACACATTTAGAGCATCATTTTGATAATTATACCGAGTATAAGATAAATGCCCTAAAACTAAATACACCACAAAGTATATTTATTAAGATCCCACAGAAACAACACAAGAAAATGTTAAACCAACAAAGGTCGCTTGAAGCAGAATTTGGAAAAAATAAATTAGTATTGGAAGAATGGTATCTACAAAAGCAGCGGATTAGTGATATTGAAATCCAAGTTAATTTCAGTAACATAAAATTTGAAGAGCAGATTAAAACAGTATTAGAATTTTTACAAGAGTCTAATATTGTTAGTTATGAAGAAGATTATAGTTTGACACCACTAGGGCGAATCGTGTCAGAAGTAAATGAATGTAATCCTATTATATTAGGATATATTATATCAAATGAATACTTTAACAAGTTGGAGTTTCCGGAGATAGTTGCATTCTTATCCATCTTCATAGCTGATAGTTCAGTTGATGATTCCTATGTATCGGATTTAGAAATAAGTAAGGATTTCGAAGCTATGCTAAAGGATATATCAAAGTTAGTAGATACAATGTTAATCCAGGAAACTGAGATTAATAACAAATTGCCTTACAAGTTTTGGTCAAATTGGGATGTACACTTGTCAATGTTCAATGTCATAATGGAATGGTCCAATGGCACATCTAAGTGGGCTGAAGTCCAACATCTATATGATACATTTGAGGGTAATTTTTGTCGAAATGTATTAAGACTAGTAAATTTAATTCGAAATGTCGAGAGTATTGCACACTTGACAAATAATTCCGAATTAATAAATAAACTAGATGGTTATCAAGAAAAACTTATACGAGATATAGTTATTATTGATTCATTATACCTGTAATTTATTTAACTTCGTCACTAATTTCGTCGCTAATTTCTATCTTATTTTTTTGAGTACTTGATTGAAAAAGAGGTATAAATGTTTTGAATTTATTAACAATTGTCAATATAGAATTTGGAATATCTTTAATATTAAATTTATTTAAATCAATTACTTTAATTATATAGTTATACAATTCTGGGCTAACTTGACCAATTAAAATCATAAATAATATACAATAAAAGAACGATTTTACAAGTTCCCATGCAATACCTAAGAATTGATTAAATATTAGAAATATTAAAATCATCATTATAATCATATTTTTACTTGTTATTTTCATTATATATTTTAATTTAGAAATTAATTTTAAATAATATTTTAAATCTTACTATAATTAATGGGAAGAGATTATTTGGTCCTTTATCAAAAGTATAAAAATAAATATTTAAAACTACAAAAAGAACAGTCTATGATTAATGAACAAGTTGGTGGTTCTGATAAGAAAGATGTGTTTTTGTTTAAAGCAGAGTGGTGTGGACACTGTAAAGGTTTTTTACCTGCATGGAATAAACTACAAGAAGAGAATCATTCAAAGTATAATTTTATTACATATGATAGTGATAAAAACAAGGAAGAAGTTACAAGTTGGAATATTCAAGGATTTCCTACTATTATGGTTAAAAAAGGAAATGAAGCAATGGAATATGTAGGACCAAATGAATATAATTCAGTTTTGTCATTTATTAAAAATATTTAATTATTAGAATAAATTTCGATAAAAGAATCAGATACAGTGTCTTCATTTAATATATTATCAAGGTAATCTATATCGGGTTTAGTATTTATTATTTTAATAATATTATCAATATTTTCGAGATTATTAATATATTTATCATTTGTAGTTTTTATTATACCAATAGATATATCCGAATCAGATAAGTTAAAATCTTCAAGTTCTTTTGTAAATTCTTTTAATTTTATTTTTTTTAGGATTGTACATTCATTTATTATTTTTTTAGTGTTGTTTAATTTAACGCTATTATTATTTCTTTTAAACAGATTAATCTTATTAATCGCAGATAACTCCAATAAATTTTTTAAATTATCAGAATTGAAACATTTTTCAGGTAAATTAAAATCTTTATAATAATCCGAAATTTTTATAATTTTTGTTTGATTATCACTCATTTAACAAAACAAAGGTTTTTTTATTATACTATTTTTAATTAAATTTTAATGGGTTTATTCTTATTAGCAAAGTATTACTAAATAAATTTATAGTATTTTTATTATTTTATTATACCTAAATTTTTTAAATCGTCCATAATATTATTAAACTGTTTATTTTCTTGTATATTCTTTGACTCGTACTTAGTTTGTTCATTTTTTAAATTATTATATTCTTCGAATTTATTTGGATCAACAGTGTCTATAAAATTCTTCTTAGGTTTTAAATTGTCAACAATAGATGTTTCCTCTTTACATCTTTCACTCAATCGTTGTTTAATCAGATTATCCATATCTGAAATAGGTTCATCTACTTGATAAACTTTTGGATTATCAGTAATATTATTATTATTAATAAATTCGTCTTTTAAATTATAAGTAGCAGTAGTTCTTTCAGAAAGTTTTTTAGAGTAGTTTGTAGCTATATCTGGGTTATATTTTTTATTTTTTATAAAAATATTCTTATCCATTATTAAATTATTTATATATTTTTTTAAATAATTTAATTATTTACGTTTATATGTAAAGGTTAGTTAGTAAATATATTAAAATGAATCTATATGATGTATTAGAGTTAACTCCCTCTGCGAGTATTAATGATATTAAAAGAAATTATAGAAGATTAGCTAAAAAGCATCATCCCGATAAAAATAAAGATATTGCTTCTATTACTAAGTTCCAAGAAATTTCAACAGCATATGAAATATTATCCGATGATAAAAGTAGAAAAGAATATTTAATGTTAAATATAGATAGTCAAGGTATGTTTCAACAGTTTCTAAATAACATATTAAATAATACGTTAGAAACTGAACATTTATCAAGATTTGGAATTAAAATAACCGAAATGAATTATGACTACCTAAAAACTAATTTATGCGATGTATTAAATAGTTTAGATCTGAATGAAGTAATTAATTTTTTTAAATCAGGTGAATTTCCGATAAAGAAATATGATTTTAACAATATTTGTTCAGATACAGATATTACTGAATGGAATGACGATGATGCCACCTATTTATCAAAATTACCACTAGAGTTACAAAAACACAATGAGCAAACGTTAAGAGTAAGTGTTGATATAACATTGGATAAATTAATAAATAAAACAATAGAATCATTGACAGTTAAACGTAGTATAGATGATGAATATGTTAATACAGACTTTTCTTTTAATTATAAATCACAATGGGTTATTTTTAGTGGCGGTGGTGATTGTGATTCTGAAACAGTAGGCGACCTAATAATAAAGATTAATTTACCAGAGAATTATGACTGGCAAGATAATTTAATAATATATCAACATAGTATAACATTGTATGAATATATATATGGAACAAATATATCTTTCAAAATAGGAAACCAGAAGATTGAATATAATAATTGGGTCCCTTCTCGAGAAGGAAATATTATAATGTTAGATAAAATAAATAAATGTGAGTTTAATTTTGCAATTAAATTTGTTTTGAATTACAATGATACAGAGTCAAAACGGTCTGTGTTAAAAGAATATTTTAATTAAATAATTAGATATCAACATTAGTTTCACTATTATAGAAACCAGCTAGAAAAGTTTGGTTATCCTTAAATTCAATTTTAAAACCTTCAGGTTTGTTTAATTTAGTAGCATTCTTTTTATCAAGAATAGTTTGCTGTCCATCTTTAAGATTCTCTTTCTTAAACTTCTCACTAAGTAGATGCATAACTTTAGGGCGCGACAAAAGGGTATCATCTTCTAGTTCAAGATATTTAGATAATAGTTTGGGAACAATTTGTTCTTTATTAAATCCACCAGTATTTTTACCATTTCGCTTTCTTTTTTCTTTAGAAGCAATTTTAATTTCTTTACTATGAAGTGTATGAAGGCGTTCAAAAATATTTTTTTGTTCGGTTCTATTTTTCTTAAGTCGTGAATTAACATCTTTAATCTTTTCATCATGTTCCTTAGAAAGTTCAATCTTATCAGACATGAATTCAAGTTCTTCTTTCTTAAGAGTTTCAAGTTTACTGAATTCATCTGAGAAAATAAACGTCTTCTTATTTTTCTTGGAATTTGTTTCAGTTTCAATAATGTTTTCAGATTCGTCGACGATTTCTTGAATTACCGTTTCACTTAATTTAGCTTCTGTTTTGGTAGGCGCCAAGTTCTTTGGTGCCTCAACAATCTCTTGAATCTCTACAATATTTGTAGTGGATTTCTTTGACTTATTTTTGTTTTTACCCATTATTATATGGAATTAGCATTCATATAGTATAATAATCAATTTTTTTGACTTGTATATATAGTATCTAAATTATTAAATTAGGCATTCTAATTTAATAATTTACAATTTAATCAAATGTAACTTCTATTTTTGTTATCTTTTTAGGTTCCATGCAACTTAATGTATTCATATTATAATTTTTAATTATTTTTTCTCTCATATTTTTCTTTGGTTTATTTACAGTTTGTATTTTTTTAACTTTCTTTTTATTTTTATTCATATCTTGTTCGATTTTATCAATAGATGTTTCTATATATTCAGTTACATTATTATTAATAAACCATTTAAAAAAATTTAGTTGACCAATTGTTGTGATCAAACAATCGTTCTCTAAAAAAAATGGAATTCTATCACCTCTACTGAAAGGATCAAAATATTTTTTATTCCATGCTTTTAGTTGAGATTTATACGATGAATGAACATTAAATACAGAAGTACTTTCGCCATCTTTTATTGTATAATTTATACGATTTTTTTTAGAATAATTAGTTACAAAAAAATCAATTAATCTTATTGAAATATTTCCATTTACAAGATCAACTAATTTTTCAGAATTTGATTCATCTGAGTAAAACTGTTCTATGCAATTTAATAACATATGTTCTTGCGAAGTTATTCTTATATTTTTGAAGATTTTTTTATTAAGAGACAAGTCCTCTTTGTGTTCATCTTTATGTTCTTCTTTCTTTTCAGAACTCATATAAGTAATATTCTATATTTGTCTTTAGATATTTACATTATTAATAGGAATAGTATCATCAACATTATCATTATTATCATCATCATCATTGTCAGAACTCGAACTGACGGTTGAATTTTGTTTATTATCAGATGACGTTGAACTAAATTTGGTAGAAGCATCAATATCTAAGCTATCATTTACCAATCGTAGATTACTCGTTTCTAAATCATTAGTTTTATTATTCGCATGATTAGAAGCAATAAATACGCAGTTCTCCGAATCAATTACATCATCGACTTCATCTTCACTATCTTCAATAAATCTATATTTATTAAGTTCAATAGGATTAAACGAAATTAATACAGGTTTTAAGAATATACCAAACCCATTTTTATTAATCCAAATAGCATGTACTTCGATAATCATTTTTACCCAACTATTTTTAGGAATTTTATCAATACCAATATTTGTTTTATTATTTAATTGTACGATTGTATGGAAATCATTATTTTTAATTAATTTAACTCGAACTATACCATTTGAAAATCGTTTATCATCTGAAGTTCTTATTATTTCTTGATAGTTCATCTCATCAGTATCAAAATTTTGAAACCATTTAGATGAATTTATTCGAGCATCATAAATAACTTTCTGATCAAGTTTATTTAAGAAAGTTGCAAATTCATTAACTTTCTCAGTTTTCTTTCCAGTAAGTGGTACATCAAGATCCCAATGATTTCCTTTTTTTATAGGATTATTAATATTTATTAAACTAGGTGTTTGTATTGCTAAATTTCTAAGCGTATTATTATCCTTATATTTTAAGAATATAACAGTTTTATTAGAATTAGATTTAATATCTTTATAGACAATATTATCAAAGTTAATATCTGAAAGTTTTAAAGGTGTATTAAAAGTTTGCATAAATTAATTAATATAGTCAATTTCTATTTAAATAAATATTTTTCTAACAACTAGGTTAAGCATATGTTTAAGCACTACTCTTAGACTTGGTCTTCTTAGTTACAGGCTTCTTTGTAGCTTTAACTGGTTCGTCTTCACTATCAGAATCATCTGAAGAATCTGAATCATCAGAAGAATCAGAATTATCAACTACCTTGGCTGCAGTCTTAGATGCAGCCTTAGTAGTAGTTTCAACTTTAGAAAACACAGTATCCTTTACAGTTTCCTCTTCGTCATCATCGAGGAAAACATTTCCTTGTAGATAACTTTGAACACCTGAATTGTTATTAGTCTTGGATGGTTCGACCTCTACCTTGATAAGTTTGAAAACAATTCCATATCCCGGATCCTTCATCTTAGATTGATGAGCCCACATCTTAACAGGTCTGAAAAGACATCTGAATTTAGACATGTAGTTAACATGCTTGGCAAAATCAGTTACAGTTTCAACAGGCATTAGTTCTCTAGCACGTTTACCATCTACAAGTTCAGAATTCCAAACTTCAGTCTTTACAGTGTTATCAGGCCAATTAAGGTCAAGTTTAATTTTCATGTATGAAAGTTTTTGAATATCGCCTTCATCACATGGGGGAAGTCGAATAGTTGGTTGATAAGTATACTTCTTGGCATTCTTACCAAAATTTTCTTTCTTAAATTCTTCGGTATCATAAGTGGCATCAATTTTTGCAAATTCATCTGCCATTTTCTTAATTTCAGGATCTTCAAGATCAATAGGTACTTTAACAAATGCTCTATCCTTATCTTCACTGTAATAGTCACCAAGAGTTGGAACACCATAGGTGGTCATAGTAATCCAAGGACTTTGAAGAAATAGAATTTTATCTTCTCCTAGAGTTGGATGGTTAAATCTTGGGTATGCAATTAATTGTCCCTTTGAGCGGTCGTTTTCTTCTAGTTTAGTAAATGTAAGACGACTAGCTTCAAATTGGTCATAAGATGTTGTATAGCTTTTAGTATTATTAGATGACATTAAGATATTATAAAATTGGTTTCCAAAATGATATTAAATCAATTTTTATTATATATACTATTAGTTGAGTATATGATGCAAATACTATAACATTATATACTGTATAATTTAACATTATATATAATATTATTATAATTTAAAGGAAACTTGACCAATATATTAATATGACTGAATTAAATACATGGTGGCACAATAAGGGCATAAATCCATATACTAAAAGAAAAATTAAAAAGAATAGTAAAATTTTTACCAAGTTATTAAAGGATTGTCTAATTAATGAGTCTATTAATGATAGTTATCATAAATTTCGAAATAATAAGAAAGACCCATTAATTCATATGAATTTACCATTAATAAAAAATAAACCATTATTTGAATACAAGTATTGTTGGGAACCTTTAACCGGTGAAATAATATCCATTGATCCACGAGGTCCTTTATATTTTGATCCGGATACTTTAATTTATTATTTTTATACAAATAGATTAAAGTACTTGTGGGTCGATAGTGTAGATGGGTTTACCGGAAGTTATGGTGATGGATTAGGAAATGGTCCTAACTTTTATATTCATGGACGTGGTTATTCATTACATTATTATTTATTTAGATTACCATTATTTGATGCTTTCTGTGATAATATTTCAAACCAACAAACTACTGTAGCCCCAATATTGAGTTTGGAGGATATAACACTAATATACAAGTTAGCTTGTCAATATAAAAATAATTATAAAAAGATATATGGAAAAGATAGACCAAATTTAATTGAGATATATAATTTATATAATAAAGCAATAGAAAAACCACAAATAGATGAAGAGATACTTGATATTCTTCGCGGTATTAATGGAGATAATATATCATTAACAAATGAAGATATAGATACAAATACATTCTTATTAAATAAAATTGCTATTGATGCATTAAAGATTATTTAATATACTATTGATTTCATCATTATTTAATTGATAAAAATCAAAATCGCTACTAAAGAATTTTGTTTTTGGTCTATCATTATTTATTATAAACTTTGTAATACTGTTCATAACTATAGAAATTCTTAATTTACATCTATATGATGAATAATTTAGAACATTCCACAAATGTTTATCATATGAAATATACATATTTTTTTTATGATATTTCTTGGGTTTAGTATCTTTGGTAGATGAATACATACTTACTAATTTATTTTCTATTTCTAATAATGAATATTTATTAGAGTTTAATTTTAATACCGATAAGATATCATCTTTCCAATAGTATTTGATACTACTATGAACTACTTTCATTATTATACTATACATTTATAAAGTAATGGTAAAATAATCAATTTTTATTACACGAATGCATTTGTTAAATAAGTCACACATTTATATAAATAAATATTCATATTATTTGTCATAATAGATTAAATCACACTAGTATGAATAATTGAATAACTAATATGTTTAAAGGTTATAATTCTATAATATTAAATGGAAAACAACTTTGAAAACAAATCTGAGAATATATCTGAACCTAACTCTGGATATAATTCTGAAAATAACTCTGAAACTAATTTTGAAAATTTAAATTTATCTGAAAAATTAATTAAAGGGGTCTATATTTATGGTTTTAAAAAACCATCTAAAATTCAAGTGAAAGGAATTCAGGCGATAAATACTGGCAAAGATTGTATTATTCAATCACAGTCAGGTACTGGTAAAACTGCAACTTACTTGTTAGGAATATTAAATAAAATTGAAGAGAATGATAAATGTCAAGCAATTATTATTACACCAACCCGAGAACTTGCAACTCAAGTTTTTAAGGTAGCAAATGAAATTTGTAAATTTAATAAAATAAAAGTAGAAATATGTACTGGCGGTACTAGTATAAATGAAAATAGAAGTAATTTAAAAAAGACAAATCTAGTAATTGGAACAATTGGTAGGATTAATCACATGGTTCAAGAAAACAGAATTAATATATATAATGTTAAACTATTAGCATTAGATGAAGCAGATGATATATTAAGTGAAGGTGTCAGTAAAGAACTAGGTATTATTTTTAACAAAGTCCCATCAGGAACACAAATTTGTTTGATATCAGCAACTCTATCAAATAATGTATTTGAACTATCTAACGAATTTATGCACCAACCTTTAAAGATTCTATTAAAAAAGGATGAGATTCCTGTAGATTTAATTAAACAATTCTATATTGATGTCGAAATTGAAGATTTAAAGTTGGAAGTATTACTAGATCTATATAACTTGATCTCAACCTCACAAGCAATTATATTTTGTAATACTATTAGAAAAGTTGAATGGTTAACAACAAGTTTGGAAGAAAATAATTTTTCTATTACAAGTATACACGGTAAGATGACATCAGTCGAAAGAACAGAAGTTGTTAAAGATTTTAGAAATGGAAAAACAAGAATTCTAATTACAACAGATTTACTTTCACGTGGTATTGATATTCCCCATGTAAACTTGGTTATAAATTATGATCTACCTCCAAACAAAGAAACTTATATCCATAGAATTGGAAGATGTGGTCGTTTTGGTAAAAAAGGTGTAGCAATTGCATTAGTTAAAATGAAAGATCAATATGATATAAAATGTATAAATAGAATGAAAACTTTTTATAACATGAATATTGATGAATTGCCCGAGGATATTGAGACTTATCTATAAAATATTAAATAATATCTTAATCTATAAGAATTTAAAATATAGTTTATTTTAATATGATTAAAATAAATTATAACTTACAAATAAATAATATAAATATGACAAATAATATAACTGAAACTATTAAAGATTATTTTATAGATAATTCTATTATACTACCAACTATTAGAAACTCTATTATTACATTAAATAACGCAAGTGCGACTGAGCATTTTATCTTTAAAAAGATGTTAGCGAATGGGTCATATGGGAAACTTTATCTATATGAGAGTACTATTTCAAAACTAGATAAATATATAATAAAAATTTCATTAGGTGCAGAATCAAATGATGCATTGATTGCAGAGATTAAAATTCACTCAATACTAAGTGCCTTTCAGCAATTATATTTAATAAATAAATTATTTTATAAAAAACCAAGATTTTATCCGAAAGTTGCACCAAATATCAAGTATATTTTTAGGGATGCACGCACCGGTATGAACATAATTATGATGGAAAAATATGATGGTGATATTTATAGGAAATTAACAATGTTAAATGTTAGATTAGAAAACGACAGGAAGTTTCTAATAGAATTATTATTTCAAATAAGCTGTCAATTAAGATTATTACAAAAACATTTTGAATTTATGCACAATGATTTAAAAGCAAATAATATATTTTACAAGTTAATTGATCCTACTAAAGAATTAACCTTTGATAATACAAGATTTGTTCTAGCTGATTTTGGAGGGGCTTGTATAACATTTGGAAAATTTGTTACAAAAGGCGATGTTAAAGGAAGTGAAATTGATTTTAACCAAAATAAAGATTTATTTATGTTAATTCATTTAATTATAACATTTATTGATCCATCTTATCGTATTAGTTTAGTAGATCTATTATCTACAATGTTCACCGAACTTAATTTAGATATTGCAGTTAATGAGTCAGATTCATGGCATCAATTATATACAAAAAGTATATATCCGGATGAGTATAATCCAAAGTTATTTTTAGAAAGATTATGTGAACTATATCCAGAATATAAATAAAATAATTAATATAAAAATAAAATCTAATTAAGATTTTAATTTTATAAACTAATCGACATATGTGTTTAATAAAGTAAATACTAATGATTATTCGTTATAATATTAGTATACAGATGTTGGAATAAAGAAGTTAGTTTCATTTATTCCATATTTAATAATATCAGTTAATAGAGGTTCGGACTCCAATCCAATAAAATCAGTTCTTCCACCAGTTTCGTCTACTGTATATTCGGAATTAATTAATTTATTAGTATCTAATACTAAACCGAAAGCACCTGTTCCACCTGGGATTACTTGTCCTACAGTTATCTTTGATGATACCGATCTTAAATAATCTTTCTCATTGAAAACCGCCGCTTTAATAAAATGATCCATTGTCTGTTCGAAAGACGCTTTAGAAAGAGGATCTATATCTAACTTACCTAATCCATGTCTATCAATAGATGTAACATCTCCTGTATGAGTCATAAAATCTACTAATAATGACATGTGATTATAATTCAATTCAGTTGCACCTGCTGCTGAAAAGGTTGATACTAATTGATGAATCAATGTATTTCTTGCTGCTTCAATTCCATATAATTTATATATCATTCCCGTATCATTACATCTTGTTCTTATATGATCAATTCCCTTGAATGTTGTTAAATCATTAAAATTAATACCAGATGTTACTACTACGTGTTCTTTGATAACCTGTTGATTACCATCCTTCTTAAATATAATATTTCTCTCTTGATTAATTGTTGTATCTACAATATTATCAATACCTTTCAATGATATATTATTAAGAATAAGTTTCATGAAATCAGATAAGGTAGAATAATCAAAACTAGACATACTAAATCTAATATGAATAATCTGTTCTTTGTTATTATCACTACTACTTAGAATGGCCATCCTATTAATTCTACTAAATATATCCTTCTCTACTTTCTTCATTGTTTTTGTATTCATTGTAGTATTGTACCAATAACTTATGAATTTAGTCTTAATATCTAATAATGTAGTTTCTTTATCCAACATCTTCTCCAAGTTCATCTTTAATCTAAAAACAAAAGGTATGTTATTAAGTTCAACTTTTTGATTATTAATGTAAAAAGGATTTGTAACCATATCTTCTTGTAAGAAAATATCATTCTCATTGTTGACATCAACTTGGTAATATATTTCAGAAGATTCAATTAATTCACCAATTGTTAAATACTTGAAAAATGAATTTATTCTATTTACTTTGTTTTTGTCTTCAGATATTTCTTTATCAAAATATATAGTCATTTGTGGTGTCTTGATCAATTTACTATATCCTAAAATTTCTTGAATTCTTGGCACACCTTGTAATGCACCGCCACCAACACTACCAGCACTATGCTTACTATCTAAACTCATTTGAGAAGTTGGCTCGCCAACTGATTGGGCTGCAATAATACCAACCATTTCACCGGGTTCGACAATAGACTTGATGTAATTATTTTCAATATCATCAATTAATTTATCAAATGTATTTTTATCAAGTTTATATTCATATATACATTTAACAGGTGCAATATATTCATATAATGATATTTGGAAAATATATTTAAATCCTAGTTCATCATCTTTGAATAATTTTGAATCTTTCTTTGTATAAATAATTAATTTGTTGTTTAAATTATTAATAATAGAGTCTATCTTCTTTATTATGTATTCGGGTTCCAAATCAAATTTATTAATCTTGTCTTGTTGAAAGTCATCCGTTAAACGATTTAAATTCACAGGTATCATAAAATTTTCTTGTATTGTTTTATAATTTAATGTTGCTACTCTATAGATTCTTCTTAGATTATCTCTAAAGTCAGTCATTGTTGCAATAAACTTTTTATTAAATTTATCCAAGTTCTTAACTTTTAACTTTGTTTCTAACTCTTTAATTTGTTTACTATCAAAAGATAGATTCTTTACAATATCCTCATTATTATAGTTAATCAAATTAATTTTAACAGATGTTTGTGTCAACTGATTAATTCCATTCTGACCATAAATATACTGAATAATTGTATCATTTGCAGTTCTTACAGTTCCATCATATCTTACTGATAAATCTTCTAATGCTTTTACTAATCTTCTTTGGATATATCCAGTTTGTGCAGTTTTAATAGCACCATCAATTAATCCTTCACGTCCTGCTGCTGCTGCAAAAAAGAATTCATGTCCATTTAAACCAGTTACAAAATTATTAATTAGGAATCCTCTCGCAATAGGTGTATCATCATTTCTGTGGAAATGAGGCAAAGTTCGGTGTTCTACAGACTTCTTAACACGAGAACCCACAATTAAAAGTTGTCCCATAACACCCATCATTTGAAAAATATTCGATGGTTTGCCTTTAGATCCGGATGTAATACATTTATAAAAGTTATTCTCATTGTTAAGTGTTGACATTAAAATACTTCCAATATTAGCATTAATTGCCATTAATTCACTTGCCATTGAATTCTCAATGATATCTAATGATATATTATTAGAATCATTTTCCATCCTTGTAATATAATACTTGTTCTCTAATAACTTATTATCAGTTATAGTAACTAACTTCTTATTTATTTCCTTGTCAACTAAACAATCTTTGAAACCAATTGTTAATCCTTGATACATTAAGTATTCTAAGATTAAACGTTGTGTGTCATCAATAAAATTCCTAGTTTTATCAGGTCCAAATTTATCCCAAATAAAATGAATTATAGAATTCTTTTTAGTAGAAAGGGATGCATTATCTAAAATACCTTTTAATAGAATTCCATCTTTTATTTGAAAACTAATTTTACCATCTTTTTTCTTAATTGCATTAATTCCATCGGGAATTATATGACTAAAAAATTCGTGTCCATTTAAACTTGCCCCCTTTTTAATATTATATTTACTCTTACTTGTAGTACTGCATAGAATATTACATACAGAATTGTAATCAATCTTATTTGTTGCGGTTGTTAAGACATATGCACCAACTAATGGATCTTGTACGCATCCAATAATAGGGTTCGAATCTTTTGCACTAATAATATTATATTTTACATTTGCAATCCTTGCCAACTCATTTCTAGCTTGAATAGATTGTGCCAAATGAATATTCATCTCATCACCATCGAAATCAGCATTATATGGTTTTGTTACAGATACATTCATTCTAAAAGTATCTACGCCGTCTCTATCTAGAACATGAATTCTATGCCCCATCATAGAAGGTTTATGAAGTGTAGGTTGACGATTGAATAATACATAATCGCCATCAATAATATGTCTGTTTACAACATCGCCATATACTAACTTGATATCTTTTTTTCTACGTGTCAAATCAATCTTTTGATTAATTTGCTTGCCATCAATATAATTTATACGATGAACATAATTAGCACCTGGATATATGTTTTTTCCATTCTTAACTAATTTTGTCAAGTGTTTAATATTATTAGGTGTAACTTCTTCTGGAATTGTTAAATCTATAGCAACACGTTTTGGTACACCTACTTCGTCAATTCCAATATATGGATCACTCGTAATAACTGAACGTGCACTAAAATCAACACGCTTACCCATCAGATTTGTTCTAATACGCCCAGCTTTTCCTTTAATTCTTTCCGAAATAGATTTAATTGGTTTTTCTGATGCTTTAAACTTTGCTGTTGGAAGACTACTTGCATCATTGTCGAAATAGGTTGAGATATGATATTGTAGTAATGTATGGATATCTTGATTATAACTTGTTAAATCAGTTCCAAGTGTTTCTTTATCTATTTGATTTCTAATTCTAATATTGTTTGAAATAATATCAGCTATTTTTAAAGTTAGTGAATCTTCCATTGTTGAACTAGACATGAAATCAATCTTTGCAGTAGGTCTAATAATTACTGGTGGGATTGGAAATCTAATACAGATAAAATCTTCAGGTCTTGAAATCTTGGGATTAAATCCAAGTACAAAACAATCTTCATCAGATATATTTCTTAAAATATTATAACAACTTCTAGGTGATAGGTATTCAATAATTTTTTTCTTTGATTCATTTGATTCTCCTGTTTGGTCATCTACAATAATAGCACCAACTTCTCTTTCTAGTTTCATTCTTACTGATGCATTTTGTTCTTTAATTTCTCTTGACACTACAGGAACCGGACTACCGCAATGATAGCAATATTTAATATTTTTAGTTATCTCGCGAAGTTCTTTCAATCTATATTTTTCTCTTTTACTACTTATTTTCTTTATTATATCTTTATCTTTATCAATTATAATATTTGTGCATTTTAAACATATACACTGTAATATAGTTTTTAAATAATTCATAAAACCAAAGTGATAAACAGGTTCTGCTAATTCAGTATGACCAAAATGACCCGGACACTCTAATGAATCTAAACCACATGTTGTACAGGGTAGGTACATATCACATGTACCTAACCGTAAATCTACTAAACCCCCTTTTTTGGGTTCATAGTTATCATATGATTCTGCAATATTAATTCCAAATGGATCTTTACTAACAGCTGAGTATTTTTTTACATCAGTGTTAGTCAATATAGAAAAATCAATTCGTTCAATCGAATTGATATCTTCAGAGTAATATTTACTATTTAGTGACATCTTATATTAGTACAAGAGAAAGCTTTATATAGGATTTTTAAATCAAATTTTTTAAATATTTAAATATTTAAATACTTATTTAACATTTATATTAATGAAAGAAGTCATTTTACAAGACGAATTCGAAAAACAAATTGTATTTAGAATAGGTCAAAATGCAAAAGAAAATCATGAATTAATTGACGACGCGGACAAAGAAGACTGGTGGTTTCATCTATTAGACTATAGTTCATGTCATTGCATTGTTGATAAAATAGATATATCTGATACTGAAATATTATATGCGGCAGGGTTGGTTAAAAATAATAGTAAATATATAAATTCAAAGAAAGTAAAAATTTGCTATACACAAGTAAAAAATATTAAGAAAACTAAAAATCCAGGCGAAGTAAAATTTTTGAAACAACCTAATATTGTTACAATATAATAGAGTTTAATTTCTTATTTTTAAAATATAGTTTAAATTAATGATTGATAAATTAACAAAAGATTTTATAGATAAAATTGTTATTGAAATCAAAAAAGATGACAATAAAAAAACATTAAAAGAAGAAATTTTAAATCCAATATTCAGCGAATTTAGTGATAAAATTTATCCATATATTAGTATTCTATTTATTATGTATTCATTAAATCTAGTTTTAATTATAGTTATACTATTTTTAACGATTTTAAGAAAGAAATAAATTTTATATTATATTATAATATTTTATCTCAAATATATATATAAGTTTTATGAATCAATTAGTTAATATAATATATTTAGCCACAGGAGTTTACTTTGGACTACCACGACTCTTTCAATATTCAGAAAATCCAATTATTAGAAAAGTATTATTTGTTGCATCAGGTCTAATTCTACAATTATTATTTGATATTTTAAATAATATAATTAAGAAAGAAAAAATTAAACTATATAAAATTATAGATAAACCATTAATGAAATCTTTATTATTATTACTTGGATTAATGCTATATACTGATATCAAATCTAGTTCTGAACTTTTAAATAAAATTCCGGGATTAAGTGAAGTTATTAATAATAATGGTGTTTCTGTTATATTTATAATACTTCCTTTATTTGTTGTAATAACAGGTAAATGTTTATTACGACCAATCTAAAAAATGTTTAGAAAAATAATTATTATTTAAAAATAATTATTATTTTTTCTACTTTATCATATAATGGAAAATACAGATATTAAAAATTATGTAAAATATACAATATTTGCAGGAATTATATATGCAGTTCTAAAAGTAGTCCCTACTAAACAACTATCAAATTTAGAAATAATGTCATTGGTATGTGTAATATTAGTTGGTATATTCTCATTAGAATGTCTTACTGTTAGTAAATCGAATGAGAATATGACTGATTTAAAAGAAACAATGATTGATTCGGATGCTAAATTATTTGATTTAGATATGGATATTGATTTAGATTTTACTAAAGCTTCTAAAGGTCTTAAAGAAAATATAAATACAACAGGTGCTAAGAAAAGTTTAGATCCTCTATCTGATATAATTAAAAAATCTAAAGATGAATTAGAAGATAAAAAAGAAACTAAGAAGAAATCTAGTACGGAATCTCAAAAATTAGGTATTGATATGACACAAGTTGAAGATGAATTAAGTAAACGTATTGAATCTCGTAAAGAAAATCGTCAAGAATCCAGTGGAGATTCTCGTCAAGATTCTCGTGAAGAATCTCGTCAAGATTCTCGTGAAGAATCCCGTGGAGATTCTCGTCAAGATTCCCGTGGAGATTCTCGTCAAGATTCTCGTCAAGATTCTCGTCAAGATTCCCGTCAAGAGTCTCGTCAAGATTCCCGGGGAGATTCCCGTCAAGATTCTCGTCAAGATTCTCGTCAAGATTCCCGGGGAGATTCCCGTCAAGATTCCCGTGAAGAAGACCGCAATGGAGAGGAAACTATTGATAAAAAACAAAGATTAGAAAACGAAATAAAACAAAAATTACAAACGTACAGTGATAAATCAACAGTTAATTGTGAATTTGAAGTCTCTAAAATGAGAAGAGAATTACAAGATACCATTGCTAAATTAAAACAAGAGATTTCATCTAAAAATATTAAAGATGACAAATCACCATTTGCTAAAAAATATATGAGTATATTAATTGCTGAATTATTAGAGAATAAAATTATTGAAAGAGATGATGTCGAAAATATTAATGCTAAATTAATATCAGGTACAGTAACAACAGATGAATTAATTAAATCTTTAGAAAAACTCAGATCTATTGGTAGACCTAAAAAGGTCGCTGATGTAAAAGATAGACAAAATGATATGAAATATTCTGATTTACCTGCTAATTATTACGAACCTATAGGTGATAAAATTGCAAATGAATGGAATAATGAATATACACTTTTAAATACTGATAAATGGCAAATACCTCAATCAAGACCACCTGTATGTATTAGCAGTGGTTCATGCAAAGTATGCCCAACAAATACAGAAGGATATCCACTCAATTTAAAAGAATGGGATGATTCTAGAGTAATTTCAAATACTAAAATTAATAAGAAATGGGCTTTAGACCAAACAAACTCATCATAAATTAAATATATTTTTTTATCATATGATAAACTTCAGGTGTATACTGACATTTATTATATTTAAAATTTGTCCAAATTTTAGATAATCTAATTGATTCTTTTAAATTATCTATATCTTTATCTATAACTTTAATAATATCACATCTTTCTTTATAAATTTTATCAGATTCTGCATCTAGTTTTTTAATCGTATCTTCGGTTATTTCCATATATAATAATTAAACTTGTTTAATTAATATATATTATATCAATTTTTATATATCTAACTGTTAAAAAGTGAAATAAAAAATTAAAATTTTTCTTTACACTTTCCAATTTTTATTTATGTTTGTTTACACTATGTGTAAACAATGGTGCTATTCAAGAAATCACTTTGTGAAACCTTGAATAGATAGTCCAGCCAATTTTTCTTAGAATAAGTTACTGGTTTAACGGAAAACTTATAATTCTATCAAGGATTCCCATGTATTAAGAAAGATAGTATCATCATCTGAATATTTCTCAATTGCAGAATGTCCTTTACGACAACTAGTAATTATATATACTCCTTTTGGTAGAATTGGATTGTCGCCACTTACTAAATCGGAAATGTTCATTCGCGATAAACACTTGTAGTTTTCAAAAGCATATTTTATTTCTAATCTATATAATTCTTTTGCAGCATGTCTTAACATTCTAGGTGTTATAATTTTACCTTCCAATTTCCTATTATAATATTCTGTATATTTAGTATAAATATTATTAATACTATTTGATAAAGCATCATTTATTTTATTATTAACACCTGTATTTGTTTTAAAAATACTTCGTTTAAAATTATAAAAAAATAATACGTTTTTACATATTAACATTTTTATGGATTCTTTGTTAAGTGGTTCTTTATCTTTATATTTGTCATTATATTTGTCATTAAAAGTTCTAACGGCATCCTTATTTAATTTAATATATTTACATTTTTCTAATAACTCGTCGCATGTATAATCCTCATTCAGATTTATTATATCAAAATTTTTAATTCTACCGAAACTATCAATATAATAATAATCAAATCCTAAACTATAATCTGTGCCATCTTTATTTTTTACAGAAAATCTAGGGACCTTGTATTTAATAATATTATTTTTTTCATTCGATAAATCAGAAAGTGCAATTACACCTGATCTCGTAATACCAACTTTGTTTTTAGAATTGTCATCATCATTTTCATAACTATAAGTACCGTGAAAATTTAAATTACTATTAGACATAATACTTTTTTCTGAAAAGTATTTTATATGTTCGATATTAGTTTTCCATCGGGTAATTACCTCTTTTTTTTCTTTATTGCTATCACAATTTTTAATTTTAGATATATCTTTAAAACAACTTTCGACAAAATCAATAAAGTTATTCATATCATTTACATATTTTGAAACTCCTTCGATTTTCAAAGTTTGGATATCACCATTGTCTTTATCTAATTCATTTTCAATAGATGTTAAAAATATTTTTATATTTTCATTTGAAAATGGCAACAGTATACTTTTCAATAAAAAAGTAAAAGTTCTTTTTTTATTAGCATATTCTTTCTTTTCATATTCATTTACGCTATTTAAAATTTTATTATTGTAATAACTAATTTTTTCGAGTATTTTGTTAAGTTTTTCTAATAAAAAATTGTTTTCATTCGACTGTCTACTAGTACCAGCTTCCGCCAATGTTATAAACCCATAGCCTTTTGGAATTTCAAATGGTGTATCATCAATTTTTCCATGTGCGCGAATTAAATAGAACATATATATTTATAAAGAAAATATATATTTGACTTAAAACAATATCTATATATAATTTCAATGACAACAGATATAATAAACTGGTTAGATATAATCAAAACACACATACTTGCACTCGACGAAGAAATAAATAATAAAAATAATGATATTAACAATATTCAGAATAAAAATACTGAATTAACAGATGAATTAGATAATTTAAAAAAAGTATCACTTGTAGCAGGGTTAACAAGACAATTAGATGAAAGAAATAATAAAATTAATTTTTTAACTAAACAACTCGATAATCTAAAAAAAGCACCTACAAAATTTATAGAACCATCTCCAAAGATATTAACAGATGATTCCCCTGATGAAAAATCAACAATTGATATTGGATATGAAATAATTAATTTTGAAGACACGCGTTTATTAAAAAATATAGAAAATAGGAAACTCTATTATTTATCCACAAATGATTCAAAAGGTAAATATGCAGGAAAAATTAGCAATAAAGGCAAGATTAAGTTAAAAGACTGATCAATTCATAAAATTCCATTTATTTTTTAGATAATACGTTTTAATATTATTATATGAATTACTTAAATTCTTTAAATTTTCAAATGGATTATCTCTACATGTCCATAACCAAGGCAAATAAACTTGATGTCTTATTAAAATAATATTAGATGATAAATATACAATATCATTATCTAAATTATTTATTAGTTCTATTTTTTGAGGTAGTGTTATATTATTCATATTATTTTTGTGAGCAAATTCATTACATTTACCTTCTGTAAAAAAAATTAATGTTCTATTCACATTTTCATTTATTAATCGATATAAATAAGATTCAATATTAGAATTTTTATAGAAATCCTGGTAAAATAACTTATTTTGATATAACATATTCTTTATTGATGAATTCTTTATATTAGGATCATCCTGAAAGAAAAATACTTTATCTGATATTAATTTTAACAAGTCTATTGATTTGGATTCATTATATAGATTATTGATTTCCGGATTAATAGAATGATTATTTTTAATTCCAATATTTCGGAAATCGTCTAATAAATCATTTTGTGAAATAAAAAGTTGGTCAGAAAAATAAATATTTTTATAGTGTAATAAATTAATCATTATTAATGAAATATATAAATTATTTTCTAAATTTAATATATTAATGTCTAGTCTTTTAACTCAAAGATTTATTTCCCAATATGGAAACTTGGCAAGTAGATACAATTATGTATCACCCGATGGAACAATGAGTAAACAACTCATTTTCTTTTTAGCAATTATTGGTATAGTTGGTGGTATAATTTTAATATCTAGTTCACGTATTAGAAGAAAGTCTAAACATACTTCTAAATATGCTGATGAATATCCTGATGAATATCCTGATGAATATCCTGATGAATATCCTGATGAATATCCTGATGAATATCCTGATGAACTAGGTGAGAATCCAGTTAAGAAACCAAAAAAAAGATCTCTTTTACAAAAGATATTACTTGTAATCGGCATACTTGTACTACTATCATCATTTACTGGTGTTGGTTATTATGGTTTTATTTATTTTACTAAATATTTACCACAATATCAAGAATGGTATTCTAGATTACCAAATAATGCTGTTCAAGATTTAGCAATACTCAAAGGTATTTCTAAGCTTGAGACTTTTAATAGAAACAATTTAAGAAAATAAAAAATACTATAATATGAATCACAAAAGTGCAAATTATTTAACATATTATAATATTAACTGGAATAAATACTTGCATGTATTTAATGCTTATGATAATATACAAGGAATATTCTTAATTCACTCTTCTGATATTAAAAATTGTTTACAATTAGGTAATATAAATGATAAATGTATTTTACAATTATATGATATAACTTCATATAAAATTAATCTATTAAATAAATTAGGACCATGTATTATTAAAAAAAAATATACTGCAGATTTTAATGATAATATTGAAAAGAGTTTAATTGATTATTTTAAAAAAAATAGATATCTCAAATGGATTGGAATTGTTGATACAACAATTGAAGATAACTTATATTCTGATAATTATATGAAACCATATATTGAAACATACATAGATAAAAGTTCTTTGAATATCGCATATTTGATACCTTTTAGAAATAGATATCAACATTTAGAAGAAACTATTAGTAATCTTAATAAATATATTCAATATCATAATCTAGATGCCGATATTTGGGTTATCGAACAAAATCAATTTGGGAATTGGAATAAAGGTGTCACATGCAATATAGGATTTGATATTTTAAAAAAATTTTATCAATACTTTGTATTTAATGATGCTGATACTTATCCACAATTATCTACTAACTTTACATACCCTAATGAAAATGAAATTAATCACATATATGGTTATGACTATTGTCTAGGTGGTGTATTTAGTTGTAATAAAGATACATTTATTAAAATAAATGGTTTTAATAATAATTTTTTTAATTGGGGACGTGAAGATAGAGATCTAGAAGATAGATGTAAAAAACACAATGTTAGCATTAATAGGTCTAATCATATTAAATTAAATAATCAAAATAATCAATTACAAGTAAATCAATTAACACATGATAATAAATATAATTATTGGAACTTTAAGGAAAAGAATAATGATTTTTATAAATCAAGAGAATTATATTACTTTAATCAAATAGAACATTTTAAAAATAATTATACAAGTGGATTAACTAGTTTAGAAATATCAGAATTAACAACGTTATGTAATCGAAAAATAATATTAACAATTAATCTAAAAAAATGGATTACTGGTATTATTAGTATAATTCACAAAAGTGCGAATGATATATCAAATGATAAATTATTTGATATAGAAACATATCCTGATATTGATACTGGTATATTAAAAATAAAGTATAATGACAGCGTATTAATTATGCCAATAAACCCTGAAGAAAAATATCCAAAAATACAAATAGAAATTACAAATGAAAAAAGTAATAATGTTTGTATTAGATATAACTACCTATTTGATAAAAAATTTACAATAAATATATCGAATTTAAATTGTGCAATTCGCACTTGTGTAAATTATGCAAATTCGATTGATTTTGATAATGTTTATACTTCATTTAATAATGAGTTAATAAAGTATAATTACTATTCTGTTTATAAAAAAGAGTATTATTTATTAAATATTAATATATAAAAATTGGAAAGTGTAACGAAAATCATAAAACGTAGTTTTATGATTTTCGTTTCACTTTTTAACCGTTAGAATCTAGTGAATCTTTTCACCAAAGGTGAATAGAGAAATTCACTAGGTTATAAAAATTGGTTTATCAGGACGAGTAACTTATCGATTCACCAAAGGTGAAACGCATCATTTAACTACGTGATTTCTATGAAATTTATCGATTTTCTTAAAATAAAAATATACACGTATTTATATATGGATTACTATTCCAAGTATTTAAAGTATAAAAATAAATATATTTCACTGCGTAATAATATAAATAAAGGAGGTGCATCATTTCCAAATGAAGATCCTGCATTTAGACATGCAATTGAAGAATCTATGAAAAGTACTGAAGAAGATGACATTGTAAGACAAGTATTAAAAGAAACTCGAGATACTAATTTTATGGAAAGGGTTGGAAAAGCTACAATTCTAGTAATTGGTGCATCTATTGACCATCAAGAAGATATTGATAGATGGTCTCAAATTGATCCTAATTTTATTGGTATTAGTCATATGGGCGATGATCCAATTAGTGATTTAGGAGATTGGAACGAGGATGAAAATTATTGGATTACTGTATTTAATATATTAGGTAATCGAAAGTTCGATTCTGTATATATAGACAGAGGAACTATTCATCATATGGGTACAAATACAGGTAAAGTTATAGGAACTGCATATGGTAGATTAATTAAATTTATTCATGAAAGAAATATAACAAACAAATTATATATACATGATGATTCTATATCAACAACAACTATTAAACCAGAAACTATTTACAGTAGTATACTAGATACCGATGAAGAGTACGCAAAAAAACTTCAGGTTGTTTACAAAACACAACAAAGTAGAGTAATTACAAAAGGTGAATTATCAAAATATTTGATGAAATATTTTAGATGTTGTGATACACCAACTTATATTAACTGGTCTGTAGGTGGACAAATCATTCCAGAACTATTTGTTGCGTGGACAAGAAGAGAATAGTTTATTACATTATTCCATTCTTTTTTCCATCTATCCCATGATGTTATTTTAAAATATTCTTCTCGAGATTTATTAAAATAATCTTTTTTATTTTCCCATATATATTTAATTTTATTACATATTAAATTTACATCTAAATTATTCCAAGATAAATCTACAAATGTTCTCTTATTTACTTCGTTTTCCATTATACCAACATCTGTAGATACTATTAATAGGTTAGTTAACATTGCATCTAGTAAGGAATAAGAACAGCCTTCAACTAATGATAAACATAAGTATATATCACCAGACATATAATAATCTTGTTTTTCTTTATTATATTCTTCTATTGTTTTATTTTTAAAATCTAGTTCTAACGGTTTAAATTCAAACTCCGGTAATAACATTTTAAGTTCTTCAATTAGATGTTTTCCTTTTGAATCTTGTATCCAATTACCGACAATAATTGGTTTTTTATTAAATGTTGTTTTATATACGAGTTCATCTAATTCACTTGCATGTGTTATATATATATTTTTATATGTATTATACATTTTACCATATATTCTACCAAATTCATTCTTACAAAATATGGTGGGTGAAACAAATACTGTATTTTTTGGTGATCTTAAATGAAACATTAAATCTTGTCCATATACACACAAGTTCTTCCATTTAATATCCCAATTTGGTTCTCTTTCCAAGTGTGTACGTGCAACGCCATGATGAACAACGATTAATGGAATTTCATCTGGTATTTGTGATGATAAATGATTGTCAGTAATTATAATATAATCTTCTTTATTATTTTCTTTACAAAAATCTAATAATAAATTTATATCTTCTGGTCCTTTAAAAAAGATTCTATTTGGAAAAATTAATGATAAACAATAATCAAACCTAGCAACCCCACCATAATTTTCAGGGTATTTATTATTGCAATAACTAACAATTAATTTAGTCATTTATTAACATAAATATACTCTTTCCTAAATCTTTTTTAACCATTTTTCTTTTAATCTACCTAATTTTGATATATTTATTCTATTATTTGTATTAATATTTGTATTAACATTTGTATTTGTATCAATATTTGTATCTATATTTTCAAAAATTAGGTATTCATTAGAAACACTCGAATCTATTATATCACTTATTGACTTTAAAGGTATCTTTCTCATTTTAAATTTATAATTGTAATTAAAATTGTCTAATAGAAAATTAGTAATATTAAATTTATGTAAATGCCAAGAGTTTATTGAATAATGTGGATTTATTACATTATATCCAAGAGAATGGTAACTTTCAGAAATAATATTATCGCATTGAACCCAGCCTAGATTTATCTCATTATTCATTAACTTTATAGGCGAAACAAATATCCAACTATCTTGTGAACCAGAATGTGGTTTCCACATATTATCTTTATTGTCCAAATAATTATCACAGTTTTTTCTTGTTAATGATATAAAATAATTATATTTATAAAAGTCTAATTTACTTATATTATTTAATGTATTGTCAAAATAAATATCATTATTTGATATTATGCATATTTCATTTATTAGATTTTCATTTGCAAATCTTACAATTCGATTAAATGATATTTCACGCTTATTTTGAGTTATTACAGGAATAATCTTGATTTTTGGATTATTATATAGATCATAATTTATATTTTTTACATCATCAACTTCATAAAAAAATATTATTTGCTTAATTTTGTTATTCTGCAAATTTTTTTCTAAGCATATATGAATTTCTTGATATCGCAACGAGTTTGTATCGTCATGATTGAACCATGGCATTAATAAATTAATTTTATCATATGGTTTAAATGCATCTAACATAATACTGCCAAAAGAATCTTCTGTAAAATATGTATCATAAAATGTTTCTATATTTTCTTGATAATCGGCAATTTGTTCTTTTTTAATATTATTTAATTCAAGTATATTTTTATAATCATGTTCTTTTATATTAATAATTAGATGGTCCCATTTTACGTCCATATAAAATGGAAACCATAAATCGTCAGATATAGATACAGGTATTGTATTATAAGTAAATGATTCCCATAATCTAATTGAATTAGGACCAATACCTAGTGGACATATAGAAAATATAGATGATCCCATTATATGTCTATATTCATCTTCTCTAGATAATTTATTATTACTAATATCATTATTGCTAATATCATCATCGTTTTTTAATAAATTTAATTGATTACAATATATTGAATTGTTAAAATGCCATTCGTCTAGTTTTTTTACATAACAGTTATCTGGGTGATTTAATTGAACTATATTATTTCTTATAGAAGTAGGTCTATCAATTGAATAATTAGTATTTCCAACAAAATTATATAAAATATCTTTATCTAACTTATTTTTTGATGTAATAGATGGAAATATATAATATGGAAAAACAACTATATTATGTTTATAGAATATTTGTAAGAAATCATTTTTGGTAATATGCGGTGAAAATATATACTTGATCCCTATTTTCTTAAAGTCATTTAAATATTTTTTAAAATGATATGATTGAACAACTGTAATACAATTATTCTTAATAGTATACAGTTGGTCAATTAATCCAATTTCTTTTATAAAGTGATAGAAAGAAGGATAAATATTTTTATATTTAATTATATAATAATCAATTAAAAGAGCCCATGGATAAGCAATATAATTAAGTGGTAATGTATAATTCCCACTTGTGTGTTTTAAATTCTTAATAAATTGATATGATTTAAATTCGGTAAGTACCTCGTTTTCCCATTCTAGTTTAAAATCAATATTATTTTTAATATTTTCAAAATGAAATATTTCAGACATAATAGTTATTAAGTTATTATTATAACTAATTTAAAAATTTAGCAAACTTATAATAATAATGAATCAATTTGAAATTATAATCCCTGTATACAATTGTCAAAAATATTTAGATAAATGCATAAAATCAATTGAGCTACAAGATTATCCAAAAGAGTTAATTAATATTACTATTATCGATGATAAGTCTGAACCGAAATTAAATATTATTAAAACAAGTTTCAATGTGGATCTAATACAGAATAATAAAAGAATGTATGCTGGATATAATAGATATTTAAAATATAGTAAATGTAATGATAATGATATTATAATATTTTTAGATGGCGACGATTGGTTTGTAGATAATAAATGTCTCGGAATAATTGATAATGTTTATAGAAATAATAAAATTCACTGGTCGATTTCTAATCATAAAATTTATAAAGATAATAAAGTAAAAGTTATGCCATCATTTATTAATTTACCATTAGAATTAGATAAACCTAAGATATGCCATCTGCGATGTGGTTATGGATATGTTTGGAATAATATGACAGAGAATTATTTAGACGTAGATAAAAGTTATATAAGATGGATGTCAGATTGGAACGAAAATTTATATGCTATAAAAAATTATGGACAACCATTCAAAATAGATTGTAGTTTAGTTGTTTATAATTTAGATACAATGAAGACTAAGAAGGAAAATAATAATTATAACGAAATGATTGTATGGTTTCAGAATAAATATTTGTAAATATTTGAATAAAAAATCTAAAATACTATAAATGTATACAAATAACAAAAAGCTAATAATAGATTTATATATAAATACTTTATGGGATTATTTTCAATCATATTATAAATCATTTAATAAAGAGAATAATCAAGTTAGTATGTGGTTGAGTATTTTGGAAAAATCTGATTTAAACTTGGATAGAAATACTATTATTAGACTTATTAATGAACCGAATACTATATTTAAATTAACAAAGTATGTAGATACAAGTTTAAATCAAATACAGATACTTAAATTAAAACTTTTTATTATATTATATTGGTTAAATTATTTATTATTAGTTGAAAATAAAACTAAAAATAGTGATAATATTTTTCATTTTGAACACATTCTTTTAATAAATTGGATAGATTCAATTAATAGTGTTATAAGAATATTTGAATCAAACAATGATATATTAGTTTATAATAAAGATACTATTCAAGACAACTTAAAAAAGTTAGAAAATATAAAATTAAAATATTCAGATAAAAATATAGGATCACAATTGAATACATTCAAAAATGTTCTTAATTTGGAATCAAACGATATTCTAAGACAATTAAGTAACATATTAGAAGAATTAAATATACCTGCCTATAAAAATATTAATAATATATTTGTAAATTTTAATAACTTGGATACTGATATGAAAAAATTTTTAAAATTATTTAATCATGTTAATCGTGATTCATTATTAAAAGAATGTAATAATAATATAAAACTATTTGGAAATAATGAAAAAACATATAACTCTTTAATAATTAAAAATTTAGAGCATAAAATAGATCTAATAAAATATAAGAATTATATAGTTAATAACGTAGATTTAACATGGGATGTATTGAATAAAATTAAATTATTAGAACTAACTGTTAATAATAATACTGATAATGGGTTAATATCAAAAACTGATAAAATGAGTACTGTAATATATAAAATAATATTACAAAATAATAATACATATTTATCAAATGATTATTTAGATACTTATATTAATTTACATAATCGTATATTAACATCAATTAATAACTTGGTGTTAGTCAAAAATAAAAATAATAAAATAATTTCTAAATTTGAAAATAGATTTAAATGCCCTAATTTAAAAAAAGGTAATTTACAAATTTATTATAAATGTTTAACTTACATTGATACTGTTATTAATGGGATTAATAATAAAAAAGAATTTTATATAGATATATCTTGTCAAGAAAAATTAAGTTCTCAATCGAGTTCTCATATCCAGTCTCAAGTCAGCTCTGAAGTCAGTTCTGAAGTCAGTTCTAAATCTAGTTCTCATATCCAGTCTCAAGTCAGCTCTGAAGTCAGTTCTGAAGTCAGTTCTAAATCTAGTTCTAAATCTAGTTCTAAATCTAGTTCTAAATCTAGTTCTAAATCTAGTTTTGAAGCCAATTATGGAGTTAATCATAAAGTCAGCTCTGGAGTCAGTTCTGAAGTCAGTTCTGAAGTCAGTTCTGAAGTCAGTTCTGAAGTCAGTTCTGGAGTTAGTTCTGGAGTCAGTTCTGAAGTCAGTTCTAAATCTAGTTCTGGAGTCAGTTCTCCAGTCAGTTCTGAAGTCAATTCTAAATCTAGTTCTGGAGTCAGTTCTGGAGTCAGTTCTGGAGTCAGTTCTGGAGTCAGTTCTGGAGTCAGTTCTGGAGTTAATTCTGGAGTCAATTCTGGTCTGATATCAGACCAGATATTGACTCATTGTAATTCTGAGGTTGAAAACAATATTATAATAACTAATACAACATCTGATTTAGAAACTAATAGAGTTATTGATAAGAATAAAATTTATATAGATTTGTGTAAGAAAAAAGAGAGTTCGGAATGCGAGGTTACATCATATAATGATTCGTATAAAAACGAGGATAGTACAGAATTCATCCCTATATTAATTAATTCGATTCAAGAGTTAAAAAATCAAATTATAGAATTAAAAACAGAGGTTGATACATTAAGAAAAAACTAAATTATTAGAACTTGATTATCTTCAATGTATATCACCAAACTTATTATATTAAATTGTATTTATAAATACAATTCAATACAAATTGAAAAATTAGTAAAACTTGATACATGTGTTTCATATAACTAATCTATTTTTGAGAATAAAAATAATCTAAATTACTATAAATGTATTCAAAAGATTTAGAATTAAATTCATATATAAATTGTTTATGGAATTATTTTAAATCATATTATCACTCAATTAACAAGAATGTAACTAATCAAGAAAAAAAATGGTTATTAATATTAGAAAGATCAAAGTTAAAATTAAACAAAGAAGAAATAATATTATTAATAAAAGATCCAAATAATATATTTAAAATAACAAAGTATACAGATTGTAGTTTAAACCAGATTCAAATATTAAAATTAAGATATTTTATAGTAATTTATTGGTTAAATTATCTGGTAATAGTTGTTAATAGTAAAGATTCAAACCACTTATTTAGTTTTAATAATTTTTTATTAAAAAATTGGTATGAATCGATAGATATGTTAATTTCAATATTTGAATCAAGAAATGAAGTATTGTTATTAGAAAGAGATAATATTTATGATAATTTAAAAGAATTAGAGAGACTTAAACTAAAGTGCCCACATCTAGATAATATTCATGAAAAAAGATTAGAGTCCCAACTAAAAGCATTGAGACATATATTAAATCTAGAATGTTGTGATGAATTAAGAAAATTAAGCAATTTATTAAAAGAGTTAAAATTAAATAATTATGAAAATATAGGGTTAATAAATGAGAATAAGGATAGTCTAAAAAGAAATTTCAAAGATTTTTTAGAATTATTTGAACATTTGAGTGAAGAATTATTATCAAAAAATATAAATATACATGTAAATATTTTTAATATCCATCAAAATAAATTTGATAATTTAGTAAAGTCTCATTTAAATTTAAAAAATGAGTTATTAAAATATAAAAATGAAATCTATAATCCATTAATATTAACTTGGTTAACAATTGATAATATAAAGATTTTGGAGTTAAAAATAAATTTAAAAAATGTAAATATCGGTAAATGTTTAATTGGACAAGTTGATAAACTATGTCATTTAATTTATAAGATAATAGATAGATTTAATTCTACTGTATATTTAACTGATAATTATAATAATTTTTCAAAAATACAAAAAGAAGTATTAGATACAGTTAATAAATTAAAAAAGATAAAAATAACAAACTATGATATAATTAATAAATTAGAGAAAACACATAATTATTCTGATTTGAAAGAGCTTGATTTAGAATTTTACTATCAATTCTTAACTCATATAAATACAATTATAAATTCAGTAATAAGTGAGAGAGAAATAAACATTAATTCAAAAACATATTTATCAAATGATAACTTTGTTGATAAGAAAAAATTTAATGTACTTATTAAAACACTAAATAATGAATATGTAACCAAAAAAGAATTTAATCTAAAAATTAAAAAAATAGAAGATAGAGTAACTAATATTGAAGATAATAAACCCACCTATATTCTTGGAACTATGGTAATATCTCTAATAAGTTTATTTATATGGAAAAAAATACTAAGATTTAAAACAGAAAAGAAAAAGTAATTAATTTAATTAAATTGTTTAATTAAATGAATTAAAAAGTAATCCTATTATAATATATTATTAAATGGAGTCAAAATATAACACTTTAACTATTGGCATAGATTTTGGAACAACTAATACCGTAATAAGTTTTTATAAAAAAAACCCTGAAATTTTTAAAGACTCTATCAAAGATACAATCCCTACTAAAATATTCTTTGATACCAAAATATCATGTGGAAACTATATACCAATTGAATTAGATGGTAATAGTAAAATGATAGTGTCAAATTTTAAAACAAAGATTGGGTCGGGATTTGAGTTTGACTATAATAATAAAACACTAACAGATATAGATATAATTACCATATTCTTTAATCATTTAAAAGAATTATTAGATACTAGATTTCCAAATACAGTATTTAATAGTGTGTTAACAGTACCATCTAATTTTAATGATAATCAAAGAAAATTATTAATGTCAATTGCAGAAAATGTTGGCTTTAAAGTGTTAAGACTAATAAATGAACCTACTGCAGCAGCATTTGCATATGGTCTAAATAATATGGAAGAATGCAAGATATTAGTAGTTGATATCGGGGGTGGAACATTGGATATGACATTATTGGAAATTGATGATAATTTTTTTGAAACAATTGATTCAGTTGGTGTGAATGATTTAGGTGGCAATGATTTTACAAATGCAATTTACAACGATTGTTTGTCGGAATTTAAGACCAACTATAAGGTTGTAAATAAAGATTTATTAATAAGTCAGACAAAATTAATCCAACTTTTATACAAATGTAATAAAGCTAAAGAAAAGTTATCATGGGTTGATTCATGTCAAATAGAAATTAAAAACTTTTACACTAATATTACAGAAATAGATGGTATTATAACAAATAAACGTGTTGATTTAGTTTATAATTTAGATAAACAAAAATTTAAAATTATATCAAAAAATATATTAGATAGAATAAGAAGAAAATTAACTCCTTTTAAAAAAGATTTAAATATAGACAAATTGATATTAGTAGGTGGTACATCAAAACTAGAAGTAGTTCAAGAGTTACTATCAAATGAGTTGGGGTTAGATCCTATTATTCATAATCAATTACATAATGTAGTAGCATTAGGTGCGTGTTATTATGGTGCATTTATACAAGGTGAATTAAGTAATGATGATATTATACTAGTTGATAATCTACCATTATCTTTAGGAATTGAAACTGCAGAAGGGAACTTTTCAATTATAATACCAAAGAATACTCCATTGCCTGTAACCAGAAGTCAAAAGTATACAATTGATACCCCAGGCGAGGAAGAGGTAATAATAAAAGTATATCAAGGTGAGCGCACAATTGCAACTAATAATTTTTTAATGGGTGAGTTTGTATTTAATAAGATTTCAAAAGTTGGTGTACCAATAATTAATATTACATTTAAAGTTGATATTAATGGTTTAATAAATATATCTATAGAGGATAAACATTCAGGACAGTCGAATGATATATTAATAAGAAATATTAATCAAAGTATTAAAAACATAGATGATATAATAAAAGAAGCAAATGATTTTAAGGAAATTGATGAGCAATCAAGAGTGAAAGCCCATTTATTTTACAAGATAGAAATTAGGATAGAAACGATATTAAATAATATTAAAAATAATAATTTAATGGCAAAAAGCAAAAAGGATGATACGATTACTTATTTATTATCAGAATTAGATACTTTAAGAGAAAAAAGTATACAAGAGTTAATTAAATTGGATCAAAAGATTGATGAAGAATATTTTACAGTCTTACAAAGTGGTAATATTGAAGAAAAACCAGATTTTTTTAATAATAAGTTAGATGATAATAATGAGTTAAATATTGAAGAAACTATTAAAAAAGAGAAGTTAGAATTTTTACAAAATAAAATTGATTTCTATATGACAAAAAATATAACAGACTTTCAACGCGAATGTTTGAATAAAATTACCGATTTACTAATTAATGGTTCCATAAATAATATAGACATAGATGAAAAAATAGAATATATCAAAGAACTTTTTAAAGAAAATGATAAAGACGAATTAATTCAATTATGTTTATTTCTGAAAGAAGAATTAGAGAACCATAATTTAGATATAAATGAAAAACAATCAACTATGTTATCTAAAATAGTAAGTAAATATTTAGAAATGATGAATAATACATGTGATAATACTAAGAATTCCATAAACTATAAAGAAGAAATCATTAATTTAAATAAATTATGCGAAGATATAATAAAAAATTAGAAATAATATATAGAACTTTTAAAAATAAAACTTTAAAAAAACTTTAAATTTTTATAATCTATCTTTAATATATAGTTATGCAATATTCATCTAAGAATATTATGTTAGCACTTGCTACCGGTGTTGGTGCCTTCGGAGGATTTCCTGCTGCACCCCCTCAATTTGTCGAATTAACCAAGAACGAAATGGTTCAATGGGCTCTTATCTTTGTCTTATTATACCAAGGAGGTGCCGGACAAGACCCAAAATTAGCCGCCTTAATTACTGCTGCTATATTTGCTTTACACAAAGCTTTATCTAATTAAATAATACATAATTTAATTTATTAATCTTATATTAATAAATTAAATAAATAAATAGTTATAATATATCTATTCTAGGGCGGCAAGTTCACTCTTCTTTACCTTGGTAAGTTTATTCTTGAAGTTCTTAATGATATCTCTACTTTCACCGTTTTCGTTAGAAATAGTGTATTTTACAGGTTCATCAAGCTTTTGTCTTGCACCTTTGTAGGTATAAGTAGAACGCTTGCTTCCTCTGGTAGATTCTCTAATGCTAAATTGAATATCAGCTTTTGGCTTCTTGTTTTCACGGTAGTATTTAGAAAGCGCCTTGTTTGCGGCTTGATATGGGGTAAGACCGGTAAATCTTCCGATAAATGCTTCGGCATCAGGTAACATAACCTTGAAAGAACGAACATTCTTGTGGATAGTAGAATCATCTTCAACTACATCGATTTTCTTAGTAGAAGTTTTAGTAGCGGTTTTGGCAGTGGTTTTAGTAGCGGTTTTGGCAGTGGTTTTGGCAGTGGTTTTGGCAGTGGTTTTGGCGGTGGTTTTGGCAGTGGTTTTGGCGCCTGCTGTTTGTACAGGTGTAGCAGCCTTTGTAGCTTTAGTAGCTTTAGTAGCTTTAGTAACAGTAGTATCTACATTTTCGGTAGCTTTGGTAGTTTTGGTAGTTTTACTCCCAGCTTTTTGTACAATAGTAGATTCAACTTCTTTGACAGGGGCGGTTTTTTGGTTCTTGGTAATTTTCTTAGAACTAACGGACATTTATATAATCTATGTTAATATTTTATTTTTAAATTAAACTCACTACGGATTCTTTTAAGTGCGTTCTCAGTTTGTTTAAATCAATTTATATGCACGTATGTTTAATTTAAAATATACTATATAAATTAAAAGTACCCATTGTCTCTACCTAAATAATACACATAGTTATATAATACAAACGAATCAAAAATAAATAATTTAATTAAATTTTCAAAAATAATATAATTATGATTAGTTTTAACAATCAGAAAATGAAATTGTTTATACTTCAAAAAAGATATTCTGAGATTTGCAACTCTGTAAAAAATTTGCAATTCCATATTAGTAATTTGTATAAAAATAATTTTATTGATTATAATGAAAGAAATATCGTTTTGTCTAATCTGTTAGAAATAAGTAAAAATATAAATTCAAAGTATAATGAGTTTATTAATATAGAAGTTGATACTGCTGACGAAACAGATTCAACTGATATTTCAGGTGATGATAAAGATAGTGCAATATACGATAACTTTGACAAGCTCAATGAATATTTTAAAAATATACCTGATAATGATATACTTGGTATAGATTCTAAACCACTAGATGAATTTAACGTATCGATAAATAAATTAATTGAGAAATATGGATATGGAAATCTATTTGATACATTAAATGTATATATTGGAGAGATTAAGGTTAATTTAATTGATAAGACAGATACATTATTTTTAAAAGATATTGATAGTTTAGTTACTATTATTTCTATACAACAAATAGATGTATCTGATTACAATATTGATTTCGGAAATAACAACTATAAATTTGAAAAACCAGATAAATTTAAAAACAACGACCATTTAGAAATGGAAAGATACTTGTTCATTAAAATAAATAAAAATATAGTTAGACTTGGATTTCTATTTAATAATGATTTAGTGAATATTAATCTAAAATCCAGTCAAATTAATAGTCCATACTTGTATAATAAAAAAAATGAGATAGTTTCATATATTGAAGAAAATAATAAAGATTTAGATGGTAAATTTTTGAAACAATTTTTAAGATATGATTATTTAGGAAATATTTATTGTATGTCACCAAAAGAGTATAATGACTACTTTTATAATATGTATTCTAAATTTATAGAAATAGTTAATCATACTATTCTTAATTTAATGAAAGAATTTCTATCAAAATCAACTGATCTTAAGACCATGTTTAATATCATATTTTTATTACTATTAGGCGACGAAGAAAATAATGATATTGCCGGTATTTTATTAGGATTATTAAAAGAAAAGAAGAATCAAACAAAAAGTATATATAATCTTTTTTATGATAATTTAGGTTATTATTTACAAATGAAATTAAAGAGAAGTTCAACAAGTATTAAAAATCAAATTGATAAAGTTAAAGCACTAAGTATTGAGGATGTTGATTATACGAAACAACTTGTTACTAATAAATCAATACCTGCAAATGTAAAAACTTTAGCAATGGAAAAAATAGAAGAAATGAAATCATTTAATAATGAATATTTCAAACAGCTAACATTCGTTAAAAATATTCTTAATTATCCGTGGTCATCAAGTGGCGAAGATATGTTCTTTAAGAATTTAAAGCAAAATGATACTAAAGCATTAGAGTATATAAAAAATGTAGAAGATAAACTTGAAAATTCATCTTATGGTCACGATGAAGCTAAAAAATCTTTATTACAAGTTATTGGTAAATGGATATCAAATCCAAGTAGTCAGGGTACAAGTTTTGGATTAGTAGGACCACCTGGCGTAGGTAAAACATTATTAGCAAAAAGTGTTTCAGAAGCATTAGATATTCCATTTGCTCAAATAACTTTAGGTGGTCAAAATGATGGTGAAATTCTACATGGACATGGGTATACATACTCAGGTTCACAACCAGGAATGATTATAAAAAAGATGGCTGAAATGGGCAAATCAAGATGTATTTTATATTTTGATGAATTAGATAAGGCATGTAGTAAACACGGACATGTCAATGAAATCACTTCTATTTTAATTCATTTAACTGATCCAAATATGAACAATACATTTCAAGATAGATTTTTTCAAGGTGTAGATTTCCCATTAGATAAAGTTATTATGATGTTTTCATACAATGATTCATCATTAGTAGATTCCATTTTATTAGATAGAATTAAAGAAATAAATGTATCACCATATACTATTAATGATAAAATAGAGATTATTAAAACTTTTACATTACCTGAATTAAAAAAGAGTATAGGTTTTGATGATATTGATATTAAAATAACAAATGATATGATCGAATATATTATTGAAAACTATACTATGGAAGCCGGCGTACGAAGTATTAAAAGAAAAATAGAAGAAATATTATTAACGTTAAATTTAGATAAGATTTGCAAAAAAGGATTATTTGCAAAAAATAGGAAAGTAATAAATTTAACAGAGAAAGTTATAAAAGATATTCTTAAATCACCTATTAGTGATAATACTGAAATGCATTTAAATCCTGAAGTAGGTATTATAAATGGTCTTTATGCTACAACCGGAGGAAGTGGTGGTATAATCCCTATTCAAGTATTCGTTAATGCATCATCTGCTACTAATGAATTTGAACTTAAATTAACAGGTAAACAAGGTGATGTGATGAAAGAATCAGTGAATTGTTCATATACTGCAGCAACTCAATATATAATGAGAAATTTAGACAAGTATAAACATATTAAAGATATAAATGATCATCTGAATAAGGATTTTAAATATGGATTCCATATTCATACACCTTCAACATCAACACCAAAGGATGGACCAAGTGCAGGATGTGCATTTACAACTGCTTTCATATCTAGATTATTAAATAAGAAAATTAAAAACGATGTCGCAATGACCGGCGAAGTTGAGTTAACTGGAAAAATCACCAAAATTGGTGGGTTAAATTATAAATTAATTGGTGCTAAAAGAGCAGGTATTAAACAAATATATGTACCTCTTGAAAACAAAAAAGATTTAGATGAAATTAAAGTCAAGTATTCGAAACTAATAGATAAAAACTTTAAAGTTGATACATTTGAATATATTGATGAAATTATAGATAAAATATTAATCTAATATTATACTTCAATATCTGAATCATCCGAAGAATCATCTGATTCACTCAAACATTTTTTACTTTTTTTAGTTTTCTCTTTGATTTTTTTAGTTAAATCTTTCTTAATAACAAGATTATCTTCTGTCATTTCAATTTTCTTCTTTGGAATAGTACTACGTTTTTGTAGTACTAATTCAGTTATATTATTATTCATTACAATATTGTGGAAAGGATAAATTCTTCTATATGTTTTAGAAATGGTTACATCAGATATTTTAAATACTTCTGAAATTTGTTTCTTAGTTATTTCTAAATGATACATAACCGCTACAAGTAGAATACATCCTGCTGCAACTGAAGGTGGTTCGTGTGTTGATGCAATATCTAATTTGTGAATATTATTTGAAATATCTTTTGCTATTTTAATATATTGCGCATCTAATGTCATCTTACCCGCAAATCTTTCAATGAAATCTGATGATTTAGAACTACTAAATTCAGTATTTAAACTATCTAGATCAATAAATTCTAAAAATCTACGACATCCTTTATTAACATTTTTAATTTCTAAATCATAAATATCTGCAATTTCTTTTGGACTACGAGGTTCCCCTTGTAATTTACAAGCATAGAAAACACACGCTGCAATCATCGCACGTAGATTGATACATCTCATTATTCGATTCTTACCAACTCTATTTCCATTTGTATGTTTACAATCAGAAACCTTCTTATATAAAATTTTAGCACTATCTACAATTGTTTGTGTAATTCCATAAGTCTTACATTTCTTCTGAATTTTTGTTAAAATTTCTAGTAAACTCTTCTCGCGATAAGGCATTTGTCCTTGTCTTTGTATATTACTAATTCTACTATATCCACGAGTGCTAAATTTTGTACCTAACGCAGATTTTGGATAAAAATAATTAGATGGACACCCGTATCGCGAAGCTCCTTCTAAATCATTATTAAATTCAGGCATTTCATCGTATAATTCACTATTAACAACCCCACACTCATTACATATACATTCACCATTTTGATTTATTACTAGTTGCTCACTTTGACACGCAGAACAATTATTTCTATTATCTACAACAGTATCATCAATGTTCAAGTCAACACCAAGTAATAATTTGTCAATATCGCAATCGGACATTGATAAGTATTTATTTTCAATACTATCTAAACTCATTTAAACTAATAATAATAATCACTTTGCGTTTAAATAAAAATATCAATTTTTATTTAAACGAAAAATTGAAATTTTTTCGTTACACTTTCCAATTTTTCTTTACACTTTCCAATTTTTCTTTACACTTTCCAATTATATATACCCTTTTTGATAGTTGATTTAATTTTTATTTGATATAATTAAAACGTATGTTCAATATGTCAATTATATATACCTTTTTTGATATTTGATTTAATTTTTATTTGATATAATTAAAACGTATGTTCAATATGTCAATTATATTTACACAAATCGTTTACCGATAATTTTATTACCCCCTTTCTGTTCAGGTACCCATACAATATGTTGTCCTTTATTATCAACAATCTTAGTATCTGCACCAAATTTAATTAGAATATTAGCGATGTCTTGATTATTATTTTTAACAGCAATATGTAGAGGAGTTTTGCCAAGTTCATTATGTGAATTAATAATATTTTCCGGACTATCAATAGATTTTAAGAATTTAGAAACTTTTTGGGTATTGTTATCATATACTAGTTCATGTAAATTCGGACTTGTGTGATTCATTATAATTAATTAAGAAAATAAATTAGTTTAGTTATAAAATTTAAAATAAAAATAAATTATATGAATAAATCAAATACAATTTCAAAATATATAACAATTAAATCATTTAAATTTATTAATAATCAATTAATATTAAATACTTATAATGAAGATGCAAATGAATATATTATATATATAAAAAATGGTTCAATAGATGCTTTAATCAAGTCATGTCAGGGTGATGAAGTTGGATTAAAATACTTGGATGAAGGTGATGTAGTAAAAATTAAAGGCGTTAATATAGAAAATAATAAAATTAATATAAGAAAAATTTATATTAAAACAAAATATATATTTAATTCAGAGTCTTCAGATGATTTAGACTATTATTAATTAAGAAGTTAAAATAATACTTTAAAATTTTACATTAAATTTTTTTCTATATTATTTATATATGCTTAGAAATAGTCAATTATCTCACATCCTATTACTTGTTGTAATCGGATTTGCTATTTATTATCTAACTTCACCAAAGAAGACAATTAAGAACACAGGTACATTAGAAGAAATTACATCTGATATACTATCTAGTGATAATAAGTCTGTAGAAAGTGAAGAAGAAAACGTACTTGAACAAGTCGCACACGAAAATAATGTTAGTGAAGAGAATGAAGAAAGAGGAATTGTATCTGAAGTTGAAGAAGAACTTAAGATGAACGAATCAGAACCCGAAGAAGAGAGAGGTGAAACACAACCACATTCTTTCAAACCCACTGAAACAGACGGTGGTGCTAATTTACAAAATGCATTTGGTAGACCAATCCCTGAAGGAACAAATATCAATACTGTTGATTTCAATAAAAATTATTTAAAAAAATATGATAGTAAAAATTATTTACCAAAAGAAGTAAATGATGAATGGTTCGATACTGATTTTACACAAGCCAAAAATAAATTAGATAATGATAAATTAATTAATACCGAAAAGTATGTCATTGGCGTTGATACTGTTGGACAATCTCTTAAAAATGCAAGTCATGATATTAGAGGTACTATTGCTAACCCTAAATTTAATGTATCACCTTGGAATAACTCAACTTATGAACCAGATAATAATATTAAAGCACTATGTTAAACACAATCTACAATAAACACAATCTACAATAAACACAATCTACAATAAACACAATCTACAATAAACACAATCTACAATAAACATGTTTAAGGAATTTTTATCTAATATATTATAATATGTCAGATAACAATCCCCAAGACGATAAAAACATTCAAGAAAAAGTTACTGCCGACTTTAAGAATAGAGTCTTAAAGTGGTTAGAAATAGATGATGAAATAAGAACCATGCGCGCTAAATCAAAAGAATTATTGAATGATAAAAAACAATATGAAGCATATATTCTAAGTTTCCTAGAAGATGTTGGCGAGAAAGAATTAGCAGTTACTAACGGTACATTAAGAAAGAATGTATCAAAGACGAAAGCGCCATTGAACAAGCTTAGTATACAAAAAGCACTAAATGATATTGTAAAAGATAAAACAAAAGCAGATACTATGACAGAACATATTATAAATTCAAGACCTGTTGTAGAAAGAGTTAACCTTAAGAGAACAAGTAACAGAGGCCCACGAAAAGATAAAAAAACAACAGATGTTTAAATTAAATATTAAGTGACATATGCCCTATTCTTTGTTCTACAGAATTATTACCATTTCCTTGATATGAATATCGTTGATTGTATACATTATTAACACTGGCTCCTGTCCAAGTATTACCTCTCTTATTAATATCATAATCATTTAAGATATTAGCAATTTCAGAGAATGTTAATGTTCCAGGTTTATCAAAATAACTAATTTTAGTTTCGTTATCAAAGAAGAAGATAGGATCAGCAGTAGGATCAATTAGTTTTAACTTATTATTTAGTATTTTACATGACACTCCTTCTCTAGCTTGAACGATGAAATTAATGATTCTTGTTTCATTTGAATCAGAATGAAAACTTCGTAATCCACTAGTAGGATTAATAGTTGCTTGATTACCAAATGGTGCTACACCAAATTTATAACCAGTTGGTTTTAAGATTGCAATTCTACTATTAATTCGTCTAGAAAGAGTTTCTGATTCAAGCTCAGCTTCTGATAGTTTGACTCTAATATTATGGTGATGTGTTACATTATTTGAATCCAAATTTTCTTCAATAAAATGTATATTAATGTTATTCTTTTGCGCGATTTTTATAAAGTTAATACCATTAGTTACGTTTCTCGAGAATCTGGAAACATTTAAGACAAATAGATTACAATTAGATGAATTATTTAACAATGTATTTAAAATTTTTTGAGGTCCGTTGTATGCGGAAGAAACTTCTTGGTATGAACCAGATAGTGTAATACCTTTGGTATTTAAATAATTTAAACAGATTGTATTTTGCATACTTAGACTGTCAAAGCCTTGGTTTGCAGTAGACACGCGTGTATATAATTGAGATTGCATTAGCATCTTTATTTTAAGAATAATAACAGAATTAATCAATTTTTATGCGTTTCAATATAACATATAATATAACATTTAGTAATATAACTACTCGGGATAGCTCAGTTGGTAGAGTAGAGGACTGTAAATCCTTTGGTCGTCGGTTCGAGTCCGGCTCTCGAGAAAATTCGCATTTTAATTATTATATTTAATGTAATAATTAAAAAGTTATTTTAATAAATTAAGTATATCTAAACATTTGATTCGTACACAGATTGTTTGGTTCTGATCCTTGGTAGAATATTTACACTCGTAATTTCTTGGAACATTAGCTTGCATGCATAAGGCATTGATACTGCAGATATTTTTGTTGAATTATTACATCCTTGACAATAATAATAATCTTTATCAAACACTTTACTTGCAAATCTTCCACATTCGTCGCATACGTGGACTTTTGTAATATCAGATGTTTCCATCATACGTTCCTTTAAGAACTGCCCTACACCATGTGCTACCATGGCATCTTTCTCCATCTCACCTACTTTCAAACCACCATCTCTGGAACGACCTTCCAATGGTTGACGAGTTAGTGCTTGTCTTGGACCAATACTTCTGGAATGAACTTTATCCAAGACCATGTGTTTTAATCTCATATAATAGGTAGGGCCAATAAATATTTCAGCTTGCATCTTCTTGCCTGTAATACCACAATACATTGTCTCTGTACCATGTGGTTGGTATCCTAATTTTTCTAAAATTTCAGGAAGTTGAGTTACATCATAATTATTAAATGGTGTTCCATCTATGAACTCGCCAGATATCGCACCAACCTTGGATGCCATACTTTCAATTAACTGTGCTACAGTCATACGGGATGGAATTGAATGTGGGTTCATGATCAAGTCGGGTACCATTCCTTCTTCAGTAAACGGCATGTCTTTTTGAGGTAATAGAATACCCAAAGTTCCTTTTTGACCGTGCCTATTCGTAAATTTATCACCCACAACAGGTTCACGTTCCATTCGGATTCTAACATTGTACATTTCATAACCATCATTGTTATAGATACCAGTATGTACGCGGTCAATAACACCATCAACATTAGATTTGAAAGATACAGAGTTATCCTTGTATACTTTGTTATTATTACCGGTAGGTTGAATAGGTGATACTTTTCCAATAATAATATCTTGATTTTTAATTTCTGTTTCTTCAGAAGCAAACCCTTTATCATTTAATTTACTATAATTTCCTTGTTTCATTCCAGTTACTTTATTAGGGTCTGGTTTAATAAAGATATCATCTTGTGATGTAGATGGATTTTTAACAACTTCACTATGTTCTTTCTTAAGAGTATCTGCTCTGAATAATCCTCTTTTAATCGCAGATTCATTGAAAACAACTGAATCTTCTTGATTATATCCCATATAACTCATAATAGCAACAACAACATTTTCACCGAATGGCAAATCAAGAGAATTATTAACATGCATTCCTTCTGTTGTTACTAGTGGTAGTTGTGGATGGTATAGAATTTGAGAAATATCCATTCTATCTTTATAACTTGTTAGATAAACACCAATTGATTGTTTTGCTTGGGAAAAGAAAATAATATTTCTTGTCGCATAATTATGATTACTGAATGGAATACTTGATGAAACAGTACCAAGCATTAACCATGGGTGAATATCACAATGAGTATAATTGACAAATCTATAATCTCCATATCTATTTACCATATCAGAATCTTTGTGTTCTACCTTTTTATCTATTTTTTCTTGATTATTAACCAAGTCATATGGAGTTTCTGCAATCATCAAAAAATTAGACGATTCAATATCTTCATACTCAAATAGGTTTGGAAACTTTTCTAGTAAGATATTCCATGATTTAGTTTTTTCATTTGTTTTCTGTTGAGAATTAACTTCCTTTAATACTTCAGATGTCATATTAACTTTGTTATTATCTACAATTAGAATCGGTCTAATTAATCTTCCACCATCCGAGAAAATACACAACTCTTTCTTATGAAAATCTAAATAGATTGAAGTATACTTATCAATATAACTTTCTTGGCGTTTCTGTTTTAGAAATTTGTATAATCCATATATATCTTTAGTAACTGCCAACCAAGATCCATTATGATAAACTTTACCCCAATTATTTAATTCCAATAGATCTACGTCAACTGGGTTCTTGGTATTCTTATACATGACTAACGCAGTTTTAATAATTTCACGCTGACTCTCGTTTTGACTAGTAATTGTTGATGTCATTGATAGACTTTTAACGATTCCAATCTTCTGACCCTCCGGAGTCTCTACTGGGCAATTATGAGTTACAAAAGAATTTGCAATAAAATTATGATTATCGGAACATGTAGTAAAGTCATACACCATCTCAGGTTCACAATTAATTATTTCATGAATAGGTACTGCAATACATCCATTAGGTAAACTATTTTTAAGTAAATCATCATAAGATATTTGTGAGATTGAACGTGTATTACTAATTCTATCTTCTTTTAGTTGGCGCAAAGTCTTTGTAACAAAATTATAACTAACTCCTGTTATTTTCTCAATCTCAGCCGGTTTTTTACCTTCTTGATAAAGTCTAACAACATTATCTTTATTTTCACCTATCATTTTTCTATTAAATTCTCTAATTTTACTGTATTCAAGTGGTATAGCAGATGTTCTTCTTTTTTCTTCGCAGTAACGATATCCAATTTTACTTACTAATCTTTCCAAGTTTTCAGTAGTTTGACTAAATCTAATAACAACTTCGCTCTTACTGACATCTGTATCTTCGTTAGTTTCTTTATCTTTACTATGCACAGTTGCTTTAATATCAAACCGGTTGAATAGATTTGAAATATCTTCCATATATTCAAGTGTTGAGTCAAGTGTTTCTTCAATACATGTTTGTTTAAATTCACCGAGAGCTAATTTATCATACCCATTATTACTTTGAACGGATAGTCTACAACCATCACCGCCTTGTAATCCAGACAAGTATTCTCTTTTAACTATATTGGATGAATTTTTAATCCAGTCAGGTACATATTTTTTAGCATTGGTTTTATTTCCATCAAATCCACCAAGGAAAGTAATTAGATTTGCAAAAGATCCGCCTTTATCTAATCTCCAAGTTTTAAAAATTGTTTCTCTATTTGAGTACTTGTCAACTAATTTGGTAGTCTTTCTTGCTATATTACCGCCGCCAAATCCTAATCTTGCAATATCATCATTAATATCAAAAATATCTTGTTCTTCACCCAAGTTAAAGGATGTAGCATAGTATTTATCTTCTGTAATACTAATATGACCATCTGTATTTAATGAAGCAATTAATCGTGCTAATATTTTTTGCTTCTTGATATCTAATACCAAATAATTTTTATTATCAATATTTGAAATATATCCTAATTCCATCAAATTTTTCATATAGGTTGGTTGGATATCTTCACTATTAATATTAATCTTTTTTATATCAGAGTCATCTTCTTCAATGTATTCATCACAATTTCTAATTACAACAAGATCATTCATTGTTAACTCTTTTACTTGTATCCATTCAAATTCGTTATTTCTTTTGACTAAAAATGGATGATCTTTAGTAGCCTTTATTTCTCGACCACTAATTGTCTTAATCATCATGACATCATCCGCCATACGTTCAAAATAATTAAAAATTTTAGTTGGTTCTTCTGTCATATCTTTTTGTAAAGATACAACTTTATCAGATTCAGTTATCATACTAATTGGTTTTGATGTATATCTATCATTTAGTAAAACATGTGAATCTTTAGTAAGACATAAAAACTGGAACTGCAGGTTGGTTATATGACGAATAGAAGTTACACTTGACGTAGCAGCATCTGGTGTTGGTGTCATTACACGTCTTAATATAGATACTGCCACAAACCACGACAATCTTTGTAGTGATTGTGCAACACCTTTTTTAGTCTTGTTCATTCCCCAAATACCTGTTGATAAAGCAGTTTTAATACCTTGTTCAATTACATTTGGTTTAATTTGATTAATAACAGATACTGGTGTAATATCAGATTGATTCTTCTTTTTGAAATTTTTACCAATTTCATTTAGTAACTTTTTCCAATTTTGTCTAAACAATTGACCTATTAATACACCTGGTGTTTCAATTCGCTTATTTTGTAGTGCATCTCTATCATCACGTTCTGTTCTACCAAGTATAACATTAAATAATTTATTAACCATTTGACCTAGTACTCGTATTTTTAATGGAACATCTTCACCTTCGTGTGGTAGTAAATCTTCTCTAAAAATCTTCTGTAAGAATATCTTCTTCTGAATCTTTGCTAAATCTTCATCAATTTGACTAAAACGTCTGTTTCTTCTTAATTTAGTAATTAAGTATTCAATTGCTTGTTCCTTTGTTCTTATCTGATTACCTTCATCATCTGTAGGAAAATCGAGTGATATTTTAATTTTGTTAATAATATTAATATCATCTAAATTATAACAACAGTTTGCAATTATATCTTGGTCTGACTCTAATCCGAGTGCTCTAAAAAAGATAACGATTGGTATATCAGCTAATTGCGATGTGCTAATTGTTAAAGTTCCATCTTTCTTTTCTTTAAGAGATAGAATTTGCAAATTATCAGACCAATCGTTGGATTTAGAATTAATTTGACATATATGGAAGAATCCGCTAGGAAAACTTGAATCTTTCTTAATAAATACTAAGAATTTATTGTCAACCATTTTTTCTATCGATATTACTACTTTTTCTTGCCCATTTACAATAAAGTATCCTCCTGGATCATATTTGCATTCACCATGAAGATCCTTTTTAATTGTTGTAGAACAATATTTTGATTTTACCATGACAGGAATCTTCGCAATCGCAATTGGATCATTTTCACCTGTTGATGCTACTACATTTATCGTTCTTTCGCCTGTTACGATATTTCTTTTCTCAACTATCTGCTCAACATCCGCATAAACTGTTGCAAAATAATTCAAGTGATTCTTTCTAGCTTCACTAGGAAATATTATTTGATTTGGATTATTTTCAAATATAACTGGTTTAATTCTAACATTCTTACATCTAAAACCATGTAAGAAATTTTCATTATTCTCAACGTTTTCATAGAAATAATTATTTTCTTTTACTAATGAAAAAGGAATAATTTCTTCTACTAGTTGGTTGTATGATGAAAATAAATGTTGATACAGAATTTTAGGCTGATCAAAATATATTTTGATTAATTTTTTTATATCATTGTATTCAACTAAAGACATTATAATTAGGGTATATACCTTTTTATATATTATTTTTTAATCAATTTTTTTATAAAATGATTAAAAAATGGTTTTTACAGGTTATTATCTTATTTTCTTAACTAATTTTCTTATTAATTAGTCCATCTAAAAAGGTATTAATTTCAATGGAATCTTTAAAAGTATCATTATCTTTTACATTACTTTTATTTTGAATAGGAATGTATGGAGACATATTTTGCAAAGACGTAAACGGATTCCTATTTTGCATATATGTATCTGACACATTCTCTTGAACTCTGGTAATTGGTACATTCTCTTGAACTCTGGTAATTGGTACATTCTCTTGAACTCTGGTAATTGGTACATTCTCTTGAACTCTGGTAATTGGTACATTCTCTTGAACTCTGGTAATTGGTGGTCTATTTAATTTAGAACTTTGAAGTTGTAAAAAGCTATTAAATGCAACTTTGCTTAATTTTTGAAATATTCTATTTCGCCCTACTAAATAATAACTATTAATATCTTCTAATACACCGTAACATGTAGATACTATAGTAAATTGAAATAAGGTATTAGACATATCAATTATAAAATTATATATATATGTAAATATATGCACTATATAATCTAACATATAATAAATTAAGTTCTCATCTTTATTTTCTTCAAAAAGATTATAATTTATAAAGAATGATACACCCATACATGATCCAAATAAAAGTAAAATTTTTTGATAAAATTCCAAACAATATAATGTGTAATAAACTATTACGAGTATAAGTAAATTTATAATTTCCATATTTAATAGTAATTATAAGTTTTCTTTTAGATAATTTATGATATAATTTATTTATCAAAATCAAAATAATTATTAATTAAGTTAACCAAATTTTTATTTTTATCAGTTACACTTGTATCTAGTTTTGTTTTGCCCAAAATATCCTTTATAGGTATAGCACCATCGTTAACTGTTTCTTCTACAACTATATCTTTTACTATATTTTTATCTAATCGTAACTTTGATTTGGAAATAACATCTTTGTTGTTTTTAAGTATAAAAGAAGTAACAACAGTTAGTGTGTCAGATGTTATTAACTTATTAATTGATTCTAGTTTAGTACCCTTTAAAATTAAACCGGTATAAGTAACTAATTCATCTTCATTCAGATTTACTATTTCAACTTGATTATTAGTATTAAGAACTGTTAATACTTTAGTATCTTTCTTATTATAATCACTGACAATTCTTTTAGATGTTTCTACGAGTTTACCCTCGATATCTTTATATAATATATATTGTTCCTTGTTTATTAAACTATCTCTGCTATCACAGAATTTATTAAGCTCTTGTTTATAATATATATATTCACTTGGTGAAATATTACGTTTCATACGTAAACGCTCTAATACAGGTTTATAAATACTACAAGTATCCATAGATTTACTTGGCGGAAACATTTTTTCAATATACTTAATTACTTCAGATGGTTTTTTATTTAATCCATGCGGCTTTAGTTTAATCAGATTAATATTTGATACTATATCAAAGAATTTATTTAATACCACGTCGTGAAATCTTGGTAATATAGCACCTTTAATCATTATCATATGATAATTATATTCACTAGGAATTAAATTTAACATTCTTGACATTGTTTGATTTACAGAAGATTCATTTGCTCTATAATTTAATAATAAATTTCTAATTTCTAATAAATTAATAGAACCAACTTTTAGCTTTTTAATATTGTTTCCTAATGATATAAAATTAAAATCATTATTATTTAAACCATGTGCATTAACTATTTTAATTATAGTAGATGAAGAATTCGCAAGTTCGATCGATTTAATTGCTTGAACTAGTTTATTATTTCTTGTATTTATATAAGTGCTTTTTGTTGTATCAAACTGTTTAGGGAAAATTAAATTAATGTTTTGATACTTGAGACTATTAATAATATTTGCAATTGATAGTTTACTAATATCATCCGATATTTGCTTGACAGTAAAATAATTTAATAATGTTTGTAAATTCTTATAGAATTTATTTTTAACAGTTATATTAATAGTATTCCAAAACTTATTAGTACTTAATCGTACTTCTAATGTCTTTGATTGTAAATCAAATAAATCTTTTTTAATCTCAGGAGTACATGATCTTTCTTTTGCATAACCATATTTATTAAAACCATATACAATTGGATCTGATTCTTTCTGAAATTCTGCAAAATCAAAACATTTATTCGTACTATCATTTACATCAGAACAACATTTATATGCTAACTCTTTCTCAATAGGATCTTTTAATACACTATTTATTAAATTATATATTGATACTAATTTGTATTGATGTTTTAATAAATAAAACAACTCTTTATTAATATCTAGCTCAATCTCCAAGTCCTTTTTATCTGAACTTGTTTTTGGCAATAATGCATTTTTATTTATCATATCTTGTAAGTCTGGTACATATATTAAAACTAACTTTACAATATCATTTCTATCATAATTATCTAATCTTCTCGAAAATTTTTCTTCAAATTTCTCAAGTAAATTAACTAAAATTCTATTTAATGGTTCTTTGTAATATCCCTTTCCAAATTTAGACACATTTGTTTTAACTGATATTAATTTGAATTGTTTACTTGGTTTACCATTTGTTGATTCAACTATTTTTCCTGTTTTTAATATAGTTGATTCTTCTTCTTCTAATATATTTAAGTTTAATTTACCTATCTTTGGATTCATACTAACTGCGGAACAATAGTTTTTAAGTTCATCTTGATTACATAATCTAATTGGTTTATCATTAAACATTTTCTTCAAGTCTTCTTTGATTTTATTAATTTCCGTCTTTTTAAGAACACATGCCAAGTCTGTAAATAATTTATCAATTAACCATATATGTCTTAATTGTGAAACTTTAGATTCATATGATACTTTATAATCATTAATACTTTCCCATATTCTATTATTATTTAATAGATCATATACTGCACTTACGAAATCATCTTTTTTAGTTTCTAAATTATTAACTTTAATATATTCAGATAGACTTTTATTATCTTTATTGTATCCATTATTTCCAAATGAGTTTTTATCAAATAATGATTTCAATAAGGTAATTTCGGTGGCTTTCATATCACTATTTTTATTAAAAAAATAATTATATTGAGGTCTATCTAAATCACAAATCATATTTTCTTGAGTTTTATTTAAACACATGTAAATTAATAGACCTACAATCAAAATTAAATAATATTTCGTACTTGTATGTTTTATTAATATATTTATTTCGTCCATTATATTTTATATGAGAAATTATTTAAATAATTCATTTTTTAAATATAACTTAATATTTTTAAAATCGAGGTTCTTCTCGCAAATTTTTCCCTGTTTAATATATTTTATATATAATTGATCACCTAGTTCTACATCTATATTCTCATTTTTAAAAATTATATATATTGGAACATTATTTTCATATGTACTAAAAATATCTTTCAAATCAATTATAATGTTATTATTCTTCTCTAATTTTATTGATAATAATAAGGGTATTATTTTATTAACATTTGTTTTAGAATAACTAATTATATCATCCCTTTTATAAATATATTTTATATTTAACAATAGCATAATATAAAATGTAAATAAATAAGGTACTATATTTATAACGTTCATTATATATGTATTATTATTTAATTCGTCTTTACTTACAATTCCTATAATCTTAGTTTTAAAATTTACAGTATATAAATCTCTTGCATTAATTAGTGAAAAATTTAAGTAATTAATACAAAAACTATTAAGTTTTAAAAAATATTTAGATATCATTTATTATATAAATATCAAAAAGTATTTAAGTATGTTTTATATTTATATATTAAATGGAAGCAAAATTTGATAATAAATGGGATATCTGGTATCACAGTATCAAAGAAGACTGGACGATAACAGGCTATGAAAAACTTTATACTATAAATACTATTGAAGAATACTGGAAACTTTATAATAATTGGGATGAATTAGGTTCAATTAATAATAAACATTTCTTTATAATGAAAAACGATATCGTACCTATTTGGGAAGATCCAAATAATAAACACGGCGGATGTTGGTCTTTCAAAGTAGCTGAAAGTTCAGCACAAGAATTATGGAATGATTTATCACTACACATGGTAACTGAAACATTAAGTAGTATTGATGGTGATATCATTGGATTGTCAGCATGTCTTAAAAAAAATAATTCTTCTGTTATTAAAATTTGGAATAAAAGTAGTGAAAATAATAGTCTCACACTTTTATGTAAAGATATCCTAAACAAATGGGGTTTAGATATCATTTACATTGCACATATGCCTGATATTACTGTTTAAATTTCAGGCTCACTTGGTGATAATACCAATTTAATTTCACCCAACGCAGCAACTTGATAACGTACTACTAGTGCGTAATCATTCTTTAAAAATAACTTGACTTCATTACATAGATTTGTACATTTGGTAAAAATAGTCAAATATTTAAGTTCAAAATTACCTTGAACTATTTCATTTTTATCTGTATTTACATCTATTTGTAAACCACCTATAGTTTCACCTACCTGGAAATCAACCGAACCAATATCACTTTTACCAGATAAGAAAACCATACTTGATGTACATTTAATATCCATCTTACTTGCCATTACTGATGCCATATCCTTGCAGTATTTGTGGAAATCTTGAGAAGGCATTGTAATACAATATGGAAATTGGACTGGTTCAATCTCATATTTTTCATCATCTAAATCCATAAGATTTAACTTGAAAATCTTCTTTTCATTTCTTTCAGTACTCTCTAGTATAACAATTAATTTATTCATGTCTTCTTCTTCTATTATCCATGACATTGTATCAAAGTGTGTCATGCATTTTAAACATTTTAATAAATTAGGTAACTTAACACCTATCATTAATTTACTTTTATGATAATTATACTTGTACTCTTCAAAACCATCTAGTTTACAATAAACTAATACAGTTATTGTTTTATTAACTTCTTTTATAACAATACCACCTCTTTTACTTGCTTTATTCTTCTTAGTCGAATTCGATCCGTTATTATCAGATGATTCGCTATCATCTTCATATTCAGATTCATCTGAATCGTATTCTTTATCATCATCATGTTCTGGGTAAAAGGTAATATTTACATCAGTTAATAATGAATTTAATGTATCAACTAAGATTTTTATGGCTGAGGACTGGGTCGTCTTTAGTTCTATAATCTTTACCATATATTAAATAAATTGTTGAAATTTCTTTAAAGAGAAATCGTTTAAATTTGAAATAAATTATTACTATCCGTTCAAACGTATTATACATTTAAGATTTATAATAAAACAAATAATATTTTAAAAATTTAGTTTTAGAAATATTATATATAAAAAAAATCTATAATAATATATAAATGGTTAACACATATATAATGGTAAATCCTTATATTGAAGGAAGTTTTGAAAAATCAATTAAAGCTAAAAATTCTATAGAAGCTGGTAAATTACTCTACACGAGTTTATCAGAACATTTTAACAATAATGTTCCTAAATTTTTATTTACAATTCAAAAAGGAGGCTCTGGCAAAGGTAAATACTATAGTTTTAAAGTAAAAGAAGATAAATTAAATGATGAAATTAATTTTTCCATTGAACCTTATACAGTTAAAGATGAAATGAATGCATATAAAAATATACAAAAAAATATAACTGATTTTCAGAATAAAATAAATGTTAAAGCACAAACAGGAGGTGCCAAAAAGGCAAAAGATTCCAAGAAGACAAAAACTGCCAAGAAAACAAAAGACACCAAAAAGGCAAAAACATCCAAAAAGGCAAAAGATAGTTCAGATGATTCTGATATTGAAGATAATTTTGAATTTGATGCTGATGAAGATTTTGATTTAGATGATTCACCTAAATATAATAAAAAATCAGTTCAAAGATACATGCCTAATGGAAATTATCCTATTTCCCATTGGTATTATGACCCATACCTATATAGACTTAATTCAATGTATGTTCCTACTTTCTACTCTTATGTAATTCCATATGTAGAAATTTTACTTAGATAAATTAATTAATTTTTGAGTATGAGTATAGTCTTTTATAAGAATTAACTAATTCATCCATTACATTATAGTAAAGTGTATTTACTCTTTCTTTATCTTCAAACGTTAACAAAAACGATGTTTCCAAATTTAATAGGTATTTATTAAATCCTTCAAAGTTTAATGTAACAATGTTATTTTCAATATTGAAAATAGAACTATTGGCATATATTGTTTTAAATAATTCAATATATTCTTTCATTTTATTATTATTTTTAAAATTTATAATATTATTCAAATCATCAATCTTAATAACAAATTCAGATTTATTATTATGAGATGTTAATATAAATTTAGATAAATCTACTGATCCAGTTATTTGTTCTAAACAATACATTATGTATGTATCTGCATTTTCCATTAACACATCTTGACACCATGAACTATATATTCTTTCAAATTCATTTTCTCTAATAGTATCGGTCGAAGATAAAGATAACATATTTTTAAAGTTTCCATGATCTTCGGAAATATTAATGATAAATGGATATCCAGTTGCTTTTTGAAATTTTAATGTTATCATAAATGGTTCATCATTATAACTTGTAACAACACCCTTAAACATTTCACCCCAAAATAGGTTTATAATAATATTGGAATGTATATCATTTTTGTTTGTTATAAATACTTTGAAATCATCAAGAAGTTTAAATATACGATTATATGTATCACTTTGTTCAGTTTCAATATCAGTTAATAGAGAAGTGCAATAATAGAAATTTATTGGGCAAATACAATTATTTTTAAAATTAATTCTTTTTGCACATAGAGTTAGGTAATCTTTAAATTTTGATAAAATGAAATAAACTACGGAATCATTTTCATAGCCATTTATAATATAACCTTTATTTAGTAATTCCATTCTAGGAATATCATTAATAATACCGCCAAATAATTGTTCCATAATATCATTATATGGTATTACATTACCTATATTCGGAATTAATTTAATATTACTAGTTATAATTTTTGGGGAATAAGTTTCTTGAGTTTTATTAATAGTCGTCATTACCATAGGAATATATTATATTAATTTTTTTAAATCAATTTTTATTTAATAAATGAATTCTATTCAACGCGCTTAAATACAAAATACTTGTTTAAGAATGAGAATACTTTACTTTCTTTGTCAGCTCCAGACAGATTATCATAGAATTTTGCTACTTTTTCATAAAACTGTTTATTTTTAGGATTTTCTTCATATTCAATTGTTTCATTGAAATATGGTCTATTTATTTCATATACATTTCCAAATGATTCAGAATCTACTAATAAACACCCTGCTTTTTTCATTGTTGATACTAATAGTTTATTCGAAACTAAATATTCTTCAGCATACTTACCTTCTTCCATGAACCAACTCATGTGTACATCAATAGAGTATCCGGGTTTATCTTCTAATTTACCATCAAATTTCTTTATAATTTCCCAACACTTAATTTTCTTGCCTTCGTCATCTGTATAATACGAAGTAAATCTATCACTATCACCTAACAATTTCATCACTTTATCACTATCAAACATTTCCAAAACAATAAAACCACCAATTTTAAGATTATTCTTAATATTTTCAACTAAATTATTAACTGTTAAATTATTACCAAAAAGATAATGTAATGCAAATGATGAATTTATTACATCAAATTGATTTTTCTTACTAAAAATTTTATCTAGTAAAGTCTTGTTTTCTTTGGTCATCTTAGGTATAGTCTTCTCTTGTTCTTTAGAATTAAATAGAACTCCTCCATCTGCTTGCAAGTAATGAACTTGTCCAAATCCTGGAAATTTACTCTTCATATTATTATATCTAGCTATTGCACCATCTGTTGCAGAATGAATATCTTCATATGATATATCAACACCTACATAGTATCCTACTCTTGCATGATACATTTTCATTATATCACCTGCACGACCACATCCGATATCTAAAACAGATGAACGTCTTTTTGTTGAATTTTTCTTTTCTTGTATTTCTTGACAATAAGTATAAATAAGTACCGACTTTAACCAATTATGATACTCTCTCATTATCTTTGCTAAATTAGTAATCTTTTGATAATATTTATCTTGTTTACGGTCTGACACAATAATAGAAGAATTAATTCGCGCTTCGAGTTGTTTCTTTTGAAACATATATGTTTCTGGATTTGATAGATTTTTGATTTCTTTAATTGTAACAGCTTCAGTCATCGATTTCCAAACATTTATAGCAATATCCTTAAAATTTCCATACCTTTTATTAAATCTTAATACACTATCTGTTTTATCCCATCTTGTTCTTAATACTTGCCACCTATATTTATGTGGCGTTAAAGGATCATTATTATACACTACTTCAATTACCGTGTTACTTTGTACAATATTACCTTCTATATCTCTAACTTGTCCCTTAGTTATTGGTAAAAAGGCTTCGTGGTTATCATCTTCTTTCATAAATGGAACCGGTACTTCTTTTGTACCCACCGTATCACCTACATAAAAATTTGTTACTCTAAAATATTGATTCTCTATTTTATCAGGCAAAGAATTATCAAATATATCTAAAGGGGTTCCTAAATCTGTATTTTTTTGAAACTCAATATAAACATCTAGGGAATTCATTTCTGGTGGTTTAAATTTATAAATGGGATACTTATGCTCTCTTCTATCTCGTGTATATTTTTGTTCAATACCTGTATATATAATTCCATCTAATTTATAAGGACACTTGATTTTTTCATTCTTAGTACAATTATACCATAGTAAATATGAAAATAAAAATACTTCTGAATCAGAACCGCCTGTTGGGAAAATAAATAATTTGGGATGAAATATTATATCATTTACTTTAGTCTTACTAATTAAACTATTTATACTATTAAAAAACTTCTCGATTTCAGTTTGATAAAACTTTTTTTGTTGACTAATGTCAAACCCTTTACCACTCTGAATTTTAAATTCATTGTATTTATAATCGATTTTTGTTAGACTATTTGTTATATCATATAATTTAGTTAATCTATCTTTTAACAATAGTACAGGTCTCATATCATCACCTTTATAAAAGATACAGTCGAAAGACATGAACATATACTTGTTAACACTTGTTAAATGGATTAACTCACCTTCAATTATCGTATTATCAAACCCTTTTAACTTGTTTGGTAATTTCTTTACTACCAAATTTGTTGAAATTAAATAAGTATTACTATTATATACAAATAAAACATACTTATCACCATCGGCTTTGTCAGTTACTGAATATCTGTTTGGTATTTTATCAACAATGTGTTGTACTTCTGCAGATATAGGTTGCATACTATATAGATTCTTGAATGAATCATTATTTGACCCGTACACTAAATCTTTATACTTTTTCTCTACAAGTTTTAATTCATCTTTATCTGCAAGTTCTGATGTCTCTTCTAATACCTTTTTAATATTTTCAACCTCATTTAATATCATTGTTAGAGTTTTATCAGACAATTTATTTGAAGACATATAATCAATCTCTAACTCAAATGTTTTATTGCCATTTGATATATTATTTGGATTATCTGCTGTCTTTACAACTGTTAAATCAATTGTTAATTTTTCAGAAGGTGTATCTATAAGTACTAGTGATACTCTGTTCTTGTATCTAAATATTATTTTATCAGCCTGTGTTAATGGTAAATTAGCTAGATTATTAATAAACTGATTATCAATCTCTAATTCTGATGCAACACGAATTCTAATATCATATTCATTAATATTAATAACTTTAATTGGATCTTTAACTTTTTTCATAAAAATAAAATTTGGATCATTAATAAATTGAGTCATTAATATTGAGTAAATAATATGATTTTTTCTCAAATACACAAGACTCAAGAATTTATTAATATGCTCATTATTATTGATAGACACTCGATACGATGTATTTATATTATTTTTATTATAGTCTTCAGTATAAATTATATCCAATGAATCTTTATTTGTAATAGGCAAATTATCTTTATCACTTCTCCATTTAAGATACTTTAAAACATTTACAAATTTATTCAATGAAAGCTTATTATCACTTTTAAAGTTATTAAACATAATTTCAAATTCGTCATGCTTGTTAATACTGTTAAATAACTTTTTGATTTTTGTATGATCTTTCTCTAGTAACATTATCTTAAATGATACTTTTTTCTTAAATATTTATTTCAATTATTTTAAATTATATTCTAATTTAATATAATAAATGGACTTTTTAGAGTATAAGAACTATCTAATTGCTAATAATATTAAACTATTTGACCATGACTACCGAATATCATACAAAAATATGTTATCATTAAATGATGTTATATTCTCACAGAATCAGACTGGGGGCGGTAATATATCTAATGAATATTATATTTCACCATTAATCTTAGTTAAACAAGATAATAATAAATTAATTAATTTATTAGTTGATAATTTAGTAAATAATAATATTGAAGGTGCAAAATTTTTATGTAATAATAAGCTAGTACTTAAATATATTTAAATATTTTTAATTAAATAATAAAATTAAAATATCATACAATTTAATATGTATAAAAATCGAACTTATTTTTCAACTAGAAAAGTTCAAAGTTATAACGGGTTTCTTCCAGAACATATAGAAAAAAGAAGACAAAACTTTGTACCAGAAGTTGAACCTAAATTAATTCCATATAACGAAAAAACTTGGAAAAAAATGTTTCCTAAAAAAGATAATATGGATTACTCTAAATTACAGTTAAGTAATATTGGTATCTATAGTATATTTTATCCTAATTCAGCAGATGAATTGGCCAAAATTATTAGAAGTTATGTACCAAATAAAAATGCAGTTATAACTGATGCAACATCTAATATGGGTGGATCTATTTTTGCTTTTGCTAAATATTTTGATAGAATTAATGCGGTTGAAATTGTTAAACTTCATTGTGATATACTTGAAAATAACTTACGTGTTTATGATATAAAAGATAAAGTTGATATTCATTGTAGTGATTATCTTGATGTTGGTGATAAATTAAATCAAGATGTTATATTTTTTGACCCACCATGGGGTGGTAAGAATTACAAAGAAATTAAACTTATGAATATGTATTTGGATTCAGTCCCAATTAACCAAATTATAAAACCTCTATTATCTAAATCAATTGTAGCTATAAGAGTTCCTTATAATTATGACTTTAAAAAAATATTAGAATTAACTCCTAAATCATACATACACTCTTTTTTTAGACCAGATGGTAAATTATCTTTCTATCTAATTGTTCTAGATAAAGTAAATTCTAAATAAATTACGTAGTACGATTAAAAAGTGTAAAGATAAATATTGAAAAATAAAATATATAAATAAGATAATATAATTTATGGGCCGTCAAAGAAACAATAGTAATAATAAGCGAGTAGCACATACGCAGCACGACAATAGATACAATCGTGGTAATAAAGTTACCATGATTAAGTGTCCAACATGTAGTGCAAATAGTACCTTAAAAGAGTTTTCAAACCAAACAGAAGTTTGGGCCAAGTGTTCCAGGTGTGATTCATCTGGTTATAATGCGAGAATATCTAATAATCATCTTATCGAAGCAATCGATATTGTATCTACCATCATAGATGCAAGAGATTAATAAACTAATTATTTTATAAATACAAATTTAATTTATTTTTAACAACCAATTTAAAAATAACTTATATAATTTATTAGTATAATGTTAATGTGTCATAGAGGAATTTCGGATTATTATCCAGAAAATACTTTAGGTTCAATTATCGAGACAATTAATTGTCAAAAATATTTAGGCGTTGAAATTGATATTATGATTACAAAGGATGAACAGTGGATAATTTATCATGATATCACTTTATTACGATTAAATTCAATTAATAAAAAAGTAGAAGAAGTTAATTACTGTGATATTAATAAAATAAGATGGAAAGGAAATAATTTTATTGTAAATCGTTTATCTGATTTAAAAGAATTGGTAGATTGTAATTTTACTGTTAATATTGAGATCAAACCTGATTTTAATACGATATCTATTGCTGCAAAAGAAAATTTACGAAATATTATATCATGTTTCAAATTTAAAAAATTTATTTCATCATTTGATCATAATTGGTATGAATGGTGTATTAAATATACATCAGTACAATTCGCTTGTTTATCTCAAGAAAAATTACCAAGTAAAGGAAATTTTTGGATTTTAGATTATAGACTATTTGCGAATATAGATTTACAGGATATACTTGAAAAAAATATAGAACTCGGTTGTTATGGTAAACAAATAAATGATATAACATACAATCCAGATTTAGTCAATCTTATCACATATCATATAGTTGATCATAAAAAACAAAAAATAATATATGTTGATGGAACATTTGATTTGTTACATCCAGGACACATTGATTTTTTTAAAAAAGCAAAATCTCACGGGAACTATTTAATTGTAGGTGTTCTGCATGATTCGTGTGTTGAATCATATAAAAGAATACCAATTTTAACATTGGAAGAACGAACAATAATGTTAGAAAATATAAAGATAGTGGATAAGGTTATTTCACCCGCACCATTTTATGAAAGTAAATTTGGTAATTTATCAAGAGACTTTATTCATAATCACAATATAGACCATGTTGTATATGCAGGTGAGATGGGGAGTTGGAGTTCGCACTATCAGGCAGCAATTGATATGGATATTATGATAACATTTCCATATGGTAAAAATAACGTATCAACGTCTGGAATACTAAAAAGAATAAATGTATAGATTATTATTTTACTTTGAACTAATTATAATTAGTTCAAAGTAAAATATAAATATTTAAATTAATAATGGAATCAAAAAATTTTGAAGATTTATATAAAGTCTTAAATGTAGATTTTGGATCAAGTAAAAAAGATATACTAAAAAACTATAAGGATAATATTAAATATTATCAAGAGAAAATTTTAAATGGTACGCATTTAGATGAAGAAGAACGTTGGAATGTTAAGCTTTTAAAGATTGCTAAATTTGTTCTCAGTTCTGACGCATTGCGTAAAAAATATGATATTTCACAAATTATTATTGATAGTGATGAATCACCTACCGATAAACAAAAATTAGAACACGATGTCAATTCTACGAAACAGGACCAATCAAATCAATATACTGCGAATAAATATACCGAGATTAATAAATTTGATATTCCACTACGTAAAGATAAGCCAATTAATCTAAAAGAAATTGGCGATAGACAATTTGAAAGATATGACCATAAGAACTTTGATCTTTCTAAAGATAGGGAACTTCGTGGTTCTATTGGCGGGATCTAAATATTAATTATTTTAATTAAATATATTTAGTTTATTTTATAAATATATTATCTAATCTGTTATAGATGAGTGATAAAACACCCAAGTGCAAATTATCTGTTACTATGATGAAAAAAGATATTCATGCTCGAAGAATTCAAAGACAAGTTAGAAAAAATAATGTATTAAAACAAAATACAACCTTTAAGAACTTGGAACTATCAAGTAAAGGAAAAACCACACCATTCGCTGACTTTACTAAATATATTAGACAACCTCATATTGTCAGTGTATCTAATAATTATATTAATTGTTTTAAACAATATAAAAAAGATTTTAAGTTAAATTCAAGAGTATTAATTACGGCATACTTAATTACATACTATCAAGAGGAGCTATTAGGAAAAGAGTTACATCAATTAGACCAAAGTATGTTAGAGTGGTCACTTGAAGTTGTTAAAAGAATTAATCTACTTGATGATTCTAAAGATATTGATAAACTATGGTTACTTTTACAAAACTATCAACTAATCTTTAACCAATGGAAAGACAGTGATAAATCAAGAATGGTTGAGTCTATTATAATTTCATATTATAATAGATGTAAACATATTGAAAAAATCAACGCAGATGAAAAGTTATCTAATGAAGATAAAGAAATATGTATTAATGAACTAAATATACAAAAACGTGAAGTATTAGGAAATGTTAAATTTTTTGATCCTAACTTTGATGTTGAATATTTTGTTAATAATTACGAAGAAGTTTATAATACATTAAATGATGCATATACAAAACTAAGTTTTGAAGTAGTTAATACTATGAAAAAAGCATTTTATGATATGTTAAAAGAGGAAATTAGTGAAAACAACTTTGTTCCCATCGCAGAAGTTATGGTCGAGATTAGTAAGAGGTTATTAATATTAATACCAGAAAAAAAGAGAGAAAAAATGTCAGAAAAGATTAATATACAAGTTATTGTAGAACTTCTTTCTGATAAATCATGGACAACTGAATTAAAAGATTATTTAAAATTTATATGCGAATCTGTATTTGTATTAGGCGCATCATGTGATGATGAAAAAAATAAATTATGGTTAAAAGAAGTTGATAAATTAATGGAAGAAAATTATAATGATAATCTACCATTAATATTAATACAAATTGAAGAAAAATTAGATAGAATTTTTGAGTTAATAAATGAATTGAATAAAAAATAAATATATGACATATTTCAAGTTAATATTTGGAAAACAACTTATTAGTTCAACACATCGAATCAATGAAGACCATTATATAATATTAATAGTCCGTCGTAAAAACAATTAATTTATTAATTATGAATAATTAATAAAATAATAAAATAATAATTTAAGCAGTTTCAACAGTAGCTGATTGGAAATCATCAGTCTTACCTTTTCTAGTGTAACGGTAGAAAGTACCAGTCTTTCCATCACCTAGATCAAATTCTTTATTACCATCTTTACTTAAAAGGATGTCTAGTGCATCTTTAGTATCAATAGTTAAATCACCGCATCCTAAATATTTTTGATTTCTATAAAGTTTATAATATAAAACTTCGGAATTAGTATGTGTTTGTACAAAATCAGTATGTAACTTTTTAATTTCATTATAATCAGTTTCATCGGTTAGACCTTCCATTGTAAAAAATACACGATAATGTGCAAATTTAATCATAATTGTATCACCATGGTCTTTTTGTAGACTCTTAAAGGCCTCTAGAGATTTAACTGAATCTGTAAATGTAATAAAATATGAATTAGTCTTTGATGGTGCAGATACACCATTTTCTATAATACCATCGATTGATTCGAACCATGTTGGATCAATAACTGATCCTTCTTTTGCTTTAACTAGTAAAGTTCTACCTTCTTTGCGCACAAACTTCTTATTGTTCTGTTCTTGGGCGTTTTCTGACATTCTTATTTGTATACTATATATTTCTTTAAATATTAATTATCAATTTTTATTTATCAAAAAGTTTCGATATCTAACTGTTAAATTGCTTTATTCAAGAAATCACTTCGTGAAACCTTGAATATGCAATCCAATTTTTATTTTAAGAAAAGAATGAGGATGTAATAATAAAATAATTTAAACTACATCAATCGACAGAGCTGGTGTATTATATTGTTTCGAATCTTTAAAAACAATACAATACATTACAATAGGCATAACGACTAAGAATACTGTTGCACAAATTACTTGAAGAATAAATGTAACTAATCCTATTTTCCACAAGTTAGTATCACTTAGATCACTACATGATTTTTCCCAAAGCTCAATGCCGCCCCAAATAGCTAATCCGCATTCAATGAGACCCAAACATATTAATACACCCATATTATTATCTTTCTTTGTATCATTAGGTTTTGCATTAGAACGGAATAATGCAAGAATAACAGCAGTTAGAACATACGCCCACAGCGATGAATCTTTACATTCATTTGCAATATCATAATCTTGAACAAGATACATGATCGCTAATATAATATATGCCAATGCAGCGCCTATTATCCCCATGACACTAATAATTAATAAAATTACCATGCAATATTCACATATTGTATTAGTTTTTTCTGTATTATTATTTAATGTTGGTACTGTAGGATTAAGTATCCATGTAGTATTATTTGATGGTAGTACTACACTATTATTTTCAGTATTTTTACTGGTGTGAGACATAATAAATTCTTATCATATTATAAGTAATTTATATCTTCAATTTTTATAAGAGGAATGTAGAATTTAAATACCACAACCTGATAGGCTTCTACAACATGGCTGGATTATTATGGAACATTCACTGTATATTAGTCACCTGCACATATTTCAGGATATCAAATCAGAGGTAGAGAAACGACATCAAAAAACATATCCATATAATAATTATTAGAAATTTTCTATTATAATAATTATTAAGTTATCTATTAATTATACCTATTTTATATACCAAACAGGCTTTACTAACATAGCTGGAGTATTATCGAACATCGACATCATATCAATCACGGTCTGGAATGTCCTGACATTCCAGGAGCTCAAATCAGATGTGAAGGATGTGGCACCATAGAACATCCCCGCCATATCAGTCACACTGCTCACATTCCAGGAGCTCAAATCAGAGTTGAAGGATGTGGCACGTAAGAACATATGCGCCATATTAGTCACGTTGCTCACATCCCATCCACTCAAATCAGAGTTGAAGGATGCGGCACTTCTGAACATATGCGCCATATCAGTCACACTGCTCACATCCCAGGAGCTCAAATCAGATGTGAAGGATCTGGCATTACTGAACATCATCTTCATATCAGTTACACTACTCACATCCCATCCACTCAAATCAGAGTTGAAGGATGTGGCACCTCTGAACATATGCGCCATATCAGTCACACTGCTCACATCCCAGGAGCTCAAATCAGAGTTGAAGGTTATGGCACGATCGAACATATTCCCCATATCAGTCACGTTGCTTACATCCCATTTACTCAAATCAGATGTGAAGGATGTGGCACCTTTGAACATATACTTCATATAAGTCACGCTGCTGGTATCCCATGAGTTCAAATCAGATATGAAGGATGTGGCATCATCGAACATACCCCCCATATAAGTCACGCTGCTTACATTCCATCGACTCAAATCAGATGTGAAGGACGTGGCACCACTGAACATATACCCCATATTCCGCACACTGCTCACATTCCATTCACTCAAATCAGACGTGAAGTTTTTGGCACCGCTGAACATATAACTCATAGTAGTCACGCTGCTCACATCCCAGGAACTTAGGTCTTCGTTAAAGATAGCCGTGGAGAATAAATTAGCCATATTGGTAACTGCAGAGGTATCCCAATCTTTAATATGACCATAACTTTCTATCGCTGCTTCTTTATTAGTATTCCATGCACGAACTGCAGTATGAATATCAGCATCAGTTCTTTTGAGTTTTTCCATATGTTTAAAAAATATGATACAATAATCTTGTTGTTGTTTTCTTTCTTTGTCGGTATCCTTTAAAATAGGACAGAATTGACCAAATTTAAGTCTATCCTCCGGAGTTACAATTACATTTTCATGGGGTATACCATTATTTTCTAATACTTTACTCCAACTAATACCTATACATGTTTGAGAATTAGTTATACATGTATTATAAATTTCGCGTATAGTCATGTATTGGAACGTAAATGGCATTAAATCTCTAGTAAACTTTTGGTTTCCAATTAATGTTGTTTTTGGTTTTTGTTGTTGTTCGCCTGCTCCGCCGTTAGCAGACTTGAGAGCTGATTTTAAAGTTAAATATTTAGTTTTGTATTTTTCATATTTACTTTTGTAAATATTATCTATAGAATTCTTTGAATTGTATTTTTCATATTTAGTTTTGTAAGTATCCATATAATAGTTATTAGAAAAAATCTATTATAATTATTATATCTAATTTATTATTTACATATAATTATTTTCTAATATTGTTTCTTTAAGATTACTTCTTAATACCTTAAAAAATTGTTCAAAATGTTTACTCAAATTTATTTTTGAGAATTGTATTTCTAATCTATTAAATTCTTTTAATATATTTGTAACATTTTTATTATTCTCCCAAATAATATATTTTTTTAATATGGTTTTATAAATTACAAATTTAATAAAAGTTCCAATAAATTTTTTAAAATAATTTATCTTCATTAATTTTGACAAAATTTTGTCTTTATCATCTACCACATTATAATACATTTCATAAATATCTATTAATTTAATATGTGACCCATTATTCAGTTTTAAATAAAAATTATTTACTCCTCCAACTAGTTCAGAAAATGGAACTGTAAATATATTCTCATATTTATCAATGTAATTAAAACATGTTAGTTCAGGTATTAGTTTTGTATATGTGTCCTTATTAGGAAACTTTTCTAATAATCTTGCTAAATATAATACATCAAATACACAATATAACATTGTATTTTTTGAACTTGGTTCATTTAATTTATTAACATCAATATCAATTAAATAGATAGGGCCCATTTCTTCGTCATTTTTTATTAACATATTTAATTGCGTATCATTTATTACTTTCATTTCTCTCAAAATAGAATAAATTTTGCACTTATTATCAATATTATTCTCAAGGTGATAATATTCGCATAAATATCTAGTATCAAACAAATTATTACAAAAACTTGTTCTCAATTTATGAGTTGTAAAAATATTCTTAAATAAATAAGGTATGTCTAATGATTCGGCACCATGTAATACTTTCTTGATATCTTCTTTTGTTAACAATTTTATTAAAATATCTAATTGTTTTGTATTTAGATCGGGTGGATAGAACAAATATATCATAGCTTCGTTCAAATCTGATTCTAAGTTTATTTGGAATAATGCTATTTTTTTTCCTGTTGGGGATGAATTAAATTCAAAATCTAAACAAACTATTTTATATTTATTTTTAAAATTAATAAAATATTCAAAATAACTAATCATTTTATCTTGATCCGAATTATTATCAACAACTTTAATTTTATATGTTTTTCTAACTTTGATATTTTCATTAAAATAATCTTTGGAATTAATAATCATATTAAAATAAGATATATAATAACTTGCATTTAACTAAAAAGTTTTATTATACTTTTCTAAAACAACAAAGCGATTTTAACCAACATAAAAAACTTTTATTGGTTTGATGTTCATCTGTATCTTCAAGTCTAATATAATTATCATGCGTTGGTTGATTATTTGAACTTATACGACTACGATTTATATTTGGAATATTATTAATAGTTTCTTTACGATACAATCTATAAATTTCATCAAAACATCTATCTATATTTATATTACGTTTTATTGAAATATCTACATAATTAATCAAATACTTGTTACAAATCGTATTTAACTCAATTATATCAAAGCGTCTTTCTAAATCTATCTTATTGCCTATTAAAAGTATTTTATTATTATTAGATTGAGTTTTTGAATTTATTTGTTGTATCCAATATTCTATATTTTTAAAACTATTAATATTATTAATATCAAAAAATATTAAAAATACATCTTTTTGATCATAATAATGTCTTGTAATTTCATTAAATTTTATATTACCTGATAATTCCCATAGTTTCATTTTAATATCCTTTTTATAAACAATAACGTGATCTACGCCAATTGTTTTAGATGGCTTATTATATTCTTTATTATCAAGACGATTAACGAAACTACTTTTACCTGATTCACAATCACCTAGTAAACATATATTCATATATTATTATACACTATATATAAAATTTAAATAATCAATATTTTATAAATTAAATGTTACCATATATTTGGTACACAAATCATAAGATTAATTGTGTAATTACGATTTATTTTAATAATTTCAATTTACTTAATGTAGAAACTAATATTCCTTTAGTTGTCAAGTCTATAAAGACACCCTTAAAACCTTTAGTTGACATTTTATCACTAGATAAATTATCTGATAACATAGTTGTAATAGGTAAACTGCCAGATGAGATGTTTATATCATCTAGATTTACTTCAGTTATATCTGTTAATGGTGGTTCTTTATATATTGGGTATTCAGATGATAGCTCTTCAGCTGATAGTTCTTCTATATCCAGTGAATGTAAATGTAGTTCATCCTTTGATAGTTCTTCTGTTTCTACTTTCATTTTTTCCCAATCTTCATCTTCTTCTGTTAATGGTGGTTCTTTATATATTGGGTATTCAAACTGCTGCTCTTCAGCTGATAATTCTTTTATATCCAGTGAATGTAAATGTAGTTCATCCTTTGGTAGTTCTTCTGCTTCTACTTTTATTTTTGCCCAATCTTCATCGTCTAATGGCGGATCTTCTAATTTTAGTGCTAGTTGATGGAGTTCTTCAGAAGAAAGATCTTTTACTTCTTGTGCCAGTTGTGATTGTATTTCATATTCTTCAGGTGATAAATTGTCTAATTTTAGTAGCACCATAAGCGTTAGAAGAGGACCCGTAGGTTGTTCGCCAACTTCTTTTTCTACCGTTGCTTGTTCTACAGTTGCTTGTTCGACCGTTGCTTGTTCTACAATTGCTTCTTCTACAGTTGCTTGTTCGACCTTAGGTTGTTCGCCAACTTCTTTTTCTACCGTTGCTTGTTCTACAGTTGCTTCTTCTACAGTTGCTTGTTCTACAGTTGGGTGTTCTAACTCTTTATAAATAGAAAGTAGCTCATCACGAAGAATTGTCATTTTGGGCTTATAATTAACTGTTTCATCTATCCACGAATTAACTACTTCTAGAATTTCATCTTTCTTTAATCTAAAATGATTAAGAGTCAATGTTTCAAACCCAGATGGTGGATTTCTAAACTTGTCAACAATTGCCCATCTTAAATTTTGTAATCTAATATTATCAGTATATTCGAATGATTTCTTTTTCCCTTCTTGTGTATGCATTTGTCTCTCCCACCCGGGTTCATTAAAATATGGGTTTTCTACCAAAATTAATGATTGAATAGAAACTAATACTTGTAAAAAGGTTGATGTATCTTTATTCCATGATTCACCATCTTGACCTGACCATGTTCCGAGAAGTGATAAGCATACTTTGCCACAATTATATAGATTAGGATTAAATCGGACTGATCCATTACCTGTGGTAGCTAACAGAACATTTGGTTCTTTATTTGGATAATCATTCGGAAAATATGTGTGAAATTCAAATATTCCATTATGATATGGTGTATCTTTTGGTCCTACAATTACAAATGAAAAAAGATTTAAATTGTCTGAACAAGCGCGAACTACAATACTAGTATCCCAATTATTTGGTAAATTTTTTCTCATTGAAGAAAATTCAGATGATATTCTCATAATTGACTTTGGATTAAGTGAAGTTGTTTTGTATTTACTATAAGAATGATTACTTTGAATAATATAATCTGAAAATATTTTATCTTGTTCGCTTTTAATCATTTCAAAGTACTCATCTTTTACTGATTTATCAATTGTAATAACATCTGATGCTGCAAATAGTCTCTTTTCATTTAACACAACTTGCATATTGTTGCTGATAACTATAGATTTAATATAATCGGCAAGAGATATAATAGACAAGTAGAATTCTAATTGATCATCTTCAATACTAGATAATAACATGGATATATCTTTGCGAAACACTTCTAGACTATTATGAATATTCATTTCCCATTCAATTAAAGTGTCACCTAATTTTCCATATATAACTTTTGTCAGGTCCATTGATTTTTGAAAAAGTTTAGTTCTTTTATTGATTTCGAGCAATGTACTGTTACAAATCATTGTTCCTAAAAATTTAATTATACTAGAATTAGCAAGTTTAACACTATAATTATCATCGGCGCATATCATCTTATGAATTCGATCCAATGATTCACCTATAGATACATCCTTTATTTCTTGCTCTTTGACATACTTTGATACATCCCATTCTTCTATACCACGATGTCCATAACCAACGCCTGAATTCCAATACTTATTATTACTATCTTTTTTATCCTTCAGAGAGAATTTAATATGTTTCAATTCAATATTAAGATGTTCATATATTTCTTCACTAATTAAAGAAGAAAATTGAATTAATTCTTTATCAAGTGGCGTCATGTCAAGTTCTTTCGCATCAACTATATATTCTTGTATAAAATCTTTGATACTATCTGCTAGGTTTGTAATTAACCAGTCCATATTAATAATTGGATTCCAATTTTCTAATTTTAAAATATTTAAGTTTGACATATTGTATATAAATGATTTTTTAGCAACTGGTTCTAAATATCGGATTGTTGGCGGATAATATGGATGAATCTCTGGATCAACATTCAACAATAGTTTTATATGAAAATTATTATTATTGATGTCATTCACATTTAGATACATGTAAAATGTGTAATCTTTTTCACCTGGTGTTATATAGTGCAAGTGTTCTTTATTTGTATTTACCTTTTTGATTTCTTTAATTAGCATCTCAATGATTTGTTTCTTACTATATAAAAGTTCTTTCGGAATAGATGCTATCTTTACATGCGAAGTAATCTCTGAGTTAATTAGTTGCTTGCGTAATAGTTCATAGTCACAATTACTTTTGTCAAACATTTCTCTTGATCTAAAAAGTCCAAACGTATCTGCAGTTGATCTAATTATATCTACGTCTGCCTTCAACGAATAATTATCTTTAATTGTTGGGATTACCATTGATAATTTTCTTTTCTTAACTAAAATTATGTTTATAAAATCTGTATTAGTTAACAATGATTTAACATAAATATAATTAAGGTCTTTGTCTATAATAACTTCAAAGTCTGCATCTAAATAATTAAACTTTACAATGTAATTAGTTTGATGATTTATGGACTGGTACGAATCTAATTGATTAAAATTATGTTCTATTTCTTCTAATAATGCCATTAGATAATAGTATTATTAAAAGAAACATTAATTATCAATTTTTATTCCACGTCTTTAATCTTCGATTAAAGATGTGCACTAACGGTTAAAAACATTTAATTGCTTATTACCATTACCTTTTACGAAGTAATGGTAATAGGTAATGGCAATATAAAAGAACGAATTTTTATTTCAACTTACATAGTATATTAATATTTGCAAAGCAAAAATTTAGAATAATCTAATTAAAATAATATAAAATAATTTTTGAACGAGTCATTAGATTGATTCTAGTGCTGACAATTGGGTTATCAGCTCTTCAATCTTACGAGCTTTCTGTTCGTTCTCCTTTTGACTTGTCACAACTTCAATCTTCTGCTCCAAATCAGCTATGATTTCATCATATGATTGACTTTTCATACCAGACACTTCTTCAGGATGAATTGGTGCATGTACATGACCTTTCTGACGGTTCCATAATTCAACAAGTGTATCGCGGACATGATCAAATGATTCATGGTTCATGGTCTTCATAAAACTATCAAGTGGAGTTACCGCTACTTTAACAGCACCGGTTGTTTCATCAATCGTTGTACTATAGTCGCCTGTCATCACTTCAACCATTACTGTTTGAGAGAAACCAGCAACTAGCTTGACGCCAACGGTTGAAGATTGAGCAGGAAATCCGGCATTTCTACATGCCATATTCCAATATACAATAAGTGGTACACCAAACCCTGCTTGAGTAAATGCAACTTCTTGTCGTTGTTGGAATGATGAATATGAACCACCAATCATTCGATCTCTTTGGTTACGTTGAGGTTCATAACATACCATATGATCAAAACCTCCATCGGTTACAATAAGAGTAGAGAAATCAGTAGAAATAGACTTTCCGGAATCACGAGCTGCTGTCATTTCGCCAAGAAGTAACTTGTATGTGGCATCCAAGTTTGTATTATAACCCCAGTTACATCCTTTAATCTTTCTGAAAATATCAAAAATATCAGCCTTAGGATCGAACGAGAAAACCTCTGGCTTTTCAGAAAATGTAATTAGCTTACCTGGAATAGAACTAATGGTGCCGCATACAATTCCCATAGCAATTGCATACTGCATTACATTTGCACCAACCATTGAGTTTGATACATCAACTACAGGAATTACTGCACGTGGGTCACGGATTGGTGCAGGGACAGTATCACCGGCATCAATTGCATCGTGGCGAAGAAGGCGGTCTTTTTCAAGAGTCTCTTCAATCAGCTGATTAACGAACTCGACCATCTTAGTCCATTGGCAATTAACGAGTGCGATTTCAGCATCACTCATATTGGTACAAGAAAGCAGTTCGGACCAAATCAAATCTGCAAGAACTTTTAAGTCGGACTGTGCACCATTAATCTTTCCATCCATAACTGCAGTTAGAATGTTTTGAGCACACATTCTACGGTCTTCTCTTTCAGAACGTTCGAGTCCTTCCTTTGTTTTGTTAGCAAATGCTAAACGATACCTGGTTGTAGCAACTGAAGGTACATTCTTAAAGTTGATATGACCCCAACTACGTGTTGGAATTACTTCAGTCATGTATTGTTCAACGACATTAAGACATTGAGATAATGCAGTTGTGCACTTTCTAAGAACCATACGACCATACTCCATGCTCTTGGGCATAGTGCGGTTAATCGTTGGGAACATTAGACAGATGAGATCATCGCGGTGTGAACTATTCTTCTTACCTTCACGCTTTAGCCACTTTGCAGCAAGACTAAACTGTCCAGTAGGAAGACGACCAACAATATGTGAAAGTTCCGATGTGGTCATCTTCTTAAGTCCCTTGTTTAGAGTATCAATCTTAGTATGAATGTCACCGAGTGATATCATTGTTAAAGAACTACCCAATAGACGTGATAAATCTTCCGTCAGAAAATCTACATAAACACCAAGTAGTGATCTACTCATTTCCTTATCACCAATGAGATTAAAATCAGTTACTAATTGATCAATATCTTGAAAGCATCCGTAGTGGGGAATTAATGAGACAAGAGACAAAGCTTCTCTGGGAAACTCAGTACGAAGCTTTTTGAACATGGCATAAAACTGAACACGAGAACGTCCTCCTTGGCATCGGATTGCACGACAAAAGAAGGCAAGCTTAAAAAGCAGGGTAATCTGTTCATGTCTATCTGATTCATTCAATGATTCGAGTGTATCAACAACACGATGCCATTGTGACTCTACAATCCTGTTAATTGTTTCAGGATCATTACCAACTAGACGGTACTTCAACTCAAGTGTGTTAGAAGCAAGTTGTTCTAACATTTTTGGCTGATAGCCAAGTGTTGAGTGACATCCATCACCATTTGGACCAATCATATCAGGAGACATGGTATGGGTTTTTGCTAATCCCTCAAGAATAGGGAAAATGTGCGAACCGGAGTTCTGGGTACTACTAGAAGATCTAGTAAGGGGGGTACTACCGTTAGAAACGGTTGAATTACTGGCGTTATTAAGTTGAGACGACATGCAATTTAATTTATACACTTAAATGTCTTCATTATTCAATTTTTATTCGATTCACCTTCGGTGAATAGAATAAGTTTCTGGTTATATATCAAACTTTACGTAGTATTGTTTGATATCTAACTGTTAATAGCGTTTCTTCACTTTACATAGTATTGTTAAGAAATCACGTAGATTTGCTATTTATCGTTTGAAAATAGATATAAGCATTGTAAGATATATATCACCGAATGTTGATTTAGATACTTTACTTTCTAAATTAGACAAATCTGATAATATATAACAATAATTCTTTGGGTCAATTAAATCCTGACTTATTCTATATATAATATCCTCAATAATTTCTTTTAATATAATAGAAATAGAATACCCGTTATCTGTAACATATTTTCTAAATTTTTTAGATGCAATTTCTAAAGTCTTTGAACTATCAAGTAATATATCAGTAATTTTCTTAATTTCATCTGGTTTTGGATATCCTGCAATATTATAACATAATTCAGTATTCAACTGTTTCATATCATCTTTGCCTGAAGAAGCAGACTGCATTAAATTAATAGCTTTCCTTAAATCTCCTTTTGCTATATTACTCAATACTTGAAATGCAGACTCGTCATAATTTAATTTTTCACTATCTGCAACATTTTTTAATTTCATTATAATATGATCTTGAGATATAGGATTAAATTTAAATTCTGCACAACGTGATTTAATTGCAGGGATAATTTTATTATCATAATTACATATTAAACAAAATCTTGTACTCGAAGAATATTTCTCTATTATTCTTCTTAATGCAAATTGTGCATCAAATGTCATGGAGTCAGCTTCATCTAAAATAATTAATTTAATACCCTTAATAAAATAGTTTTTCTTTTCTGCAAAACCTTTAATTTCTTCTCTAACAGAATTAATACCCCTATCATCAGATGCATCTAATCTCATTACCATTAATTTTTTCTTTGTACCATAATAATCATTCAGAATAGCTAAAATGGTTGATGTTTTTCCTGACCCAGAACCGCCATAAAATAACAAATGTGGAAATGAACCACCATTAAACATTTGTGTGAGAGATGTAATAATCTTGTCTTGACCGACAATTTCTGATAATTTACGGGGTCTATATTTTTCTACCCAAGGGAGATTATAATCCATTATTAGTTTTAAATCAGTTAGGTTTTTAAATTACTTTTCTTAAACATTATAAAATATGATAATTTGTATAATTGTGTAATCTCATCACACCCTTTAATCAAGTTTTGATCAATATTTACAAGAATGAAAATAATTTCTGATTTCTCTTGGCTTGATAATTTAGTAGATTTTAATATTAAATTATGTAATACTAAAACTTGATTAACTACAGAATACCCTGATGTATATATATAATTTATAAATTCTAAAACATCAGATTCCTTCTTAGCTATACAATCATTTAAAAATTTGGTTAATTTTTTTTCGTCTACAATACCAGAAATTTCATCGATTATCATGGAACTAATTTCATTTCCGAAACAATTATAACCTCTTTGTAAGAAATTAATTGCTTTTCTTAAGTCTCCTCTTGAGTATTCACTTATTTTATTAATAACGGCTATATCACATTTCATTTTCTCTTTTTTACAAATAAATTTTAACTGATTTTTTATTTCAAGTGCGGGTATCGGTTTAAAACGAAATAAAGAACACCTTGATACAATTGGATCTATTATTTTATGATGATAGTTGCAAATTATACAAAATCTTGTAATTTTTGAATATTCTTCCATGATTCTTCTTAAAGCATATTGGGATTCAGATGTCATATTATCTGCTTCATCTAAAATAATAATCTTCCACGGTGGAAGCCCGTGCGTTTTTGTATCATTACTATTAATAGATTCCTGTGCATAATTCTTAATTTTTTCTCTAACAACATTAATACCTCTTTCATCAGATGCATTTAATTCTTTGATTCTATCTTGGTAATGTACTCCGAATATTTCTTTCGCCATTGCAATAATTGTTGATGTCTTACCTGACCCAGATGGTCCAAAAAATAGTAAATGAGGTATATTCTTATTTTCTATAAAGTTTCTTAATCCCTCTTTAACCTCATCTTGATGACATATTTCATTAATATTATTAGGTCTATTCTTTTCTACCCATGATACATATTTCATTATATAGTAAAACAAAACTTCTTTTAAACGAAACTGCTTTTTACATATTTCGGTTTGTTTTTAAATTATGGATAATGTCATGTCAATAATAATACTATAATTATTACCATAATTCGTAATAATATAGTAATTCATGTAACATCCTATATTTTTTATTATGTATATAATATATAATACTAACTATTTATGTATAATCCATTATATTTATCAACAATATTGTCAATATTGACAGAAATATTTCCGAATTTAGGACTATCCTATTTTTATCCTCCAAATAGATCAGTATCATTTTATGATAAACAAGAACCACTACGATGGGTAGTTGTGTTTATAGTTTGGGTACCAATAATTTTAACTTTATTTAAAATATCACAATTATATACATTATTTGCATCATTTTTCATAATTTTATCTTTTTATATAAATAAAAATTCAAAATATAAGAAAAAATTTAATGAAAGTGGAATTTTACATTTATTGGGATTTTTGATAATTTATTGTATTATTGTGCAAAAAGAAAATGAAAATCCAAAAAAAATAATATATTTGATCTATATTTTGGCGCTACTATTTGGTGGATTTTTAATGGGAAAGGGAAGGCGAAAAAATTTATTTATTGATATAATGGGAAGATTACTATTTTCTTTTGGTTTTTATCAATTTGTAAATATATTAATAAATATGCAATAAATTTATAAATGCGATTTCCTTATATATAATAAAAAGAATCATTGTATTTGCCATGTATTATATCAACATATCCACTTAACATATGATTTCTCACCTTTTTATCAATATTATTATGTGGTTTCATTCCCGGTACACAATTTATTTCTAAAATAAAGCATTCTAATTTTGATGTGATATGTAAATCTATACCAAATAATTCATAATAATCATTGTTATCATTTGGTTGATAAAAAGGCAATTCATTTTTTAAAATATTTGAAAATAATTTTAATGGTTTTAAAAATTTTTCAAACAAATTAATTTTTAATTTCTTTTCGATTTCATTTATAGTCATGGGATAACCATAATCATACAATTTTGTTGAATCATAAAATGATGCAATATTATTATCAATCGCAGAATAATAAACCATTCCGTTTTTATAAATAAATATATTTATATTATTATTATGGCATTTGACAACGACCCATATTCTCGCCGTAATTTTATAATCGTTATATTTTAAGCAATCGAATAAGAAATCTTGCACAACAATAAATTTTTCATTTATAATTATATTATAGGGTTGTATATTATTTGTAACATATAATCCTTCTTGTCTTTGAGTATTTGATTTAAAAATCATTTTCTTCCCTTTACATTTATTTTTATATATTTTATATTCTTCAGGCAAAATATATGTTTTAGGAATAATATGCAAATAATCATTATATTTTCGTATTGTCTTACATAATTTTTTTTTATGCGAAAAAAATGAAGAATCTTTTAATTCAAAATAAATATTTTTATTGCTATTTTTTACATTTATATTTTTGTCTAATATATAATTATAATTGTTTTTGTTATATTTTTGTATAAATGGATACATCATTTTTGTATATTCGCGACTTTTTATGTCTCCATAAATGTTATCATTGTTATCATTGTTATCATTGTTATTATTGTTATTATTGTTATTATTGTTATTATTGTTATTATTGTTCTGATTAACAAAATATATTATTAATATTACTATAAGAATTATATAATATATATTATTCATTATATAATATATATTATATTATATAATGAATAAAACCTCAAAAAATAGGGAAGAACAAACAAAAAGTAAAAATGAAGAAAATAGTAATGAAGAAAATAGTAATGAAGAAAATAGTAATGAAGAAAATAAGAATGAAGATCAAATTATGGTTTCAAACCCGATGTTTGCCAAATCTATATTTGAAAATTTTGGATATATATTTGTTGGAATATTATTATCAATTTATGTGTATTATTTTGTTAAAGATAACAATGATTATACAAACAAACAAAAAATAATGTATTCAATTTTACCATTCATAATATCTATTATTAGTTTTTATACATCAAATGCACCAGACCCAATATATGATTATACAAAAAGTATAATAATGCCAAAAAATAAGAGTGTTAAATCAAATTATATCCCCACACATAAAAAAGGGTGGGGATTTTCAGGATCAGCGACAATTAATATTAATGGTATGAATCATATTTTTGTTGGTGGCGGCGATTTTCAAAATGATGCACTATTATTATATGATAATAATAAAAAACAATTTGTTGATATGATTGGCAAAACAAATTTAATTAGGGGGAAAAAAACTAGTACATATTGCGCAGTATCATTTGATATTAATAATGATGGCAAAGATGATTTAATAGTCGGAAGAGAAGATGGTGTTATGTTATATATTAATAAAGGAGGGTATATATTTGAAAAACAAATATTGGTAGGTCCATTAGACAAATTACCATTTTCTATCACGGTAGGAGATTACAACAATGATGGATTGACAGATATGTATATTAGTTATTTTACACATATTTATAAATATAGGGGATCTGTATTTAATGATATAAAACATGGAAGAAAAAATATACTTTTAAAAAATATATCATCTGGAAATAAAATAAAATTTATTGATGTTACTAAAGAAACAAATGCAGGTGGGTTGCAATTAAATACTTTTACATCGGCATTTGTTGATTTAAATAAAAGTGGGTGGTTAGATTTAGTATTAGCGCATGATTCAGGCGAAGTTGAAATATTGATGAATCACAAGGGAAAATTTAAAAATAAATTTACACACATAGGAAAAGGAAATTGGATGGGTCTTGCAATTGGTGATATAAATAATGATGGCTATCCTGATTTATTTTTAACTAATATCGGCAAAGATACCAAAAAAAATAAACTTTCATTAGGAGATATTAAGAAAAATCAAAAACAAGATTTTAAACACGTTTTATTAATAAACAAAAAAAATTACAATTTTGTTGAAAAAAGTTCAGAAATGGGTATAGATGGTAATGGTTTTGGATGGGGTGCTATATTTGCGGATACAAATATGAATGGTAATATGGATTTACTTTTTGCGCAAAATACTGTGTTATTTCCACAACACCATATTTTTCCACAGCCGAGCTACCTGTATCAAAATATAAATGGTAAATTTGAAAGATCGTTTGATTATAACAATAGTTATTTTGGTCAAACTCCAATGTATGTTGATATTAATCAAGATGGAATAAAAGATGTTCTATGGATTAATATGAGTGGTCCAGTCAATGCTTACATAAATAAAAATTATTTAAATAATAATTATGTTACAGTAAGACTGCAGAAAAATAGAAAATTTGCCAATGCAAAAATTGTATTAGACTCTGGAACTAAAAAATTTTATAAAGAAAATTTAATTGGTGGCATGGGGTTCGGTTCAGATGACAATGATGGCAATATTTTATTTGGACTCGGAAAATTAAAATCAATAAAAAATATAAAAATTTACACAATGGATAAACGTATTTATCAACTAAATAATCCAAAGATAAATAAAATATATACAACAAATGACTTTACACTTTTAGATATTTAGAACATCAGAATTAAAAAAAATATATGAAGTATCTAAGTATGATAAAGTATGGGCATAATACAAAACTGCGCTCGAATTAAATGACATCCATAAATATGGATCTAATTTATTAGGTAAATGTCTTGAAGAAGTTAGAAATGAACTTGGTACTATACTAGTAACTAATTCCCTTTAATTTTTGAACGCATTACAAATAGTGGTTCATTTTTATACGTTATTGGTAGTATATATTCTACATTTAGACCAATCTCATTAAATCTAATTATTCCATTTAGATCAACATTATCTTTATTTATTTCATCACATTTGATATAATTATTAAATAAATCTGTTAATTCTTGATAATATGAAAATTCTTTATTGTATAAATTAACTATTTGCCCATTACTACCTTTGAAATATTTTAATTTTTTTACAATATCTATAACTATTTTACATTTTTCTTCTTTTGATCTTAATTTAATATTCAATTCTGACATTGTATATAAAGAAAGCATAACTTTAAGCTACACTTTTCTAAGAGTAAAAATTAACGTTATCTTCAATTAAAGTAGGTAATAATACTATAATGAATCACAATATCCGGTATTTATCAGATTTACATTTAGAATTTATTGAATCAAATAAAATAGAACAATTTATTATGAAAATTCCATCTGGCATTGACGAAATATGTATATTAGCAGGGGATATAGGTAATCCATATCAATTAAATTATAATATTTTTATGGAATTTATAAGCAAAAATTTCAAAAAAACATTTGTTATTACAGGAAATCATGAATATTATAATGAAACAAAAACGATAGAAGAAACAAATGATTTTCTAAAAGAATATTTTAATAAATTTAATAATATTAGTTTTTTGAATAACAGTTATGAATTGTTTGATGGTTATTGTTTTATTGGTACTACATTATGGTCTAAAATTACAAATCCTGAATATAAAATAAATGATGTATATAAAATTCCTCATTTCGATTATATTGAATACAATAGATTAAATATGTTAAGTGTTGATTTTTTAGAAGATGCTTTACAAAATAATAATAATTGTGTTGTTATAACACATCATGTGCCTTCCGATTCATTAACTGATGTAAAATATAAACACGAAATGTTGTTACCATATAATCAATGGTTTTGTTGTGATATGGATGAATTGATTGAAACCAAAAAGGATAAAATAAAATGTTGGATATACGGACACACTCATACACCATCTAATGTTACAATATATGGAATACCATTTTTATGTAATCCTATTGGTTATCCATATGAAAATGTAAATTTAAATTTTCAATCAAATATTAAAATCGGTATTTGAAATGTGAAAACGGTATAAACAAAACTGCTTTTAAATAAATTGATAAAACTTTTCTTTTAAAAACTGATTTGAATAATCTTTATCTCTTGTTACCTTATAAATATAATCATCTGAAGATCCATGTGATAGTCTTGGCATTAAACCAATTTCTTTTCTAAAACTATTCTCAGTTATTATATTACCATCTATTATCAATGTATTACCTTGAATTCCATATATAGTTGAGTATTCTTCTAACATACCGTCGGATGCAATATTATTAAAAGATCTCAAACAATGAACTAATTCATGAAATAAAGTTATTACATATGGCTGGTATTCAAATTTAGAAAATGAATTAACAAAATCATTATCTAAATTAGTAGCGAGTGGAGTTGAATTTAATAGTTCATGTATTATAGTTTCAGTTTGTAATTCAATTAATTCCTTATTAAAAACTGGAACATTAATAAAATATGGTATATCTGGAATATAAATAGTATTTCTAAAATAGCCATTAGTAGTATTTATTTTAATATGTGGGTATTGATTAGTAATATGTGGTGAATAATTTTTAATTGTTACTATATGGCCCATATCAGAATAATGATTTAATTGATTAATTAACATAGAACCTATATTTGTAGATTCAATCTTTGAAATTAAGAATGTTATTAGATTAACCCATTCTGTTTTTGTTAAAAAATTATAATTACTTTCATATACAAGTTTAATTTTCATATATTATTTTATAATATATGTAATATTAGTATTTATATTAATCAATTTTTATTTCACTATAATTTTTAAATATTCTAATATATTTTTTCTCTGTGAACTTATATGGAAAATAACCTTAAATTTATAAAATTATTCCCAAATAAAATTAAAAAAATTAATTTAAAATCATTAAGTTCATTTGATATGCAAAAAAATAATAGATTAAATGGAATGAATATTACTAATATAAAGTCTGATAATCAATTTATTAATGATCTATTATTTGTTAATGATGATAATAAAATACTAATACTTAATTCGGACTTTCAGAAATTAGATATTCTTTATACTTCTGACGATGACAATGTCAATCATTTTGGATATAGTTATTTTGTAATGAATAAAAAACTATGTATAACTGGATTTAATAAAGTTGGTTATCCTATTATTTATATTTATAATTCTGATAATAAATTTGAGTTAGAAAATAAATTAATATTAGAAAGCTTGAAAGGAAACTACTATACAACGTATATTAATGATAAATTATATATTTTACAAAATAGTATTATAAATGAGATTAACTACCTTGTTATATACAATTTAAAAATATATGAAAATGAAATTAAAATAGAGAATGTCGTAAAAATACAACTATCAGATACAACTTTATTATTTTCAATAACAAGTAATTATTTATTTGTAAGTAATAATAAACATCTTTATATAGTAAATTTAGATAGCTATCAAGTTATTTTAAAAGAACAGAAGGATTGTTTGACTATTGAATCTTTTATATTTCCAAATGATGAGATAACTGTAATATCTCATGAATTTGTAGAAATATTTGACGGTAAATTAAATTTAAAACAAAAGATAGAAGTATCTGATATTGAAAAAATATGTTTTTCTAACTCGTATTTATTATTATCCGATTTTAAAAATAATATAATTCACATATATGCATTAAATCAAAATAGTATTTTTATTGAGTTTGCTAAAATATCAAATATTGGTAAAATTACAAATATAAATATAGTTAACAATAGAATTATTTTTAAAGTTGATGGTTTATATAAATATATTGATTTACCTATTCGATTTTATATACAAAGTAATTTAACAGGATATGGATTCAATGTTTCAAATGATAATATTTTACAAGGAAGATATAAAAGTCCTATATTTATTGAAAATGGTAAATTAACTACTCATAAATTAAATGAAACAACTCATTCTTTACTAGTTGGATATACATCAACTGTTTCAGATTTAATAGACCCACATTATAACACTAATTTATATAGTTCATTTGAATATAATCAAGTAACTCAGGAAGAATTTAAGTTAGTAGAAAAAGATTTGAAACTTGATTATATTTTAATTTCAAATGAATTAGATATATCAAATAAAAATTTTAATAAATTAAAAATAAATTTTATTTTTATTGAGGAACAAAATATTTTTATTTATTTAAAAGCAGTAATGGGTAGCACATTTAAAATTAAAATAAATGATAATGAAAGTTTAATCCTATGGAAAGAAGACGGTATAATAATTTTAGAAATATTAAATCATGATTCACTCATTGAAATAAATACAAGCTCAGATATTGAAATATTAGGGTATATTAAGAATATCAATAGTAAAAAACAGAATTATCAAATAAATCTAATGTCACAAACAAATGATATATTAGTTAATTCACAATTATTACATGATTATCAAACTTTTTTCCCTTATATTGATAATAATAATATTAACGGTATTGTAACAAAACCAATTGAAAATGTAGATATAACATTTGAACTATTACCTATTAAAATAAATTTACCAAGTTATAGTAATGGCAGGATTCTAAAAATAAATGACTATAACCAATCATTTACAAGAAGATACTTGATTGAAAATAACGAAAAATCGATATTAGTAACAGATTTATTATCAAATAACATGATTGCAGAACTTAAAACAAATAATATTAAGAATATTAAAAAAATTATTTATGTTAACCCTATATTAATTATATTAACGAAAACACATAATAATATTGATTCATCATTACATATTATTAATACACATGACAATAAATTAGTTCCATATATTATTAGTAATACAAGTAAAGAAAATTTAACCGAATTTTTTATATGTAATAGTAATACAGAATCATTATTATCACGTAGTGAATATAGTTCTAAAACACACAAAAATGCTTTGGTTTTTGTAACATTCGATCAAACAAATTATATTATATATATTGTTAATTTAGATGAATCTAATATGATTGATAATATGAAAAAAATAATATTCAAAGATGAAATTAAAAAAATGAAACTATTTAATAATTATTTAGTTGTCGAATCATATAAAAAGGAAATAGTAATATATGATATTGATACTTGTACTACTTTGATTTCATTTACAGATGATAATTTGATAAGTTTTGACATATTCTATAATCATTTTATTGTATTACTTTTTAATACAACTATTGAAAAAGCAGAAGTATATATTTATAAAATCAAACCTACTTTTGAATTACTATTTAATAAAAGTTTACCGATTACTAATAAAAAATCAGAATTAGTATTTGGACCAGGTAGAATTATTATATATGATGACCAATTAATTAATATATATAACTTTGATGATTATAATGGTATAGTGAAAGTAGATGAGAAATCTGAAAAATATATTCATTATTATAAAAATGTATTAATTACAAAAAATAATATTGATAGTGACTTTTATAATATATATACATTTAGACCACGAGTAAATTATATTGATATGCATGTTTCTTGTAATGTTCAACTAGATAAATTAATATTTAAAAATAAAGAAGGTACATCTAATACTAAATTAAATTTATTTCTTGGGGTTGAACCAACATCTGAAATATCTATTAATGGATTAGAAACAGTTAATTTTAAATCTATATGTAATACCAAATCTATTGTAAAAATGATTATAGAATTAAAGAACCAAGATGAGTTTTCAGTAAGATCATTAGATAAAAAGATTACATTTTGTGGTATTATAGTTGGTGACATGAAAGATAAATTACCGTGTTTTATGCCAGGTACTTTAATTAGTACACCAAGTGGGGAAGTATTAATAGAAGAATTAGAAGATCATGATATAATATATGATGAAAATAATCAAGAAGTTGAAATTATGAAAGTACATAAATGGGAAACAACTATTTTTGTAAAAACAAATATACCTTATATAATACCAGCACATTCATTAAAAGAAAACTATCCAAAATATGATACATATGTATCTCCGTATCATAAAATAAAACTACCAAATGGCGATTTTAAAAGATTAGTAGATATTAATTTACCATTTATTAAACAATGTAAAAGTAGTAATGAATATTTACAAATGAATGATAAAAAATTAGATAAGATTATTTATTATAACTTTATTTTAAAAAATAATTCTAATTTTATTGCAAATAATTTGATTGTTGAAAGTTTAGATGAATCAAATCCAAGAATAATCAATTAATTTCATGTTGAAACTTATTATCTAATAATATCTAATATGACTAAAATATGGTACAATGATATATATGTATTATTAGAAAAACCATATCAATTCTTCCCAAGTAATAATCTAACAGGTTTAGAAAAAATAAATGCACTTGCTAGACTTGCTATATATTATGCAATTATTATTATCTTTACGGGTAGAAATCACACTTATTTAACATTTTCGGTTGTTATGTTAATGACATCTTTCTTTTTAGGAAGAACAAATGGAATAGACAATTCAAATGAATCATTTACACTTTCCGATTCTAATAATAAAATTAAGAATTCAAATACACTTGCAGAAAAATCATGTTATAAACCAACTGATGAAAATCCATTTATGAATTTTACTTTGAATGATTATTATAAGAATCCAGATAGACCACAGAATTGCCCAATAAATGAAGTTAAAAACGAGATGAGAACAAAGTTTTTAAAAAGAATAGTTCCAGATCCTACAGATTTATGGGGACAAAATATGAGTGATAGAAATTTCTATACAATGCCTTCAACTAGAATTGTGAATGATCAAACAGGTTTTGCAAACTGGTGTTATGGTAGTATGGGACAATGTAAGAGTAATGGAATTGGTTGTCTAAAATCCGCATTAACTAGAACAGGAACAGGTATGTTTGGGTCAGACCTTGTAAATTAGACATCTAAAATCAAAAAAGTTAGTTTAAAAATTATTTTATATAAACCAATTTTTAATCTAAGAAAATCTTTGCAAGATTTTCTTAGAATAAGTTACTGGTTATCAGGACGAGTTTGCTTAGCAAACTCGTCCTGATAAACCAATTTTTAAACCCACTTACTTATCGTAGCAACAGTCATCGCGAATGGAATTATACGAACACCTTCTTCTAAGAAAACAAAACTACCAGAATCTGTCGGTTTAGAACCGTGAGATAGCATAGCAGTTATGTGTGGCTTTCTAGAAGAAATCTTAATATTCTTTCCTGTAGAATTAATAACACGGGATACTCGAAAAGCAGACGCACCGTCACTATCTCGAATTACAAGTGCGTCAATACTTACTATACACTCTTCACCATTAGGTACTGGTACAATATCACGAACCTTATTGGGATTAAAGACTTGAGTCAAGTGTTCGCAAACTAACTTGTCCTTGGACTGAAAGTCTGGATCTAATGTCTTTATTGCATCAACTAAAGGTGACCGATCTATTACAACTAATCCCACGTAGGTGGTATCAGCAATAGTTTTGGTTAGAATTGCAGTAGATGGGTGTGCATCCATCAAATTTTGATAATTAGATACGATTTCTTCCAAAGGAAAACGCAATGCCATCAACTCTGTAGAATGAGATTCTACAAAATCTGCCATTTTGTTTTTCTTAAGTGCTTCTGTTGATTGAGCTTCTAATTTACTATCCATGTGAAAGGAAGGGATAATTAGTGCTTTTGGTTCCTTTTTAAAATCTTTCCAATTACCAGTGGTAAACTT